ATTATATGAGTCATATGCTAACACATCATATGCTATTTGTTCAGCTTGTTTATATTTTATATTGTTTTTGTTAGGATCACCCTTACCCTCACAAACCCAACTAAACTGACATTGTTTTACTTTCTGTAACTCATCATCTACTATTTTATCTACCTGTGTTGTTTGATATACTACAGCACAGGGATTATTACCAAACCCATATGCAATACGATTCATTACTACACGTGCCACTGCCGCTTGTCCATTTAATGATTCATTACCCGCTTCATAAAATATATTCATTGCTAAACATTTTAGTTGTTTAGGATCTACAGTTTTTGCAACTTTCTGTTCAGGTACATCATTTTTTGTTTCTATTATAGATGTATCTGATATAAACATAACCAATAACAAAAATACAAATGAGGTAATAACTTTAATAGGTTGGATTATATTCATAGTATGTGAATACTAAATATTAGCCCAACAGTCACAATTACAACGAATTACTTCGTTAATTGCTTCTGGTATAGAATATGTTGCTGGTAGTAACACATCACTTGTATATACTACTGAAAGTTGAGGGCTTATTAAATTCTGATATCTTGAACCAGCAAAACTGCCTGGCTCATCTGCTTGACCATTATCTATTGCTACACCATTACTATAGTAACGATCATCTGTTGGATTATAATATCCAGCTGAGTTAGGTGATCCTATAGCTGTTACTAGTGTTGCTGGCACACTACCACCCAATACACCGTTAGCAATTAATTCTGTTTCTTGTTGTTTAGTTAATGTACTATCTATATTGTTATCTAATGGGATACCTGCTTCTTGCAATCTATTTTGATTACGTTCTTGACGTAACATTGCTACAATACTTCTACCACCAACAGTATCATAGTTTGCAATTGCTTCTAGTGTTTGTGAATACATGTGTGGTTGAGTAAACATTGCATAGCGAGGAATACTATCAATAAATGAATACTGTGTTGTAGGGTATGACGCAATAGCAGGTTCTCTTTCATGATCCGGAGAACTAGTAGGTACGCCAACGGTTAACCCTAAACCTATTGCACGTTGTTCTGTTGCTAGAAATACACCTGTATCATTCCAATTGGTATTCAATTGTTGCACTAATTCAGGTTTAGAATTTTGTATTGATAGTATTTCTATATTGGCTGCATCTATATAACTTTGTATAACTGTATTCATGCCGAGCCATCCTGCGCCAGGTGGACTATCTATTACAACACTACCTGCTGAACCAGTATAGATTATAGCTATAATTCTTCCAAAAGTAGTTATATTAGTAGGATCCGTTCCTATTGAAACAACTGCTGGATTTCCATCTACAGTTACTGTAGGTAATGTTGACCCTCTACCATAACCACCACCTCTATTAGTATAAGTGAATGTTGAACCATCAAATGTAGCGGTTGCTTGTTCCCAAGTTACTGCTAGATATAAATTTTTGTAAATATCAGATAATGTAGTAGTCTCTACTTGTTGAATAAGTGATGCAAGATTTATACCAACATAAGGTAATCCGCTCATACATCCTAAAAAGTTACTCATTGTATATGTACCATATGGTCCATTACCCAATGCAATTAGTGCTAATCCTTGACTTGCTAATGATGTATCTGTAGGAACACTAGAACCGTTAACGTTTAATCCTTTAGTTGTTTCTAAATTAGTAGCTACTTGTGCAAACTTTTCAACAGGTATATTTGAAATGTTTTTAATCTGTTGCATTGCTACACTAAATGCGCCGGCTGCTTTAGCAATATCAGGAGGTAATATACCATCTAAATATGAACCAAATCCTTCAGGTATAGCTTGTATTGTAACTGTATTTGTTTGAGCACCTTGAGCTGGTATTGGTTCAGTACTAGGTGTTACATTAGGTATACTATTATTAGCAGTTGCATATGCCGCACTTGGTGCAGAACCATTATCGTCAGATGTGTTTTGTTCAACAGAACTTAATCTAAAATTGTCAAAGAAGCCTGCCATTATGATACTACCCCGGTTTGTTGTACTACAGTAGGAGTTCTTAATTGACTATTCAGTCCATCATTACTATATATAGGATAATATATTTTACTATTAGCATTTCCACCCACTGTATTATATATTGGTACTGTCAATGATTGATAACTGTTAGGGAATAGTTTGATTGGATTTAATAAATCAGCTAATGATTCTAATCCCACTGTTTTACAGTTAAGTGATATTAATATATCTTTTAAGTCTTGTCCTAAGATAATACCAAAAGCTCCGTATATCTTACGTTCTTGTTCTTTAGTTACTGCTACTGTACTACCTAATATATCATTTAATTCTGATACTGATATACCACTAGCGATCAATGCTAAACTTACTGATTTAGTAATTGCATTATTTTTCTGTAATGTTGATAATAAATTACTAGGTAAACCAAACGTTGCAATATTTTGTAAATTTACTGCCTTACCACTAGTAATTAAATCTTGTCCAAATATATTAGTTGCTACACTTACACCAGTAACATCGGCTGTAATTAGATCATCCATATTACTATATGTACCATCTAAGAAAGTTTCTGAATTCTTTACCGACAAAATATTTTCATTACTATATTCAATGAAACTGTATGCTGTCATAAAACTAGTTAAGAAATCTTTATAAGCACCACTATCGGCTGATAGACCACTATTATAATTAAATTCGTTGTATCCCTGTAATGCAAATAATCTAATATATCCCCATTGTGTTACTGGATTAGTATATGTATAGTTACTAGCCCAATTAGGATATCCACTATAATTATATGTTGATGGAGGACTATTACCTAATGCAGGAATAGTTGTAGAACCAATTTTTATTAAATTGTTATAAGTTGTACTATCAACATGTCCTCTAGTATATGCATCATTGATAGCATATGTCAGCCAAAATAAACTATTACTACTAACAATAGTGCCCAATGTATATGACGTATTGCTTGTACTACTACCAAAATAATTAACCATAGTAGGGTTAATATTAAATCCAATATTTTGCAATAATGAACTTAATGCGTTAACACCTAATGGACTTTGTTTTCCCGTGCTACTCATGGTACAAATATATCAGGACTACCTTGAACAATACTATGACCGCAAGTGTTTCCTGATCCTACTCTAAGTACTGGTACACCTTCACAAAAAACAGTAGGACTACCATCTGTAGTTGTTGCCGCCTGATGTGGGGCATGTGTTCTATGTTTTCTCCATGGCGCGTGTGGTGTAATCTGACTAACATGTAGTCCAACTTTTATACCATTGGCAAATACTGTATTGGCTCCGTGCATAATAGCACCGCCCTCTTGATTAGTATCACCCACACGACTTAGTTTTGCCATTTTATCCCAATACGATTTTCTTACTAGGTACCTTAATGCCAGTTGTTGCTTCTAGGTACTTGTCTTTAATGTTGTCATCAGTTTCTGCATACATTACAACACTATTACTATTTAGTCTAAATTCACCCTTAGGATTTGCGGTAAAGATACTTGGGATCATTTGCATACCCTGTTGTGAAGGGGCAATAGATACCGGTTCTTCAATTTCAATAAACTCCCCGCCCGATTGAATTACTTTAGCAATTAATTCCTCTCCGGAATTAAGCTTAAATGTATATACTGTGTTTTTTGTTAATACTAGTTGCATTAGTTACTTTCTGTTAGTTTTGCTTTTAATTCTGTAAATCCACCAATCAATTCATCATCTAAAAAGATTTGTGGTACTGTACGTGCTGTGGGTATAGCTTCTAATAAGTCTTCCCTTGTATACCCATCTCCGATTTTCTTTTCTTCAAACTCTATACCCTTTTGTGTTAGTAATGATTTTGCTTGATCGCAATAAGGGCAATGATATTTACTCCATACGGTTGCTTTCATTTTTATTCTCCTTTTAAATGTTTGGTAGTTCTTCGTAATCAATATTATCAGACATAACACCGATAACATAATTAGTTGATTCATTTTCCTGCAAGGCCGTTTGCTTCTTACTTGTATCGCTATGCTTGTTAAACCACGGAATAGGTGTAGTCTTTGGTGCAGGATTATTATATCTGATTCCAATAGCTTTCAATGCATCATTAGCTGTGTAATCTACAAAGTCTTTTAATACTGTGGCATTTAATCCAATGACTGGACCCATCTTAAAAAGATAGTCTGCCCATTCTTTTTCTTCACGGATAACATCCATATAAAGCTGATAGACTTCAGCCTCACACTCAGATTTAACTTGTGCAAAACGGCTATCTTCTTTTACTACTTGATTAATAATATAACCAGTCCAGCCTTTATGTAATAACTCATCTTGTAAAATCAAACTGATAATGTTTCCATTACCAATAAAGATTTTGTTCTCAACCATTGCTAAACTTGTAGCAAAACTTACCATAAATCTAAACGCTTCTAATGCATAACTAGCATGTAAAGCCATGTAGATAGCTTTGATATGTTCTTTTTCATTAATAGTTTCACCTAACTCTTTACGACAATTAACTTTATGTAGTTCATCATAATATCTTCCAACACTACTTGCCATGTCTACAATTTCTTTTGTATCATGTATAGTATTGAATACCTCTTTAGGTACATTATAGATGTTACGAATGATGTGACTGTAACTACGACTATGAATATTTGTTTCAAAGAATGTCCAGTTATATACTAATGCTTCTAGTTCAGGTAAACTAATAACAGGAGCAAACACTTGACTAGGGCCGCGACCTTGTAGACTATCTAATGCTGTTTGTCGTAATAGGTTACTAGTAAAGATATGTTTTACTGCATCGCTGGCTTCTTTAAAATCATTAGCATCTTTAGTTAATGATACTTCTTCTGGTACCCAAAAGAATCCACGTGCTGTTGTTTCAAAGTCTGCAATCTTTTTGTATTTTACTTCTTCAAATCTTTGAATGGTTACGGGACCTTCCGGGTCCAAAAACATTTTTCTATTCAAATAATCTGTCTTAGTGTGTAGGTTGTATTGTTGTTTTGACATTTTAATAATTTCCTGAAGCAAGTACTATCTTGCAAATATGTTCGAGGCGTTCTATATGTTCATAGGCTCGCCATGGACTAGTATCAATAGCTACTACTCCATGTCCTTTGATGCCTACAATATCATAGGCAATATTTCCGTAATCATCTAATTGTAGATTCTCATGGCAACGGTCTGCAAGTTCTTGACTAATAGGAGGGACATCTCCTACGTTAGGTGCTACCTTTGTATAACGATTAAGTTCTGGGAAGGCATTACTAATGTTACTTAGATCAATACCGGCATGCATGGCAGCAATACAATATGTAGGGTGTACATGTACAACTACACGAACATCACCGCTATGCTGTCCCATATTCTTTTGTAATCCAAAATGTAGTGGGATCTCACCACTTGGTTTTAAATTAGCACTAATGTCTGTATAAAATTCTTCACACCAGGATTTTGTTAAAAACGGCGGAACTGTATTAATTTTATCTATTAGTTTAATTTTTTTGAACTGATCGGGTTGTAATGTTTGCTTACGTACACCTGAAGGTGTAATGTAAAAGTGGTCACGGTCGTGGTGACGAATACTTACATTGCCATCACGACTGGTAATCCAATTACGCTTATAAGCGTCAACCATAATATCACATATTGTTTCTAACATTATAATTTACAATTTTCGCAATCTTCTTCATCCATATCATTAAAGCCACTTGGCAAATCTAATACAGTTTCATCTTGGCTTTTACTACCTGCTTTATTTATAAGTGAGTAATAGAAAGTCTTAAGACCATAATAATGTGCTTGCATCAAGTTCTTAGCAATCAATGTTGTTGGTACTTTACGTTCAGGGAAATGTGCAGGATTGTAGAATGTATTAGTACTTATGCTTTGGTCAACATAAGCCGCAATCACTGCCGCTGTCTTTAAATAGCCATCACAGTCTTTTTGTTCCCACATCAACTGATATTTGTTTTTCAATTTATGATATTCCGGAACAACTTGTACGAAACTTCCTGCTTTACTTTCTTTTACACTAATCAAACTCATTGGCATTTCAATACCATTTGTAGAATTAATTACTACACTACTTGATTCTACAGGAGCTACAGCCATTTGTGTAGCATTACGTACACCATAACTACGCATCATAGCACGTAATCCTTCCCAGTTTAGTTCTGGTTCAAAGTTAGCTAATTCATTAACACCCTTAGCACGTAGTTCCCAAGGGAATATACCTTGACCATAACGTGTCTTATCACTATGGGCGCAACGACCACGTTCTTGTGCTAGTTCTACACTTGCTTCAGTAAGATAGTATGATAGATGTTCCATCCATGATTTAACTTCTTGTAGTGCGTCTTTCTCACCATACTTAAGTCCACGCTTTGCATGCCAGTATGCTAAGTTAGTTACACCAATACCCAATGGGCGAATCTCATCATTAGACAACTTAGATTGGATACTCAAAAAGTCTTGATAGTCCAATATATTATTGAGGCTACGATGTAGAATACGACAAGCGCGGCGCATATCTTCAGGATTACGGAACGCACCCAAGTTAATAGATCCGAGCGTACATAGTGCGATACGACCGTTATCATCATCAAGGCGCTTAAAAGATTTAGTAGGAAGTAGAATCTCACAGCATAAGTTACTCTGGTAAATTGTATGATATTCAGGATCAAATGGTCCTTGTTTCATAACGTTGTCAACAAAAACTAAATAGATACGACCTGTATCTGTACGTTCTTTAAGAATGCCACCTTTAAATACATCTTCGGCATTCATTGACTTCTTGCGTAAGTCTTTACGCTTTTCATATTTCACATATAGTTCTTCAAACAATTCTGTGTTTGAATAAAATGCTTCATATAAATCAGGTACTTCATTGGGATCAAAGAATGTAATATTTTCTTTGTTCTTAAAACGTCTCCAGAAGAAAGCACTTAGTACAACACCATAGTCCATAAAGCGAACACGTGTTTCATCTGTACCTTGATTGTTCTTTAATACAATTAGGTCGTCAAACTGATGATGCCAGATTGGGTAGAATACAGTAGCACTTGCATTACGAATGCCACCTTGACTACAACTACGTAGATCACCAAACCATTTCTTTAAGAAAGGAATCATACCGGTATGCATGATTTCGCCACCACGAATAGGTGATCCAAGCGGGCGTAATCTACCAATCTCTAAGCCAATGCCAGCACGTTTGCTAGCATACTTTGCCATCATTTCTCCGCTGGCAAAAATACTATCAAGATCATCGTCGCTGCGAATAAGGACGCAACTACTAAACTGTTTAGTAGGAGTGCCGAGACCAGCCAATACAGGAGTAGCAAGAGTAAATAAGCCATCACTTGCGGCATTGTAGTATTCTTTAATATATCGCATCCTCGCTGAATTAGGTTCTTCCTTATGAAAGACTGTAGCGGCTGCAACCATGTATCTAATTTGTGGTGTTTCATATGTTTGTTTAGTACTACGGTTCTTAACCAAGTACTTTTCAATTAATTGTTCAATGGCGGCATAACTATATTGCTCATCCTTAGAATGATCTAGCATATCATTCATTTTGTTCCAATCTTCTTCAGTATACCATTCTAATAGTTCACTAGTATAAAGACCTGTTGCTACATTTTTCTTTACAATTTCGTAGAGATGTGGAACACTATATGAGCCATATACATCTTTACGCAACATTGATATACGTTGTTTACCTGCTACATATTGATAGTTTGTATGTCCTACATCAGGATTATTTTCTACGTCAATTAGATCAACCACTGCACGTAATGTAATTTCATCAATTTGTTGTGTTGTAATACCATCATAAAAGTGTAGTTGACTTTTTATTTCTACCATTGAAGGGCTAACATCTGCTATCCCTACACATATTTTTGCCACCTGCGCTTGCCATTTTTCTAACATTAATGGCTCTTTTGTCCCATTTCTTTTAGTGACGTATATTTTCATTTTTACCCTATCTTATTATTAATTATTGTTATATCTAATTTTTGTACGATTTTAAAATCTTGTAGATTATTACTTATCACGGTGTTTGGCCAGTAATTAAGCAGATATTTTGCGTTGTCAACCAAGACTAATGATGTATCATTTCCTTGAACATCAGTTGCTAACACAAACTCTATATCAGTAATATTCATTAATAGTAGAGTATAGCACATTCCTAAGCCTCTTGCAAGCGTACAGTAGGTGTTTTCTACCAAAAGCTCCCAAGGACCAGGCCAAGTGGGTAAATCAATTGGGTGTAGATAGTGGTTGACTAATGGCGCACGTTGCCACCATTTGTCAATTTCTACACATTTTTGAGATAAATCAAGATTTTTGATTTGGTTGCGTAAGTTATACCAAGATTGTAATCTGTTGTCATAAGATGATTGAAATGTATTCATTAGATAACTACTTATCTAATTTAAAAAGTAATTAAAAGTTAGTTCTATTTCAATTAATCTTTGTTTGTAACAATAACTGCTACCTTATCATGCCATACTAATCTGCCATAACATGCAATGTTCCATTTTGTTTCACCATGTTCATGTGTACATTCGGTAAAAGTTTCTCCCATAAGACGAACATCTTTGGCTAGATGTTCAACACCATTTTCAAATATACGCCATACTAATTCACTGCCATTGTGCTTAGTATTAAATCTAATATGATATTTGTTCATGGTAGTACTTATAGACCTAGCATTTTACGTATACTTGTAGCACTAATAGCATGAGTTTTTTCGTCAAAAGTTTCTTGTTCAATCTTATAACCAACATCACGACCATATGTTATATTTGTGATATTAGGTACAACTTGTATTTCATATTGACCTTGATATATCATATCCAAATCACGTTTAATGAATGATTTGACTTTTTCTATTTCAAATGGGTTACTACCTTGCCAGCCCTGACAATCACGTATTTGAATAACTACTTGTCCTGTTTTAGCGATAGCACGTTCAAACAATGCACGATGACCATCATGCCATGGTTGCCACCTTCCTAATAATTGTACCGTTTCTTTTTGCCAATTGAATGTTGGTCTACGTTTATTATCATGTATATGTGCAAAGATGAACTCACTCCATTTTTCACTATTTTGTTCTGTGATACGGAAATCATATACTTCTGGTGGTATGAATGCTTTATTAGTATCTTCATATCTACCTTCACTGATTGTATCTACCCAGATAGTCCAATCAGCTTTAAAGTTATTACGCATTTCAACTAATGGTGCAACAAAGTCACAGATAACATAGTCCATATCTGTCATATTATCTGCTAGTTCACGCATACGTAGACTTTGACGAATGCGACCTTCTTTGCTGAAGTCCCAGTCGTTATATTGTTTACGAACATCGTCAGCGTTAAGCCAAGCTACACGTTTGTTTGCTGTTTGTAGATGTCCTAATAAGTGTTGTGCCAGATATGTTTTGCCTGAGCCTGGTAAGCCCATAATAAGAATACGTTGTGCCATGATAATCTCCTGATATAAAAATATTTATAGTAGAGATATCTTACCCGTTTATTTTATTGTATGCCTGAAGTAGCTCCCAATGCATATCTACCAGCACTTAATGATCCTCTAGTGCTTGCAGTATTAGTATCTGTTGAATAGGTTATACGTCCTATACTAGTATTATTATATGCCCCACTAAGCCAGCTATATGTATCGTTTCCGGCCCCCGCTAATTTATTAATTGACAAAGTAAACGGACCACGTATACTTGCAGTATTAGTATCTGTTGCATAGGTGATACGTTGTACCGTTGAACTTGAGTTACCAGCAACATAATATCCGTAAGTAGTGCCATCCCCGGTTCCTGCGTGATATCTTACGGCTGCACTTAATGGTCCTCGTATAGTAGGGGTAGAACCATCATTGCTATAATCAAGACGTTGTACAGTAGATACGATTGTTGATGATACATAACCTCCACCAAACCAACCATAACTACTGGTTCCTGTTGCAGCCATAAAGAAAGTACTAGCTGGAGTTGCACGTAGTACTGGCTCTGTAGTATCGCTTGCATATGAAAGACGGTTAAAATAGTTACCAATTGGAGTGAACCATCCATACGTAGTACCATTTGATGACGCAGACACCCCTCGTGCTGTTGCCGCAAAAAACAACCCACGATTGCTTGAAATATCAGTATCTGTTGCATATGTAATACGAGTTATAGTACGGCTACCCTCACCAGTTGTAAACCAACCAGCAGTGAACGTTCCTGCTGACGCAATATAATAGTAGCTTCCACTTAGTGGACCACGAACACTTGTAGTTGCAGTATCTGTTGCATATGTAAGGCGATCAACAATAGACACTACGCTTGCATTTGCTCGTCCACCTGCCCACCAACCCGCAGTTTGTGTTGCTGGTGGTGGAGGTATAACAGTGAAGCCGCCGCCTGCCATTGAAAATCCACCAGTTATTGTTATTGACATTACTTATCCTTTTATTGTAGTCCGGATGATCCGCCGAGTAAATTTATTCGTCCTACACTCAAAAGTCCACGATTAACTGACGTTGCTGTATCTGTTGCAAATGTAATGCGAGTAATTAATGAAGTAGGTACACCGCTAACATATCCTCCACCAAACCAACCGTATGTAGTATCACTAACAGCTGCCGTACTTGAAACTCTGTTAGCTACTAATGGTCCGCGAACACCAGCTGTTGCAGTATCTGTTGCATATGTAATACGTTGCACAGTAGATGTGGTATAATCAGGAGCAGGTACATTACCGCCGGCATACCATCCGTATGTTGTATTATCAGTTACTGCTCCCGCTGAAGCATAAACTATTAAAGCTAGGGGACCTCTAGCAGTTGCAGTAGCAGTATCTGAAGCATAAGTGATACGATCTACGGTTGATCCCGGGCCCAGTCCGCCCATATACCAACCATAACTACTAGACCCAGTAGCAGCCATTTGAGATCGTGCTAAACTTAACGGGCCACGTATACTTGCTGTGTCAGTATCGGTTGCAAATGTAATACGTTGAATTGTACTTAGAACACTGGCTGAGATTCCTCCGCCAAACCAACCATAAGTAGTACTGTCGCTTGTTGCACTAATAGAATATGCAGCAATACTTGTTGGGCCACGTACACTTGCAGTAGCAGTATCCGTAACATATGTTATTCTATCTACTAATGATTGTGCTGAGTTAGGTGAATAACCAGCAATTACCCATCCGTAATTGAGTGTGCCGGCTGCTGACCCAGAATGCCTTACTAAACTTAGTGGACCGCGAACGCTTGCTGTGGCAGTATCTGTTGCAAATGTTATACGATCTACAACAGATACTGCCGGACTAGGAGTTGTTTGTCCTCCGCTAACCCATCCTGCTGTTGCAGTAGACGGCGGCGGTGGAGTTATTGATATTCCACCACCAAATGTCCAACCACCTTCTATTACTAGTGCCATATATTTCCCTTTAATATAGTGTATTTATCACACTATTTACATCTACTGTTATGGCTTACTATATATTAACTACCTAAAACTTCCGGAATAGGTGCAAATTGAGCAAAACTAGCTAACATTGACTCAACACTGGTATTGTCAAAACTCATAGCTAATACTTCAGCTTCAGTTTTACCCAATCTAGTCAATAAATCACTATTATTAGCTACACTTGCTTTCTGTATATCAAATTGACCAGATATTTCATTGGACCACTGTTCATATGTGCCTTCACCCATGCCATTTACTGGAACAATCTCTGTCTCATCTGGAACTACACTCATACAATAATCAATACCATTATCGTCTACAAACCAAAACTTAACATCTAAACCGTCAATTCTTGGATGTGTCTTACCGTTAGGTCCCATGTTCTTATCTGTAAAGAACTCTACTAAATTCTCACCATCTACGTAATAATGCTTTATGTACTTAGCCATGTTTTTTCCTTTTTATCAGCAACATTCTTGTTACCTATATTGTATTTATGATTAATCATAGCAGTTTCTTCTTCCATACTAGGAAATCCTTTAACTGTCATCCAATTAACCATACTGTATCTAGTACCACTAGTTACTGGTTCAACACCATGTAAATATTCATGTGTGGAAGGGAAACAAACTAACATGCCTGGCTCTGGACGAACTCTAATTTTTAATTCAGGGAATACAAAATCACCACCTTCAAAATCATCATTCAAAAAAAATACCGTACTTAAATCTCTATCAGTACTTTTACGCCAAATCAATGGCTCATTTCCTGGTGGTTTCCATAACGATTCTCCATCACAATGTGGCATATAATGCCCATCAATGCCATAATGTAACAATTGTGGTAACTCAGAATCTTTAATCTCAAACTCATAAAATGGATTGATAACATTAGTTACAGTATTTTTATATAACATAATTATCTCATTAGCAATACCTTCTAAATCAAGCATCTGTGTATCTCTAACACTTTTGTCTACACTAAACTTAGTACTACTAGTCTTATTACTTTGTTCTGGATCAAACACAGATAAATCTTCATGTTTCTGTTTTTTAGCATGATCCATAATGAAAGCTATTCCCTCTTTAGAAATTACATTAGGAACAATCAATATGTTAGTTAATAGATTGTTTTTCATTTAGTGTTCCATTTGTCATTAAATAAACTCTTTGGTGATACTTCTGGTCTAGCTTGTGTACGTGGTTTTTCATGCATCCTATCTAAACGCTCGGTAATACCAATACGTTCAGTAACCTTTTCGTTAGCTAATTCTAAGATATCACTACTGGTAACTTCTTCAATACCAGCAACAACTTTTTTCTGTAATTCTAATAAAAATTCTATACTATTTTCTCCACCGCTTAATGCTTTACCTAAATCAGGGAAATCATTCTTAACACGATTTACATCATCAGAAATCAATGTAGGTGCACTGGCTCTACGCATACTGTGAATGTTACCAACACCAATACCAGTATTACGACTAATCATTTCATCCATAGCTTGGTTAGCTAGGCGACGTTCCCAATATACATGATCCTCATTTTCAAACTGTTCACGTGTGATTGGACCACCATTCTGTTCAACTAATCTATCTAAAATCTTATCAAACGTAGCAATCTGCTGTACACGATCACGTATCTCTAACTCACTACTTTTTAAGAAATTCTGTAGATTTAAATAATCCAAATCATACCAACATAACTTAGTGCCACCATCTTTAGTTGGCCATTGAATTGGTTGTTCTTTATCTTTCTTATTCCATTTGTAATCAAACTCACGTTGATGTTCTTTCATCTCGGTAATCTTACTAAATAAACCTTCTGCCATAATTCTACGATTCTTTAACATGGCATTAAAAGCACTTGGAATTGTATAGTTATCTAATGCAATAAACTTTTCAATTTGAAAATTACTACGCCCTTGAGCATGTTCTTTATCTGCTTCTTCCCAACGGAATATTTCATCAAATACTTGTGATAGTACTTTTTCATCATGTACAATCTTATCACCTGTATGTGCGGCAAGATTAGATATTTCCATTTTCTTTTTCATTTGTGATCCTTTTGTTGATAGTTTGTTTAGTAAGGTTTGCCATTCACTAGCAATAGTGTTCCAGCTATAGTATTCACAAGCCCAATCAGCCTGCTCTTTAGTATGAGTATATTTAGTAAGTGATAATGCTTGGCAAATATTATCAGCAAAATCATCTAAAAACCTTTTACTTGGTATCCAACCACTTGCATGATATTTCGCTTCTAATGGTACAATAGTTCCATATCCATTGCTTGTTTCGGGCAATGCACCTATATCACTACATATTGGATAACAACCTGAACGCATCGCTTCAATCAATGTAACACAACTTGTTTCTTCCCAGATATTTGGATAAACCAATAATGACGCATTGCTAAACTCTACTGCAAGTTCTTGATGATTGATTGGTTCACTATAAATTGTGTTTGGTGTGTTTTTTAATTCTTCGTATATTTTTTTGAACTCTTGTGTATCACTAGCACCATATAACTTCATACCAGAGAATACTTTTAATATAGCGTCAGGATGACGTTTTAGTACCTGTTTAAAGATATAGGGTAGATATTTTAATCCACGAAATGGTGTACTAGCGTATATAAGAGTTTTGTTTGTTTTTTGTTTATATGTAAAATAGTCTGCACCACCATTACGTATTACACTTATTTTATCTTTTGGTATGTTGAGATATTTGATAAACTGAGATTTTTGCCAATTGCTTACACATACAATATGTGTTATTTTAGTCCAATCTACGTTTAAGAAGATTGGTTGATCATGTGCATAGTGTGCCCACAGTATCTTTATTTGTTTATTGCTATTGATTAGTTTATGTGGGTCATAATCTACTGAGGTATCACTTGGGAAGTTGATATGTTCTTGTAGAAAGTGAAACCCAGATTGGGTAGCGCCGGAGATCATTTGTTGTTTATTGTAGTCCGGCTGCGCCAGCTAATCCATATCTAGCAGAAGTCAACGGTCCGCGTACACTTGCAGTATTAGTATCGGTTGCATATGTTATGCGATCTACGGTAGAGAGGGGACCAGGTGAGCTTCCGCCGGCGCTTACCCAACCATCAGTGTCATTACCGGCTGCGCCTACTAAACGTCTTGCTGAACTTAATGGACCGCGTATACTCGGAGTTGTTGTATCATTTGCATAATCTATTCTGATTACAGACGAACTGTATGCCGACACTCCAAATACATACCCACTACAAAACCAACCATATGCTGAATTACCCATTGCAGATAAATTATATTTTGCAGCAGTTAATGGACCGCGTACACTTGCTGTTGCTGTATCGGTTGCATATGTTATGCGATCTACGGTAGAAAGGGGACCAGGAAGTAAATTACCACCTGCAAACCAGCTATAAGCACTATTATCTGAAGCTGAAGCAATTTTTGTTCTTGCTAAACTTAACGGACCTCGTTGTGATGCAGTATTAGTGTCTGTGGCATATGTTATTCTACTAACAAGTGATAATATATTAACAGCGGCGCCCGGTCCATTATACCCCCCACCGAACCACCCATCTGATGTATTACCGGAACCTGCACCAGTCCTATTAGTGGCAGCTAAAGAGCCTCTTACTGAAGCAGTAGCAGTATCTGTAGCATATGTGATTCGTTGTACAGTGGAAAGTGAATAAAATGGAGCAACACCGGGATTGACACCACCTGCCCACCATCCGTATGTAAGATTACCACTTGCTCCTAAATTATAAGTTGCAGAACTTAATGGTCCACGTGCAGTCGCAGTTGCAGTATCTGTAGCAAATGTTATGCGATCTATAGTAGATACTGGTCCGTTACCACCACCATACCATCCTGCTGTGGCTACTGTAGGAGGAGCCCCTACCATTGAGACACCTCCCCCTGAAAATGATACTCCACCTGTTATTGTTACTGGCATAAAATCTCTCTCTTTAGTATATTTATCAAATATTATATACTAAACAACTTGATTTTACTTGGTTTACTAACTTCTCTCCAGTACTCTAAACCAGAATACTGACTAACTAAATCAGATCCTAATATTTCTACTGGATCTAAATTTCTACTGGCTAACTTAGGTCTTACACTATGCATACCTTCTAAATTATATGTTACATCATCTACGGGTGTTACATTCTTAATATCGTTAAACATAAACTTATATTTTGGTATATCTAAGAAATCAACAATATCACTCATTGTTTCTTCAGGATTACTAATCAAATCATCATACTCTACCATATGCATACAAGCTTTTACACTTGGATTACTGTAACCCTGATACATACTCCATAAACTTTGATTTACAATACCAATTGGCTGCATCAAATAATAACATCTATTTCTAGTATTCAATTCCATACGATTATCTAATAACCAACGGTCAATAAAGTTATTTCCTGGATTATTACTACGATTCACTAAATCAATAAAACTAGCTAATATAGATGGTACATCTCTAACTATACATACAATCTTTGGTTTGTTAGTGATAAATTTAATAATTCTATCAGTATTATTAGGCCATGCACGATTGTTATCCATAATATACTTTTTAGGTATATTTTTATAATATTCTCTTGGTAATGATTCTAGTACACTTTGTTTAGCCACTGGTTGTGGATTTGCACTATATGCCTCACTACTTTCATCAAAATATCTTTCTGTATAATATAATAATTCTACTGTAGGGCTTAATGGACTAACATATAAATCTGTATGTTGGTTCATTACTGAAGCTAACATTGTTCCGCCAGCTCTTGGTAATCCACTATAAAAAAAGAATTCTTGTTTCATTTTAGTTTGTTTCTGTCATCATTTGTTTCATGCGTAGTTTTGTTTCCATTGATACATTCATAGTACGTTCTAATTCTTCATAGCTCCAAGTACCATTATGCCAGTATGCACCGTTATCTAAACTATAAGTTTTAGGTAGATAATTAGGATCAAAATAACTTAATAGTTGTGGTATTGATACAATACTAACTACATCTTCACCAAACCATTCATATTGTATATTACTATTAACAATACATGGTATATGAGTATAGTTCCTTTTGTATGTTAATGCAAACAATCTGGATACACCACTTGGTCCTGCATGTATTTGATTTTCATCATGTATGGTGATTTGTATTGGATCAATGCGTTTACTATTATCCATATGTTCCAGTATTGCGCCCAAATAATCATAACGCATTCTTGGGTGATTTGGCATATGACACCAACCATCTTCACCTGGTTGTGTGATACGATTTATAGGGAAGTTTGGTACAAAATAAGCCTGTTTCATTTTGCTTTATTAAAAAAGAATAACATAACCAATCTACCATTATCTAAACAGTTACCAAAGTTATCACCGTGACTGTGCCATAATAGTGGGTCAAATAATACTAAACGATTATATTTCATTGGGCTAGAAGCATAACGTGTCCACAAACTTTTATCAAGACCATCACCATAAATTATATTTTTACGTATTTCTTCATATTGTGTAAATCCTAAGAACTTACCTTCTTCTGGCGTAGCCGGTGCACGTTCTATACCTAATCTGTTGTGATAGTAAAAGTGTGTACCAGATTCTGGACGACATTGATTTGGTGTATTGAGATATAGTACACCGCCAACATCCCAACCTGGATCAATATGTATATTTTGTTCAAATGTATCGGTAGCTAGACTGATTCTAAAGTATCCGCAACTGCTACCAGATGCTGGTATTAAATATTCACCCCAACGATTTTGAACCTTTTCTAGCATTTCTTCTGTGAAGTAAGATTTATCAGAGTTTTTACCAGGATAGGTATGTTCTTTTGGTTCTGGATAATTAGCATTTAATCCATTTAATCGCATTTGATATGGATCTTCTAAGAAGTCATCAATAATTACTATATTAGTTTTCATTATAGTTCCTGAAAGACATGACTACCAACGTGACATAGATTAATACTAGTATCCATCCAAGCTTGCATTCCAATACTACGTGCCCTAGTGAAGAAGCTTAAATCTTCTGGTAGATATATCTCACCTTGACGCATTTCATGGAAGTAGTGATAGCTGTTATTATATTCAGCTTCAGTTGGGTTATGTGTTGTGCTTTCGTTTGTTGGTATATATTTAAGTTCTGGGTATTGTTTTGCTATACGCATAAACACGTTACGATGTATAAGACTGAATCCAATACCAATTTTATCTATAGCAATCAAATCACCTTCACGTTGTTTTGGTTCGGTGATTGTGAAGTTCCATTTTAGTGGGATTGTTTTCATTGGGTATGCACCACATACCATTTCTTTGTTGTAAGTGAGAAGTTTTAGTACATCATCGGCTTCAAATCCAACATCGCTATCTAAGAAGAATAGATATTCAAAATCGGTATTGTTGATGAAGAAGTTAGCGATACGGCTACGTCCACGACTTATTAAACTTTCGTTTGATAATGTAAGTATACCGTGATCTATATTGTTTCTAACGAACTGTTTACCTAGTTTAAATAGGCTGTTAGTTGTTTTATCTGAGACTATTCCGCCATAGCATGGCATTCCTATTAATATTGACATAGAGATATTTAGTGATAGATACCTCTATGTCAAAAATATTAATTTGCTGGTGGTTGATTTGATTGTTGATTTGCTAAAAATTGTGGATCGCCTTGTTCTTTAATCTTAACGATTAAAGGCCAAGAACCACTTTTAGAAGGCAGATCGCCCAATACACCAGTAATGAAGTTAACTTCATCAATAGATAGTTTTAATGTAATTTCCATAAGATTTTTCCTTTATATAGTCAATATTTATTGTACAATAGTATTGTTCAAAAAAATGTTATTTTAGTTATTCCAAGGTAGTGGTGTATTTTGTGGACTGACCGGTGGTGTAATCATGCTGTCAATTTGTCCTTGTACACAGGCCTGTGCGCTTGCAATTTGTGATTCAGGGATCCAAGAGATAACCTGTTCAGGTTGCAATTCATCGTATGGTGTATATCCAGTTTCACCTTCAGTTGGGGTGAATTGAGTATTACCGTCAATTTCTGCAGTATAAGTACCATCAACTCCTATTACCTTATAGATTACGTTAACCACGTAACCGGTTGGGTTTGGGACTGTGTACATTCGTGTGATAGTTGTTGTAAAAGTTGTCATAATTTTCCTTTATAAAGTGAGTGAAAAATGCTACCCCAAAATGTTATAAAAAGTATAGCAATAATAGAGTAGATTTGTTTGGTTGTCATGATTAATATACTGGGAAGAATTGCAAATATGTATCCGCATTTGTGTTTGCATAAGTTATAACTATTGTGATATTTCCACTAGAAGTTGAAATTGCTCCAATTGGGTTAGCAGTCACTACGGTGCTTATTGCGGTGCCAATAGTAATTGTACCACCAGAAGATTTTGCAAAAGGAACTTGTGTATATGAAGTTCCGACACCGCCTTGAACAGCAGTAATGTGTAGTACTCCCGCTGTTCCGGATGGGATAGTAATTGTCAGTGTAGTTGGACCAACGTTTGAGTTGTAAACAGTTTGATACGCAACATTTATTTGACCATCACCGTCACTCAATACGGTGTAATTGCTTGCTGTGCGAATGTCTAGGCCACCTGAGTTGCCATTGAATGGGCCAATGATAGTGTTTTTTGAACCAGTAGTTACAACATCACCCGCCCCAGTAGAGTCTGCTCTTGCTCCAATAAATGTATTGTTGTACCCAGTTGTTAATGAAATTCCTGCGGCATAACCAACAAGCGTATTTGCACTACCAGTTGTGTTTTGGCCCGCACCAAAACCAACAAATGTTCCAAAATCAGCGTTATTTGAATATCCTGCTTTATAACCAACAGCAACATTTCGCGAATATGAAGCACCCGTTGTTTGGCTATAAAGTGCCTGATAACCTACAGCAGTGTTGTTAGATGCTGTGGTGTTTTTGTTTAAAGCAGAGTCGCCAACAGCCGTGTTGTATGAACCAGTCGTATTGTCTGTGGCTGTTGAATCACCAATAAACGTATTGTTTGAACCAGATGTGGTTTGGTATCCAGAAAATGCGCCATAAGACGTGTTGCGAGCATTACTAGAATTCAAAGCCCTGTGACCAACCGCTGTGCTGTATGAGGATGTTGAGTTATTTGCAAGTGCCGATGTTCCAAGCGCAGTGTTATATGAACCAGATGTATTGTTACCAAGAGCGGAAGCTGTTGATCCTGATATACCAGAACCAACAGCTACGTTCCAACTACCACTAGTGTCGTTTGACAATGCCTCAAATCCAACCGCTACGTTGTCAACACCTGTAAGAGTTCCAAGTGCAGTTCTTGTACCGAGAGTGGTGTTTCTATCACCAGTAGTAATTCCTGATCCAGCCGAACGACCTAATGCAGTGTTATTAGAACCTGTGGTGTTTGAAGTTAAAGCACTGCTTCCAATACCAGTGTTTTGAGCGCCTGTACTGGCTGTTAAAGCATTAATACCAAAAGCACTGTTGTCGTTAGCAGTTGTGTTGGCATACAAAGCGCCATAACCAAATGCGGTTGTTCCGTTACCTGTAGTGTTTGAACGAGCCGCCTGATAGCCCATTGCAACCAAATAAACGCCAGTTGTGTTGCTGTATGCCGCCTCTCTACCTACGGCAGTATTTCCTGATGCTGTAGTGTTAGAGGTCAGAGCGCCAGTCCCAATCCCAGTGTTGTAATTTCCTGTTGATGCGTTGCCACTATTTGGGCCAGCAGAATTTCCAATATATGTATTTGAGCCGCCTGATGTTACGTTGTAACCAGAGGAAACACCAAAGAAAGTATTGCCACCTCCAGTTGTTTGGTATCCGGCCTGATAACCAATAAATGTACCGCTTGCACCAGTAGTGTTGCTATACCCCGCCTGATAACCTACAGCGGTGTTGTTAGATGCTGTGGTGTTATTGATAAGCGCCTGTTGACCAAAAGCAGTGTTGTACGAACCTGTTGTGTTGGATGCCAAAGTTAACAATCCAAAAGCATTGTTGGATACACCTGTTGTGTTAGCAGTAAGTGCTTGATAACCAAAAGCGTCTGAACCACCCGAAGTGTTTGCTTTTAATGCTTGGTAACCAACGGCTGTGGAATTGCCGCCAGTATTTGTATAAAGCGTTTGATATCCTACAGCCGTGTTGTTAGATGCTGTGGTGTTGTTTAATAGGGCGTAAAAGCCAATAGCAGTATTATTGCCACCTGTTGAATTGTTATACAAAGGCGCATAGCCCAAACCAACGTTGTTTGCACCAGTTGTATTGCTGTACAGAGCTTGGTAGCCTAAAGCAACAATGCCGCCAGTCGTGTTGCTATACCCCGCCTGATAACCTACAGCAGTGTTGTTGGATGCTGTATTAGCTTGAAGTGCATAAGTACCAATACCTACGTTGCTACTTCCTGAACCAACACTTTGTAATGTTTGACGGCCAATTGCAATGTTGTCTGTTCCAGTAGTATTACCGGAAGCCGCTAAGTAACCCATAGCAACAAGGTATGAGCCGGTTGTATTACTAAAGAGTGAACCGGCACCTACTGAAGCGTTGTAAGAACCAGTTGTATTTGCCGCACCTGAGTTTCCCCCAACAAATGCATTGTCGTGACCAGTAGATGTGTTGTATCCAGCATGAAAACCAATATACAAATCACCGTAGTTTGTTAATGCGTTATTAAACGTATAACCTGCACCGGTGCCAACAAACACGCTAGACGCACCGGTTGTATTTGTGTATCCAGCCTGATAGCCAACTGCAGTGTTGTTTGATGCTGTAGTATTAAATCGTAATGCAGTATCGCCAATTGCGGTGTTGTAAGAGCCGGAAGTATTGGCGTAAAGGGTATTAACACCCATACCCACATTGCTTTGACCACCTGCATTTGTGTACAGAGCTTGATGTCCAACCGCAGTATTATTTGCTGTTGTATTGTTATACAGTGCGCTGTAGCCGATTGCTGTAATGCTTGATGATGTGGTGTTGCTGTAACCTGCTTGATAGCCTACTGCCGTATTGTTAGAGGCGGTAGTGTTGCTGTAAAGAGCAGAGTCACCTAATGCAGTGTTGTATGAACCAGTTGTGTTTGCGCCCAACGAGTAGTAACCAATAGCTGTGTTGTCTTGACCTGTAGTACTTAGATACATTGACAAACGACCAACTGCAGTGTTCTGAGCGCCGGTTGAATTTGTGTACAGTGCCCTTGCTCCAAGTGCCGTGTTATTAGAACCGGATGTAGTAGCGGCTAGTGCAGACGAACCTACACCTGTATTAGCATCACCTGTACCAAGAATCAATGCTTGATAGCCAATACCAGTATTTTGTATTCCTGTTGTATTAGCATTTAAAGCACTAACACCAAGTGCAGTATTTGTTGAAGCACTACCACCACCTAAACCTATGGTCAAGGTATTAAGTGTTCCTCCAAGTGATAAGGCAGAGTCAATCGTTGCTGTGCCGTATATTCGTGTTCCTGAATTTAGTTTTGCCATAGTATTGTATTTATCTTTCTTTAAACGCCATATCTTCCACGCAAGGCATTAAAATTAGTGGTAATCTCATCAGCAGTTAATGCACGATTATATACCATTGCAGCACCTACAACACCTGTTAAAAATTCACTAGTTGCAGAACCGTATGAGGCAATCATAAATGCATTACTATTTGAACCTAATGTTATTCCACTACCATTTGAGAATTTTTGTACTCCATTTATATAACCGAGCACATTTGTACTACTAACAGATAATGCAATATTAACCCAAGTTCCAACTGTATAGGTATAACTAGTAAAGGTAGTATTAATAGTATAAGATGTTCCATTACTACTAAGTAATAATCCAATAGTTCCATCACTGTTTATTCTATATTTGTAACATAAATCTTTGCTTATTAAACTACCAGCACTAGCAATACTACTAGCTTTTACCCATATATTTAATGTTACACTGGTAAAAGCAGAAGATGCTAATCCTGCCATTGTGACATATTGATTAGAACCGTTAAATGTCAATACTCCGCCACCAGTTACACTACTGTAAGTTGGACTATTTGATAATGTACCATTTTTACCATTACCACTTAAATCGGTCCAAGTTGATCCTGAACCACTATAACTTGCACTTTGCCCAGCATCTAACCAAAGTTGTAAACTTGAATCTACAACAGGTGCGCCAGTAAACTCATCAAATATATTTTTAACTTGTAATGTACCATCACTAACTTCACGTTTTGCTACACTACCACCACTAATTGTAACTTCATCAAGTGATCCAGCATAAACTGTAGTTGATGTTGTGCGAAATTTAGACGGGGAAATACTGGTATTTTCATCAAACGTACCGTTGACCAATAATGTTCCAGAATTGGTGAGTCTAGTTGCTATTGGCATTTTATATGAACACCGTATCTAAACTGCTAGCAGAGTTGTTATAATAAACATATGCTCTTACACCTGATGCATTGGCCCAAGTTACTGCATTTGCATTACCTATATTAACATTGCCTGTTATATTAGCTACACCAGTAGTAATTAAGTTACCACCAGTGATATTGCCAGTTGCGGTAAACGTATTAGCACTAATAACATTACCACCACTAATATTACCACCTGAACCGCTTGTTACAAAGTTGCCAGCTGTGATATTACCAATCGCTATTATTGTATTTGCACTAATAACATTAGCATTACTAATGTTACCACCCGAACCAGCTGCAACTAAATTGCCAACTGTAGTAGTACCTGTAACATTCAATGTACCAGTGATATTTGCACCTGTGCCAGTAACAACTAATGTAGTATTACCTGTTGCAGTAATATTAACATTACCATTGGCACTTGGTATACTTACATTACTATTTCCATTTGATACACCGGATGTAGCTATTCCAGTTAATAAACTACCATTACCACTAAAGAAGTTTGCAGTAACTAAATTACCTAAGTTGGCATTACCGGCTGTTATATTACCGCTAATATTAGTTGTACCAGTAACAGATAGAGTATGTGTTGGAGAAGTATTTGCTATTCCTACATTACCGTTAATATCTGCAAACACACGGGTAGCACCTCCAGTTTGTATGGCGATTGGTAAATAAGTTCCAGTACCACTCGTAAATGATCTAAGGTAAGTGTTAGCACCATCAATTGTAAGATCGCTAATAGCAGCATTTCCAATATCACTACTGTTATAAGCCCTTAAAGCCGAAGAAACTGCTGTGCCATTAGGTAGAGCAATTATTGCTGTATTTTCATTAGTGCCAGTTGTTTGGAAAACAGTTCTTGCTGCAGTATTGGCATTACCAAAATCTCCGCGAATTTTAGTAGCACTTCCTGTAAATGTTAAATTTCCTGAAGTAGTAATACTTGTTAATGTACCTGTACTTGTGATGTTTGGCTGTGATGCAGTTGTTAATGAACCGGCTACTGTAGTAAATACACCTGCGGCTGCACCAATGTTACCTACGTTTGCGTTTCCGGATATATTTGCAGTACCGGTGATATTTGCACCAGTACCTGTAATAACTAATGTTGTATTACCAGCACTTGTTAAATTGATATTGCCATTAGCAGTTGGTATGTTAACATTACTATTACCATTTGCATGCGGTCCAATTAAGTTACCACCAGTGATATTACCAGTAGCTATAAATGTATTTGCTGATATAACGTTGGCATTACCAATATTACCACCAGAACCAGTTGTATTAACGTTTACAGCAGTTATGTTACCACTGGCTATAAATGTATTAGCTGATATAACGTTAACGTTACTTACATTACCACCTGAACCAGAAGTGATTAAGTTACCAACAGTAGCATTACCTGATACATTTAATGTACCAGTGATATTTGCACCAGTTCCAGTAACAACTATAATATTGGCATTACCTGCACTAGATATATTAACATTACCGTTACTACTCGGAATACTGATATTACTATTACCATTTGCTAGTCCGGATGTAGATAGTCCGGTTAATAAACTGCCGTTACCACTAAAGAAGTTTGCAGTAACTAAATTACCTAAATTAGCATTAGCGGCAACCAAATTACCTGTAATATTTGCAGTACCTGTGATGTTTGCACCAGTACCTGTAATTACTAATGTTGTATTGCCAACAGCGGTTAAGTTTATGTTACCATTAGCTGATGGAATATTTACGTTACTATTACCATTTGCGTGTGGTCCAATTAGATTGGCTGCTATTAGGTTTCCAGTGATGTTAGCTGTACCACTGATGTTTGCACCAGTACCAGTGATTGTCATTGTAGTATTACCAACACTAGTTATAGTTACATTTCCATTAGCTGTAGCGATGTTAACATTACTATTACCATTTGCTAGAGGTCCAATTAAATTGGCTGCAGTAATGTTAGCACTAGCAATAAATGTATTTGCACTTATAACGTTTGCATTACTGATATTACCACCAGATCCAGTTGTAGCAATATTATTTGCAGTGATGTTACCGGATGCGGTAAATGTATTAGCTGATACTACGTTAACGTTGGTAATATTACCACCAGATCCAGTACTTACTAAGTTACCTACAACTGCGTTACCTGTAGCATTTAATGTACCTGCAATGTTAACACCTGTACCAGTTACCACAACAACGTTTGCATTACCCACTGCACTAATGTTTACGTTACCGTTCGCAGCCGGTATATTTACATTACTATTACCATTACTAATATTACTACCACCACCAGCTGATGTAGCCCAACTTAGTCCACCTGCACCGTTTGTAGATAGATATTGACCACTAGATCCGCCGGTTATTGTAATATTACCCACTGCACCTAAATTACTTGTACCAGACACTGTTATACTTGTTAATGTACCTGTACTAGTTATATTTGGTTGAGCATTAGTAGTTAATGTGCCGGCTATTGTTGTGAAATAGCCACCCGTAGCACCTATATTACCTGCATTAGCATTACCAGTAGCATTTAATGTACCGGACACATTTATACCTGTTCCAGTTACAACTAATGTTGTATTTCCAACACTTGTTAAATTAATATTACCATTAGCTGATGGAATATTTACGTTACTATTACCATTAGCTAATGGACCCAATAAGTTGCCAGCTGTGATATTACCACTGGCAGTAAATGTATTTGCACTTATAACGTTTGCATTACTGATGTTACCACCAGATCCTGAACCTGCAATAAAGTTATTAGCAATAACATTACCAGTGATATTAGCAGTACCGGTAATATTAGCTCCAGTACCAGTAACAACCAATACATTAGCATTACCAACTGCGCTGATGTTAACATTACCATTAGCACTTGGTATATTTACGTTACTATTTCCATTACTAATATTACTTCCGCCACCACCGGCTACAGTAGACCATGATAGAGTTCCTGATCCATCAGTAGATAGATATTGACCACTAGTACCACCTGTAATATGTACGTTAGCAACAGGACCTAATGCTACATTACTTGCACCAATTAAATTAGCAATACCTGTACTTGTTAATCCAGTTAATGTACCAACACTTGTAATATTAGGCTGTGCGGCTGTTGTTACTGTACCTGCAGTTGTAGCTGTATTAGCCGTTCCATAGAAGTTGCCAGTAAAGTAATTAGCAGTTACGCTATTACCCAAATTAGCATTACCTGCAGTGATGTTACCTGTTGCAGTAAATGTATTAGCACTAATAACATTACCGCCGCTAATATTACCGCCTGAACCACTTGTTACAAAGTTACCAGCTGTGATATTGCCAGTAGCTATAAATGTATTTGCACTTATAACGTTTGCATTACTGATATTACCACCAGAACCACCTGCAACTAAATTACCAACAGTAGCTGTACCTGAAACATTTAATGTACCCGTAATATTTGCACCTGTACCAGTAACTACTAATATATTAGCATTACCCACTGCGCTGATGTTTACGTTTCCATTAGCACTTGGGATACTTACATTACTATTGCCATTTGATAATCCCGATGTTGTAATACCAGTTAAATATACACCATTACCAGTAAAGTAATTAGCAGTTACATTATTACCTAAATTAGCATTACCAGCTGTAATATTAGCTGTTACTGCAAGTGAACTTAATGTACCTACACTAGTTATGTTTGGCTGTGCCGCAGTATATACAGTACCTGCAATTAAACTATTACTTACTTGTCCAGAAACATTAGCACCAGCAACACTATTAGCTGTAGTTGCATATGTAGCCAAGTTAGCAGTTCCATAGAAGTTACCAGTAAAGTAATTAGCAGTTACACTGTTACCTAAATTAGCATTACCTGCAGTTATGTTACCACTTGCGGTGAATGTATTGGCAGAAACAACGTTGATATTAGATAGTGTGCCACCAGAACCACTAGTAACCAAATTACCAACTGTAGCAGTACCTGTAACATTCATTGTACCAGATACATTAACACCAGTACCAGTTACTATCATTGTAGTATTACCCGTACTGGTTAAATTTATATTTCCATTGGCTGCAGGAATACTAACATTACTATTTCCGTTACTGATATTACTACCACCACCGGTTGATGCTGCCCAAGTTAGATTTCCCGTACCATCTGTTTGTAGTACATATCCGCTAGATCCGCCTGTAATATGTAGATTAGAAACACTACCTAAAGTTACATTAGCTCCACTAAAGGCTGTATTGCCAGAAACAGTTAGATTGACTAATGTACCTGTGCTAGTAATATTAGGCTGTGTAGCTGTTGTTAATGTACCTGTAACATAGTTGGCACTGACCAAATTAGCACCATTAACATTACCTGCGGTTACATTGGCAAAGGTATAATTAGCGGTTGCATCTAAATTGAACGGTTGTAACTTTGTAATTGCCATGTATTGATTCTCTTATTATTGTGCCCAGATTAAATTTTTAATCACACATATGTATTTAATCCAATTTGAACGCTATGAGTTACTATGGTAATACTATTTCTACCCAAGATGTTGTATCTTCATCCCATGTATATTGTTTACCATCATCTGGCATTACTGTAGGTGCTTCATACAAGCAAGTATCTTCATTTAATATCCATGAATTATATGGTTTTGGTGGTATAAATGCATCTTTAGTACTATCATAAGTATAGCCAATACCAGCATAGTTTTTACGTAATGGTGTGCCACCTAAGCGATGTACACCTCCGCTTGTATTATAGCTAGTTTGAATCCATGAATTTGGATCACCAAACAATCCTGTATCTAATACATCTTGTTCTACCACAATAACTTGTGTTACTATGTTATTTTCATCTATTTGTGCAAAATGACTCATTGTTTATTTTCCTTTAATTTAATTTAGTGAATACCCTGCGGCTGCTACTGCCTGTCTAGCAGTGCCAACACCGGCGGTATCTGTGGCTACAACACCTGTATTACTCACTAAGTTAGTTACTGCTGAATACGGTGAACCATCATTTCCATATCCAAATATGGCTTTATCACCTCCATAAACAGCGGCTGCAAGATTATATCTAGCAGTTCCTACACCGGTGGTATTTGTGGCTACTACACCTGTGTTTGATACTAGATTGGTCATTGAAAGTATCGGAGTAGTAACTCCATAACCAAATATGGCTTTGTCACCTCCATAGCCTGTGGCTGCTAGAAAGGACCTAGCGGTGCCAACACCAGTTGTATCTGTGGCTACGACCCCTGTGTTACTTACTAGATTGGTTATTGATGTATCACTACTACTAGTTCCATATCCAAATATGGCTTTGTCTGTGCCATAACCAGCGGCTGCTAATCCATATCTCGCAGTACCCACACCTGCTGTATCTGTGGCAACTACACCTGTATTTGATGCTAAGTTGGTTAATGCTGACGCGCCTGCTGCCAATCCATAACCAAATATGGCTTTATCAGTGCCGTATCCGGCGGCTGCTAGATAAGGTCTAGCCGTGCCAACACCGGCGGTATCTGTGGCCACTACACCAGTGTTTGATACCAAATTGGTCACTGATTTTGAACCTCCGGCACCGGTGCCATAACCAAATATAGCTTTGTCACCGCCATAGCCGGCGGCTGCCAAAGAGGATCTGATAGTGCCAACACCTGTGGTATCTGCGGCAACAACACCAGTGTTGCTCACTAGATTGGTTATGGATTGATATCCTCCAGCAGTAGATCCATATCCAAAGATAGCTTTTTGTGTACCACCTCCTCCACCGCCACTGGCGCCTTGAATAGTTATCCCACCGCCTGATATTGTTAATCCACTTAATATTGCCATAATTTTCCTTAAAATGTTAATGCCATTTGTAATCCTGTATTCTATTTAGTAGCGTAACCATAACACATATTACATTAATATATCAGAAATGCACTTGTTGGTGGTGTGAAGTTAGCCGTGTATCGTGCATAACCTTTTGTTATTCTTAGGTCGTCTATGTAACCGTTGAATGAGAATGGATCAAAAGAAGTAGCAATATATTTGAAAGAAACTGTATAATTTGTAGAATTAGATCCAGTACTAACTGATGTCCCGTTTATATACAATTTCATTGTACCACTTGACCTTACAACTGCTACGTGATTCCAAGTACTTTGAGTAACAGTTCCGGTAACCACATTTGTTGTATTGTCTTTCCAACCAATTTGGTTTGCAGTTCCCGTATAGCCAAAATAAACTAATCCGGCGCCATCTCCGCTTGTTCTGGAATCTAATAAACCAGCATAGGTTGAACCATATGTTAGATTTGGATACATCCACATTTCTACAGTGAAATCACCAGAACCCAATGCTAGCGTTGTACTAGCAGGTAGTAATAACCAATCGCCAGTACCATCAAACGCCATACTACTTCCGCCAAACTTACTTACTGCTGTACTTAGTTTTGCATCACCAACAGTTTCCATGTTATTCATCATTGCGGCATCGTAGACGCCAGCTCCAACCATATTGAGTAACAGACTACTATTTTGTATTGCGGTTAGTGGAGCTGAGGGTGGTACAAAGTTACTAGTGTAGACTGCACCTTTAATCATTCGTAAATCAGATATATAACCAACCCAAGGTGAGTCACTTGCACCAGCCCACAAGCCAACATACAGTGAAGCCGCAAATTGTGGTAAATCAGGAACTGTGATAGTAGAAGCTAGTGCTGTTCCGTTGATATATACTGTCATTGTTGTGCTAGATTTTACAAATGCAACATGAGTCCAGGCATTTAACGGAGAGGTGCCAGCTCGGTAATTGGTAACTTCTGCGGCGTTGTTACGATAGTTAAAATACCAACCAGATGCGGAGTTATAACCACAAGCAAATGCATTTGTACTATTTAGATATTGTGATAATATGTTTTGATATGTATTGATAGCTGTTGCATAAACATACGCTTCTATCGTAACGTTACCAGTTATTTGAAATATAGAACTACTAGGTACAGTTAAATAATCCCCAGAGCCATCAAAGTATCCACTGCCACCTATTGTACTAGTACTATAACCAGTTGTTAGAGCACTAGTGTAACCAAACGGATTTTGTATTGACGGTTTACTATCACCAACAGCAGTAATCGTAAAGTTGTTTGTGCTGTTATCAATAAATGTAGTTGATTGTAATGTTAACAAACTTGTATTTGCAATCGCGGTTAATGGTGTAGTACTTGGTGTAAAGTTACTTGTATATACTGCAGTTCCTTTTACTATACGTAAATTTGATATGTAACCTAGGTATGCTCTTCCGTAATTTTGATCTGCACCTATATATGGACCATACGCTATATCTGCTATTGTACCTGCCCAAGTTCCGGTTCCTCTAGAGGTACCGTCTATATAAATAGTCCAAGCACTGCCATTTCTAACAAGTGCAATATGGTGCCATGCGCCATCACGAATACTTACACCGGTGGTAGTCACAAGAGGTGATGACAGACTATAATCAGCAAAGTATACCGCAACATCGCCGGCAGTAGATGAAGACCAATTCATCATGAAAGACCACATACCTGTGGCAAACGCAGCCGGTGTTCTACTGTATAAAGTAGCATATTGAGTTGAGTTAATAGTATTAATCCACATTTCCCAAGTTAAATTACTTGAACTCGGTTCTAAAGCCGTATTATCAGGTAGAGTTAAATAATCCCCACTGCCATCAAAATAACCACTATAACTTGTGGATGTTACTGATGATGGATGGAATGGACTAAAACGCTGTACTGTCGGCGTGCCTGTCACAGTTAAAGGAATTGTGTTATTATATATGAAACTATTTGATTGACAAGTTAATAAGCTTGTACCTGATATGGCAGTTAACGGTGTAGTACTCGGGGTGAATGCCGCTGAATAAACTACTGTACTATTTAAACGATAGTTAGAAATATATCCAGAAAAATATGTTGGTTGGTTACCTTCAAAACCAATTTGTTCTGTTTGGTTGGCACCAGCAGCAGCTACACCAGTATAAGTTGCAGAAGTTACATTCAATACGCCGTTAACATAAATTTTAATTGTGCTAGCACTAATTGTTAGTGCAATATGAGTCCACGTATTAAGTGGAACATCACTAGTAGAGGTAGAGTCTACATTTTTATAGGTTCCGTCATACCAATAAAAGCGCACCGCACCATTACGAACACCAAAATTAAAGTATGTTGCTCCTTTGGCATGTATTGGGGAAAACATCCAAGCAGATGCACCTGTGCTATATGCTGTTGGATATACCCACGCTTCAAATGTTGCAGTGATTCCGGTAGCTGATCCAGTACAAAGAAAATTAGAAGCAGTTGTTCCTGCACTTAAGTAACTGCTACCATTAAAGTAGTTACTCCAGTTACCACCATAAGGACTAAATGTACCTTGAGTAGTATTACCATATCTTGTTACTAAAAAGTTATTACTACTGTTATCTAAGAATATGTTATTGTTTACTGATTGATTGTTTTGTAATGTTAATAATTGAGTGTTAGTGATTGCGGTTAGTGGTGCTGTAGGTGGGGTAAATGCTGAGGTATAGACTGCTGTGCCTTTGACTATTCGTACATCGGATATGTAACCTGTATTGTAGGTTGGGTCTACTATTGCACCAATATATTGTGTTCCTGCGGCAATATTAAGATTTGTAGACATTGTAGTGTTAATATCTACGACCCCATTTACAAACCCCTTAAATGTAGTACCAGATCGTGTGTATGCAATATGCGTCCAAGTGTTTAAGGGAACAGTAATAGAACCTTGTATTTGTGTGCCATTATAAAACTCTAATTTCAAATTGCTAGATATTAATCGTAGGCCGGCTGCCCACGGAACAGCAGTGGCTGATCCTCTTGCATCTATAATTGACCAATAAGACACTGGATTAGCAGTAGGATATACCCATGATTCAACTGTAAAATCTCCTGTTCCAAAAGATAATGCAGTTTGCTGACTCAACGACAGACTATCCCCACTACCATCAAAGTATCCACTACCATAAGTACTATAACTATTGTTTGGCGTGAAGGGTTGGAATGATTGTACCTGAGGTGAACCAATTATTGTCAATGCATATGCATTTGTACTGTTATCAACAAAACGATTACTTTGACAAGTGAGAATTGTTGTGCCTGTGATTGCAGTTAATGGTGCAGTAGGTACAGCAAGCGTTGTCAGTGTAGGATCATACACCGCAGTAGTTGTTATTCTAGCATTAGAAATATACCCAATACTATTATATCCTGCTCCAAATGCGCCGCCGGCGCCATCGCCGCCGGCTCCTATCATTTTAATATTAAGTGTGCCGCTACTAGTGCCAGCCGTTACTCTGGTACCATTTACAAATATTGCACAAGTTGTGCCTGATCTTACCCATACAACATGTGACCATTGCCCAGTAGGAACTACACCAGCAGAACTCTCGGAAGTTGCGTTAGCCGCATTTATTACAAAACCAACTGCACCTGTGGGTTTGACATAGAGTTGTGTGTTGATAGTCCCGCCTGCACCAACATTCTCACCGCCGAATATAATATTATAATTTGCAGGATCCGTTGTACGATAAAACCAACATTCAGTAGTAAATGATCCTGTGGTAATTTGTGTGGTTGGTATAGATATAGCACTGGATCCGTTGAAGTAATTGCTATAATAACCTGGTGTGTAAGGATTGAAATTGTAAGGTCTTGTGTCACCGTTAATGGTCAACCCAAAGTTGTTTGTACTAGCATCATCTACAAAAGTTGTACTTGCACCGGGTATCAATAATGTATTATATTTCCAATAAGTATCATTAGCTACAGTAATACTCCAATTGATAGTTCTTGTACTAGTACGATTTGTTGTTGCAGCCGTAGCAGTTAATAATGTACTACTATCAGCAACCACAGTTGGTGTACCTGATATGTTTGCACCACTTAAGCTTAACCCAGTTGGCAATGCATTTGCACTATAACTAACACTATAACCAGCGGCATCAGTCGCACTTAATGTTACATTAGCTATAGCAGCATTTGCGGCACTACTATATGTTGTATTATTTGCTGGACTAACCCAAGTAACAACATCAGTATTAATCGTTAAACTAAAACTTCTTGTACTATCTTGCAATTGAGCATCACTTGCTTGTATCGTAAATGAATATGTTGTACTACCGCTATCAACTGGAGCTGTACCTGAAATTACACCGCCCGAAGATAATGTAGCGCCAGTTGGTAAACTACCAGAAAATAATGAATAAGTTATTGGTGCATCACCGGTTGCTACAACAGTATTAGAGATACTTGTTGTCTCATAATAACTACCCAAACTTCCTGCACTTGTTGACCAAGTTGGTAATAAACTATAGACAATGCCAGGTACATAAATCGCAGTACCGCCATCTGGATTTACTACATATATTGTATATGTGCCTGCACTTTTTGCAGGGCTGGTAAATGTCAACTGATTTGCATTGACAAATGTAACTATCGCTACTGCACTACCATCAAATGTAATTGTTGCTCCTACTAAAAATCCAGTGCCATTAATTTGTACTGTCTGTCCACCTGCAGGATCTAATGCTAAGTCATCTTTACCAGCCACACTATAACCTGATATAGTTGGAGGTAAAGGTTTTAATGCATTGATAACACTTACTCTAGTTGTAAGGTCATTAGTTACTGAGCTTATACTCATGTTAGTTCTGATCCAAATAAATTAAAACTAACTGTTGTTGTGTTAGCTCTTACTGTAACTACATCAGTTGTAGCTAGTGTTATACCTATTGTTAATGTAATACTGTCATTAGCATTTATATTAGTATCATATGAAGTATAATGTTGTGTTGCTATTGCTGCACCAGCTGGGCGTATCGCAACACGAAATGTTGCCGCACTCGCTGCCTGGTTACATATTACCAGTGTACTACAAACTGCAGATGTTGCTGATGGTACCGTATACAATGTTGTATTTGTATTTGCTGCTGGATTACTTTGTCCTAAAACTTTATATGTGATTGCCATGTTATTTCCTTATGCTCCCATTAACAAGAACGGGCTTAATAAATCTTGTGCCGTTATGCCACCGCTACCACCAGATGTGAGATTTATAGTTGTTACTTCTATCAAACTTCCATTTGCCGGAGCACTACTAAATGTAATATTAGCATTGGCTAATGTATAATCTGAACGTAGTACTGTTGCACCGTTATAGTTAATACTAGTTTGATTTATGCCAATTGGAGTGGTGCTTAAAGTAAATACTGTTTGTACTCCATTACCAGTAAAATTATCTACTACTACGTTTGCCGCTGTCGGTGCTGCCCAACTTAAATTACCCGTACCGTCCGTACTCAACACATAAGTGTTTGAACCACCGGTTATTTTAACATTACCAACTGCACCCAAATTACTTTGACCAGTGACATTTAATGTACCTGCTACGTTAACTCCAGTACCAGTAACAGTAACAATATTAGCATTACCAACAGCACTCATTGTGATATTACCATTTGCAGTAGCAATACTTACATTACTATTACCATTACTAATAGATGAACCACCGCCACCTGATTGTGCTACCCAACTTAATACACCAGATCCATTTGTGCTTAGTACATAACCATTTGTACCGCCGGTAATAACTACGTTGCCCACAGCACCTAAATTACTTTGACCACTTACCTGTAATGTACCTGCAATGTTTGCCCCTGTACCAGTTATAACTAATACATTAGCAACACCTACTGCACTTATATTAACATTACCGTTACTACTTGGTATATTTACGTTACTATTACCATTTGCATGTGGCCCAATTAAATTTCCAGTAGTTAAATTACCTACAACTGTAACAGCACCAACAGAATCAATTGTGACTCTGTTTGCTAAAGTAGAAGTGTTTCCTGTTTTAAAAACAATAGTATTAGCACTATAAGTTAAATTAGCATAATCTGTTCCTGCGGCAGTTAATGAATCATTAGCAATACCAAAACTAGCAGTATTAGAAGTAGCAATAGCAAATTGTGCTCCGCCTGTATTACCTCTAATTCTTACTGTATAAGCTTGTGCAGTTGGACCGGTTACATCTAAATATCCATTTCCAGAAACAACTAAGTTGCCACCAGTGATATTACCTGTTGCAGTCAATCCAGTTAATGTACCAACTGAGGTTATGTTTGGTTGAGCATTAGTATATACTGTACCAGCAACCAATGCGTTGCCTACTTGACCTGTTACGTTAGCACCAACTATTGAACTTAATCCGTTACCATTACCTGTAAATACACCAGTGTTGGCTGTAAATGCTACTGCTGTTACTGTACCATTAACACCTAAACTTGTTAGTGTACCAACACTTGTTATGTTTGGTTGAGCCGCTGTTGTTACAGTGCCTGCCGTTGTAGCTGTATTGGCTGTTCCATAAAAATTACCAGTAAAGTAATTAGCAGTTACACTATTACCCAAATTAGCATTACCAGCTGTAATATTACCACTTGCAGTAAATGTATTTGCCGATACTACATTAATGTTAGATAGTGTGCCACCTGATCCACTTGTTACCAAATTACCAACTGTAGCAGTACCGGTAACATTTAGTGTACCGGCTACATTTATACCAGTGCCAGTAACAACTAATGTAGTATTACCCACTGCGGTTAAGTTTATATTGCCATTTGCAGCCGGTATATTTACATTACTATTGCCATTTGATAAGCCTGATGTTGTAATACCGGTTAAGTATACACCATTACCAGTAAAGAAGTTAGCACTTACATTGTTACCTAAATTAGCATTACCACTAGTAATATTACCTGTTACACTTAAACTAGTTAGTGTACCAACACTTGTTATATTTGGTTGTGCGGCTGTTGTTAGTGTACCGGTGAACGTATTAGCACTAACGTTATTGGCTCCACTAATGTTACCACCTGATCCTGCACCTGTAATAATATTACCAACAGTAGCGTTACCTGAAACATTTAATGTACCACTGATATTTGCACCTGTACCAGTAACTACTACAATATTAGCGTTACCTGCACTAGATATATTAACATTGCCGTTAGCTGATGGAATGTTTACGTTACTATTACCATTACTGATGTTACTACCACTAGCGGCAGCTGCCCAAGATAGAGTACCGGCGCCATCTGTTTGTAAAATATAATTAGCACTACCACCAGTAATATGTAGATTAGAAACACTACCTAAACTTACGTTAGCGCCACTAAAGGCAACATTACCAGAAACAATTAGATTAACTAATGTTCCAGTACTTGTTATATTTGGTTGTGCGTTAGTATATACAGTGCTTGCAATTAATGAATTAGATACTTGACCAGCAACATTTCCACCAGGTATATTTGTTAAATTAGCACCGCTACCAATGAAATAGTTAGCTATGGCTGCATTACCTAAATTAGCATTGCCGGATGTTATGTTACCACTAATACTCAATGTATTAGCTGATATAACATTAGCACCAGTGATGTTACCACCTGATCCTGCACCTGTAATAATATTACCAACTGTAGCATTGCCCGTAACATTTAATGTACCAGTGATGTTCGCACCTGTACCAGTAACTACTACAATATTAGCATTACCTGCACTAGATATATTAACATTGCCATTTGCTGCTGGAATATTTACATTACTATTACCATTAGCTAGTGTAGAACTTGAACTTATGCTTACCCAACTTAGTGTACCAGAACCATCTGTTTGTAAATATTGTCCTAAACTACCACCTGTAATATGTACATTGGCTACTGGTCCTAATGCTACATTACTTGCACTAGTTAAGTTAATAGTACCCGTACTTGTTAATCCAGTTAATGTACCAACACTTGTTATATTTGGCTGAGCTGCCGTTGTTACTGTTCCTGCAGTGGTAGCAATATTAGCTGTACCATAAAAATTACCAATGAAATAATTTGCTGTTACACTATTACCCAAATTAGCATTACCGGCTGTAATATTGCCAGTAGCTATAAATGTATTTGCACTAATAACGTTTGCATTACTGATATTACCACCAGAGCCACCGGCAACTAAGTTACCAACAGTAGCTGTACCGGTAACATTCAATGTACCGTTGATGTTTGCGCCAGTTCCAGTAACAACTACAATATTAGCGTTACCTGCACTACTAATATTAACATTTCCGTTACTACTTGGAATGTTTACGTTACTATTACCATTTGATATACCGGATGTAGTGATACCAGTTAAGTATACACCGTTACCAGTAAAGTAATTAGCAGTTACATTATTACCTAAGTTAGCATTACCTGATGTTATATTTCCAGTTACGGCTAAACTACCTAATGTACCAACACTTGTAATTTGTGTTTGACTTGCATTTACACTAAATGTGGTTCCTGTTAATGTTAATCCAGTACCAGCACTATAAACTTGACTTGTACTAAATTGAGCAAATACAATATTACTAGTACCAAATGTGATAATACCTGCCGGTGAGCTAACAACATATGCCACACCTTTATTAACCACACCACTTTGAACAAAGAAATAATCATTGATACTTAGTTGTTCTACACTGTCTGGTCCATATTCGTCTGTATCAGTAGAACGAACAATAGCAGTTGTATTAGCATATGTATAGATACCGTTCCAAGCTGCATTAGCTTCATCCTTAACTAAGATACGTGTACCCACAGTTTGTACATTTGCTGTGTCAATTAAGTTGAATGTACCGGTTGTACTAATGTAAGCACCAATACCATTTGCTGCACCATTTGGTGAGTTATATGCTGTTGTACCACCTGTAGCAGTTGCCAATGTAGTTGTAGTAGCGGCTAATACTGGTTGATGATAACTAATACCGCTTGATATCATTGTATCAACATATAGTTTTGTTGCTACATCTGTGTTTGAACTTGGATAACCAACATTGTTTATCCAGTTACTGTTCATGTTAACATTAGCACCAAAACTACCTGTACCAGTAGCGATAAAGTTATTTGTACCTAGATTACCTGTATTAGCATTACCGGATACACTTAATGATGTTAGTGTACCGGTACTAGTGATATTGGGTTGTGCATTAGTAGTAACTGTTGCTGCCGTCAATGCGGTGTCTGCTGATGACGCACTACCTGCAGTTGTAGCATATCCTGCTGTAGTTGCATTTGTTGCACTACCTGCAGATGTAGCATATCCTGATGTAGTTGCATATGTTGCATTAGCTACAGTACCACTTACATTAGCACCAGCTACACTATTAGCAGTTGTTGCATAACTAACTGCACCAGAGACATTAGCTCCTTGAATGTTACTTAAATTATTGCCACTACCAATAAAATAATTGGCTCTAGCAACATTACCTAAATTAGCATTACCAGAAGATAAGTTACCACTTATATTGGCTGTTCCATTAACTACTAACCCAGTACCAGTAATTACAACTACGTTAGCATTGCCTACAGCACTGATGTTAACATTACTATTAGCAACAACTGAAACATTACTATTGCCATTTACAATGCTATTACCAGCACTTACTGTAATTCCTGTTAGTAAACTACCATTACCAGAAAAATAATTAGCAATTACTACGTTACCTAGATTAGCGTTACCAGATGTTATATTACCAGATATATTAGCTGAAGTTAGATTAACCGAACTACTCCATACCCTAGCATTGCTAGTGCCTAATGTTAGTACTGAATTAGCTGTGCCGGAACTAAGACTTGGCTCTGCATCTGAGAGATTTAAGAATTGATATCGGTCGCTTGATAGATTACTGTATGGCGTAACCGGTACACGACCACTTAGTAATTTAGGTGGATTTGCCATATTATCCTGTTATCAATGTTTCTAAATAACTTAAAACTAGTTGTGCGCTAGTATTATCACTACTAACAAATTGTAGCGTATCTCCGTAATTTAAAATCAATCTCCCTGTCAATACACTAATAGCATCATTAACCGGTATACTCGCTTGATTAATTAATGATGTGGTAGCTCCACTTCTATACACGTTGGCAGTTATTTGAATAGTGCCCGAACCTTTGTTACTTACCTGCGCCATTAAAACTACTGTGGCATATCCCACAGGTGGAGTATAAACATTAGCAGTTGTAGTTGTTATATTTGCTAATGTTGTTTTAAAATTATTTAATGCTGCTGGCATGATTTTCCTTTATTTCTTCTTAATAACCCAGTGCTAATATAAACGGAGTCATTTGGGCAAATAAACTTTCATAAAAGTCATTACCGGTAATAGTTCCTGTAGCTTGATTGATAGTAAACCCTTGGCCAACTTTAAAATTTCCCTTTTGATCTGTGCTTGTAAATGTTATTACCCCGCCACCAGTAGCTGTAACTTCATTAGCTTCAATTGGTATACCGCCATATTGCGGTAATGCAGTAGCTGGATTAGTTCCTGCACCAACATATTCAAACGTATGAGCACTGGCTATAATTGAACTTCTAGTATAAAATGAAACTGTTGTTCCGGCAGAAGGTGTTTTAGTATATATCTGTTGTATCACAACTGTTGATTTTCCAGCACTAGGCTGATTAGGTAGTATAGTATCAATCGTATAATACGTAGAATCCCCATCAATAATCATAATAGTATTTACATGTGGTTGACCATTAGTTAAAGTATCTATTATAAATACACCATTTGTTTGTGATACTAATGAACCAGATGTTTGTAGTGGTCCATAACCTTCAGCTACTAAACCATAATTACCAATTGAACAATCACTACCATTTAATGTACAAAATCCACCGGACTCTACATGTATACCAATATCACATGCAATGGTATATATGTTAACTAATTGAGTGTATCCTGAATTTAAAACATGTATACCTTGTCCACCTTGATTAATAATGGTAAAGAATCCAACAATCATTGCCTTAGTACTGGTACTACTTACATTATTACCATCAATATATACTGCGGTACCTGTAGTAGTGCTAGATGTTAAATTCTGTATATATGGGCTTACATATACGTTTTGTGTAGGAGTTGATGGGTTAAAACTAAATCCATTAGCTGTATAGTTTTTAATTGTAATTCCCCAAACATAACAACCACTAGTTACATAAAACAAATCACTTGCTGGAGTTTGTGGTATTACTGTTACGTTTCTTAAATTATCACCCATTAATGATACGTTTGATGGTATCGTAATGGGATTTGCTTCGGTGTAGGTACCGGGTGCTACATGTACTGAATAACCACCGGCTGAGGCTGCAGCCAATGCGGCTTTAATAGTTAAAAATGGATTGTTAATACTACCGTTATTACTATCATTACCGTTCTTACCTACATACAATGTATTGGCAGAAGTATTTAAAAGATTTCCGCTAGCATCAATAACGCTGGACACGCCACCGGGCGTACCAACGCTATATCCGTATACCGAATTGAGTGCCTTTAATGTCATTAAATCATCCTATATTGCGTAGTCCACACAGTTGAGTTACTACTTGCAGGAGTTACTTGCAATGCAATATTACTTCCCGAAATGTTAACTGATAGGGTACCTGTTGATCCTCCTAAATTAACTGTCGCAAAAGTAGAATAATCTGCGGTCGTTCCATTCGTAACTGCTACTACTGTAGCTACACTGTATTTAGTACCGGTAGCATCCACCCCTTTAACTAAATATTCTACTCCTGTTACATATGATCCAGAAACTGTCATTGTTGCTATTGTTTGATTTGCTGTTGTCGCTGTTGTTGTTAAATTGCCATAGTAAATTGCACTGTTACCAATCAGTACGCCCGAATTAGCAACTGCAACACCTGTTGTAACTAAATTACCAACATTAATATTACCCGAAACATTTGCATAACCATTAATGTTTGCACCTGTACCAGTAACAACTACTATATTAGCGTTACCTACAGCACTAATAGTAACGTTACCATTACTACTTGGAATATTTACATTACTGTTACCATTTGCATGTACACCTATTATGTTACCAGTTGTAATATTACCCGTTACAGCTAAACTAGTTAGTGTACCAACACTTGTAATATTTGGCTGTGCCGCAGTCGTTACAGTACCAGCAGTTGTTGCTGATCCAGCACTTGTTGCACTAGCTACTGACAAGTTAGCAACTGTTGTAGTTGATGTAACTACGAACGGTGCAGTACCTGTTGATACAGTAGAAATTAATTGACCTGTTACATTAGCATTACCTGCAGTAACATTACCTGTTACAGCTAAACTTGTTAGTGTACCAACACTTGTGATGTTTGGTTGAGCATTAGTTGTTAGTACTCCAGTGAATGTATTAGCACTGATGTTATTAGCACCAGAGATGTTACCACCAGAACCACCTGTTGTTAAGTTACCAACTGTAGCATTACCAGTAACATTCAATGTACCAGTGATGTTTGCACCTGTACCAGTTACAACAACAACGTTTGCATTACCAACTGCACTGATATTAACATTACCGTTAGCACTTGGTATATTTACATTACTGTTACCATTGCTGATACTAGATGAACTAATACCAACCCAACTTAGTCCACCTGCGCCATTTGTACTTAATACATAACCACTTGAACCGCCTGTAATTGTAACATTACCTACAGCACCTAAATTAGTTGTACCAGATACTGTTAAGCTAGTTAATGTACCAACACTTGTAATATTTGGCTGAGCCGCAGTTGTTAATGTACCGGTGAAGTAATTTGCTGATACTAAGTTAGCACCAGAGATAGTACCACCTGAACCACCGCTTGATATCAAATTAGCAACAGTAGCGTTACCTGAAACATTCAATGTACCAGTAACGTTTGCACCAGTACCTGTAACTACAACAACGTTTGCATTACCAACAGCACTGATATTAACGTTACCATTAGCTGCCGGTATATTTACGTTACTATTACCATTAGCAAATACACCTATTAAGTTACCAGCTGTAACGTTACCTGTAACAGCTAAACTTGTTAATGTACCAACACTTGTAATATTTGGTTGAGCCGCTGTTGTTACTGTTCCTGCAGTACCTGCTGTTGCTACGTTTAAGTTAGCAACTTGTGTAGTTGATGTAACTACTAATGGAGCAGTACCTGTTGATACAGTAGAAATTAATTGACCAGTTACGTTAGCATTACCAGCTGTGATGTTACCACTTGCTGTGAATGTGTTTGCACTAATAACGTTAGCATTGCTAATGTTACCACCTGAACCACCAGCAGTTGTAAGATTACCAACTGTAGCATTACCAGTAACGTTTAATGTACCAGCGATATTTGCACCAGTTCCTGTTACAACTAATGTAGTATTACCTGTTGCAGTAATATTAACATTACCATTAGCAACCGGAATATTTACATTACTGTTACCGTTACTAATGCCTGAGCCAACTGGAACAGCTGCCCAAGTTAATGTGCCAGATCCGTCTGTTTGTAGATAGTAACCACTTGTACCACCTGAAATATGTAAATTAGCTACAGCGCCCAATGTGACGTTAGCTGTAGTTGTAAAGTTAACCACACCAGTTGCATTACTTACTGTCAATCCAGTTAATGATCCAACACTAGTGATATTTGGTTGTGCCGCTGTAGTTACAGTACCTGCAACAACTGCAGTACCTGCATTCGCTACATTCAAGTTAGCAACTTGGCTAGTTGATGTAACTACGAATGGAGCAGTACCTGTAGCAACTGTAGAAATTAATTGACCAGTTACATTAGCATTACCTGCTGTAATGTTGCCTGTTACAGCTAAACTTGTTAATGTACCAACACTTGTAATGTTTGGCTGTGCCGCAGTTGTTAATGTACCGGTGAAGTAGTTTGCTGATACTAAGTTAGCACCAGTAATGTTACCACCACCACCGCTACCTGCAACAACGTTACCTGCTGTTAAGTTACCAGTAACATTCAATGTACCAGTGATATTTGCACCAGTTCCTGTAACTACAACAACGTTTGCATTACCTACAGCACTAATATTAACATTACCATTACTACTTGGAATACTTACATTACTATTTCCGTTACTGATACTAGATGAACTAATACCAACCCAACTTAGATTACCAGAACCATCTGTTTGTAGTACATAACCACTTGAACCACCAGAGATATGTAAGTTAGCAACTGCACCTAATGTTACGTTAGCAGTAGTTGTAAAGTTAACTACACCAGTTGCGTTGCTTACTGTTAGTCCTGTTAAACTACCAACACTTGTAATATTTGGCTGTGCTGCCGTTGTAACTGTACCAGCTGTTGTTGCTGTGGCTGCTGCCAAGTTAGCAACTGTTGTAGTTGATGTAACTACTAATGGAGCTGTACCTGTAGCGACTGTAGAAATTAATTGACCAGTAACGTTAGCATTACCACCAGTGATATTACCTGTAACAGCTAAACTTGTTAGTGTACCAACACTTGTAATATTTGGTTGTGCATTAGTTGTTAGTGTACCAGTGAATGTGTTAGCACTAATGTTATTAGCGCCTGTTAAGTTACCACCTGACCCACTACCTAAACTTAAGTTACCTGTAATGTTTGCATTACCAGTAACGTTTGCGCCAGTACCTGTAACTACCAATACATTAGCATTACCGGCTGCGCTAATATTAACGTTACCATTTGCTACTGGGATACTTACATTACTGTTACCATTACTGACACCTGCTGAGTTGATACCAACCCAACTTAAATTACCTGAACCATCTGTTTGTAATACATAACCACTAGTACCACCAGAGATATGTAAATTAGCTACTGCACCCAATGTAACATTAGATGTAGTTGTAAAGTTAACTACACCAGTTGCATTGCTTACAGTTAGTCCTGTTAAACTGCCAACACTTGTTAATGAGCTATTAACGATAGTACCAGCAAGAGTTGTGCCTGTCAAGTTAGCCGCATTTGCTGTTATAGCTGTGTTACTTGCGGCAGTTAGTTGACCTTGATTGTTAACTGTGAATGTTGCTACACGATCACCATTACCATATGAACCAGCAGTTATTGCAGTATTAGCTATGCTGATAGTAGTACCGGTAATATCAATACCAGTACCTGCACTATAAACTTGGCTAGTACTGAAAATACTAAATTCAATGTTTGAAGTACCAAATGTAATTACTCCAGTTGGCGCACTTACTACAAAGGATGTACCTTTATTAATTGTACCTGATTGTGTGAAGAAGTAATCGTTAACACTAAACTGTTCTACACTATCTGGGCCGTATTCGTCAGTATCAGTAGTTCTTGTAATAGCAGTTGCGTTTGTGTAGTTGTATACACCGTTAAACACAGAATTAGCTTCATTTTTAACTAAGATACGTGTACCTGCTGAAGCAATATTAACACCGTCAATATTTGTAAATGTACCAGTTGTGCTAATATATGCACCAATACCATTGGCTGCGCCATTTGGTTGTGTGTATGATATTGTACCGCCTGTAGCTGTTGCTAGTGTAGTTGTAGTTGCGACATTAACTGGAGCGTGATAATTAATACCACTTGATACCATATTATCAACATATGCTTTAGTTGCCGCATCAGTTGATAGACTTGGATAACCAACGTTGTTTATCCAATAATTGTTCATGTTTACATTAGCACCAAAACTACCTGTACCTGATGCAACTAAATTAGTTGTACCTAAGTTACCAACGTTAGCATTACCTGTAACATTTGCAGTACCTGTGATATTTGCACCTGTACCAGATACTGTCATCGTTGTATTACCAACAGCAGTTAATGTGATATTACCATTTGCAGTTGCAATATTAACATTACTATTACCATTTGCATGCGGTCCTATTAAATTACCGCCGGTAATATTACCAGTAGCAACAATTAAACCACTTGTACCTAAATTACCAACGTTTGCATTAGCTGATGTATTAAGAGTTGAAGTGTATAGTATATTAGAAATAACTATACCAGATGCATTTGAAGAAATTGTCTGACTACCAATAGTAATAGTTGTACCAGACAAGAATAAATCTTTCCAATAGTTTGTTGAGTTACCCAAACTATATGTATTACTTACTGAAGGTATTAAATTACCTTGAGTAGTTCCTGAAATTACTAAAGCACCAATATTAGCTGTGCCACTTGTGTTTAAATTACCAACGTTAGCATTAGCTGTTGTAGTGATATTACCCGGGGCAATAAATGCACCACTCTGTGCAAATGTCCAAGTATTAGCAGTTGTACCACCTGTACCTGTTTGGATTGTTACATTACCACCACGTAATTGCTTGATAGAAGCATCACCCTGTAATACAATTTGACTACCATCAGATGTGTTAGCCTGAATCGTACCGGATGCTGGTAAACGTATTGCCCCAGTTGGTAAGAATTGGGTAGCATTACCATTAGTATTTGCTTCAATTATACCAGAACTACTAGTTAATGTAACACGTGTATCATATGTACTTGCGTTTTGAACTACTGCTGGGGCAAATACAGTACCTGTAGTTGTTAAATTACCAACATTAGCATTACCTGTAATGTTGACTACATTACTTACTTTATCAAAAGTGAATGCTGTACTTGTATTAGCATTACCTTGGTCATTAAACACAACACCTGTATTAGAACCAGGGATAACAATATTACCTGAAATATTACCAACAACGTTACCAATGAAGTTTGAAGCACTGATATTACCTGTAGCAGTTAAACTACCATTACCACTGGTATTAAATGTTACATTAGCTGTACTATTACCTACAACTAAACCAGTTAGTGTACCAACACTAGTAATATTTGGTTGAGCGGCAGTTGTTAATACAGCATTTGTATAGTTAGCAGTTAATAAGTTTCCAGCATTGATATTCGTAGCTGCAATATTACCAGTAACAGTCAGGATACTAGTTGACTTATTAAAGATAAAGTTAGCACTACCGCCAAAATCACCGTTATCATTAAACTGAACATATGTATTTGACCCACCGGGTAATTGAAAATCCCAGGGTGTTCCGTTAGCATATAACAGATTATCAGTTTTGACATTACCTGCAGTAATATTTGCAGTAAAAGTGCCATTACCGGACGTTATATCGCCGTTTGCTAGAATAATATTTGCGGGTATTTCACCTACGGAAAAACCAGCTACTGAGTTGAATGCTTTAATTGCCATTTTATTGTGTCCTTATGCTTGTATTTATCTTTTTCTTAATTATGTACCGGTAATCAAACCAGATATTTTGAAATTAACATGTTATATTCCGTTACGTCCGACGAGTCTGGGGTGACTATTAGATCCAATGTTGGAGTCGGTCCACTTCCGTTATATACCACACTAAAACTGCCCACGCCACCATTTATATGTAAACCACCATATTCATTATATGCTACGGTAGTTCCTAGTATAGCGGCTGAAATTTTGCAACTTTGTCTAGTTAAACCAGAACTATTTGTTGCAATAATCGTAAAATCAATGGCTGTCAAGTCTGCAGCCGGATAATTCCATAAAACTTGATTAGGAGATGTACTTGCTGTAGTAGCAAAATATACAGATGTTGAATAAAACGCATATACACCATATCCCATTTGGAATGTGTTTGCTACTAATGGTCCAGATACATTTAAACTAGTTAATGTACCAGTACTTGTTATGTTTGGTTGGCTATTTGTATATACTGTACCTGCTACTAAACTATTACTTACCTGTCCAGATACATTAGCCCCTGCTACACTATTTGCAGTTGTTGCATATGTAGCTAGATTAGCTGTTCCGTAAAGGTCACCGGTAAAATAATTAGCACTAACATTATTGCCTAAATTAGCATTTCCACTACTGATATTACCAGTAACACTTAAACTAGTTAATGTGCCAACACTGGTAATATTAGGTTGTGCCGCTGTTGTTAATGTACCTGTAAAGTAATTTGCTGATACTAAATTAGCACCAGTAATACTACCACTTGAGCTTGCAATAAAATTACTAGCATATATATTGCTAGTTACATTTAATGTGCCACTAATGTTTGCACCTGTACCAGTAATTACTACAATATTAGCATTACCTGCACTAGATATAGTAACATTGCCATTTATAACCGGGATATTTACATTACTATTACCATTACTGATACCGGTACCAGTTGGTACTGATGACCAACTTAACCCACCTGATCCATTTGTCTGTAAATAATAACCACTAGTACCGCCCGTAATTATTACATTACCCACACTACCTAAATTACTTGTACCGGATACAGTTATACTAGTTAATGTACCAACACTGGTAATATTTGGTTGGGCACTAGTGGTCAATACTCCATTCAATAAACTTGCACCAATCGTACCACTATTGGCATATACATTGCCACTAGTAACATTACCGGTAACAACTAAATTAGTTAACGTACCTGTACTTGTTATGTTTGGCTGAGCATTAGTTGTTAGTGTACCGGTTAATAGATTTGCACCAATCGTACCACTATTGGCATATACATTACCACTAGTAACATTACCAGTAACACTTAAGCTAGTTAGTGTACCTGTACTTGTTATGTTTGGTTGAGCTGATGTAGTTAGTGTACCAGTTAATAGACTTGCACCAATTGTACCACTATTGGCATATACATTACCACTCGTAATATTACCTGAAACTATTAAACTAGTTAATGTACCAATACTTGTTATATTCGGCTGTGCATTAGTTGTAAGTACTCCGGTAAACGTATTAGCACTGATATTATTAGCACCATATATATTGCCACCAGTACCAGTCGTAGTGATATTACCAAACGTACCATTTCCTGTAGCTACAACTGCACCACCGGTAGTCAAATTACCACCAGAAACGTTCCCAGTAGCAGTAATTAATCCAGCTGTGCCTAAATTACCTACATTAGCATTACCAATAACAGTTAAGGTAGTCAATGATCCTACACTTGTTACATTTGGTTGAGCATTAGTTGTTAGTGTACCTGTTAATAGATTTGCACCAATCGTACCACTATTAGCATATACATTACCACTAATTGTATTACCGGTAACAACCAAATTAGTTAATGTACCAACACTTGTTACATTTGGTTGTGCTGATGTTGTTAATGTGCCAGTTAATAGATTTGCCCCAATTGTACCACTATTAGCATATACATTGCCGCTAATTATATTACCAGTTACAACTAAATTAGTTAATGTGCCAGTACTTGTAATATTTGGTTGAGCATTGGTTGTTAATGTACCAGTTAATAGATTTGCACCAATTGTACCACTGTTAGCATATATGTTAGCACCGGTAATGTTACCTGATACTGTTAGAATAGTTAATGTACCAACACTTGTTAGTGAACTGTTTACTACTGAACTAGCAAGAGTTGTGCCAGTTAAGTTAGCGGCATTTGCTGTTATTGCTGTATTACTTGCGGCTGTTAATTGACCCTGACTATTGACTGTAAACGTTGCAACACGATCACCGTTTCCATAACTTCCTGAAGTAACTGTAGTATTACTGATATTAAATATAGTACCATCTAATGTTAATCCTGTACCAGCATTATAAACCTGACTTGTACTAAACTGACTAAATGTAATGTTTGAAGTACCAAAAATAATTGTACCGCTTGGTGCATTAACAATGAAAGCAACACCTTCATTAACAATACCGCCTTGAACAAAGAAATAGTCATTAATACTTAATTGTTGTACACTATCCGGGCCATATTCATCTGTATCAGTAGAACGTACAATAGCGGTTGTATTAGCATATGTGTAAACACCATTCCATGCTTGATTAGCTTCATTTTTAACTAAAATACGTGTGCCAACAGTTTGTACATTTGCACCGTCAATATTTAAATAAGTACCTGTAGTACTGATATATGCACCTATACCATTACCCGCACCATTTGGTTGTATATAAGCAGTTGTGCCACCTGTAGCGATTGCTAGTGTAGTTGTAGTTGCAACTTGTACTGGTTGATGATAGCTGATACCACTAGATATCATCGTATCAACATATGCTTTTGTAGCAACATCAGTGTTTAGATTAGGATAACCAACATTGTTTATCCACTTATTGTTCATGTTGATGTTAGCACCAAAACTACCTGTGCCTGTAGCAATAAAATTGTTTGTACCCAAGTTACCTGTATTAGCATTACCAGATACTGTTAAGCTAGTTAATGTACCTACACTTGTAATATTTGGCTGGCTATTTGTATATACGGTACCAGCAACTAAACTGTTACCTACTTGACCGGAAACATTAGAACCAGCAACACTATTAGCAGTTGTCGCAAATGCAACAGCGCCAGAAACATTAGAACCAGCGACACTATTAGCTGTTGTCGCAAATGCAACAGCACCGGACACATTAGCACCAGCTACACTATTTGCACTGTCAGAAACAGTTGCATGTGTTGCATTGGCAACAGTACCAGAAACATTAGCACCTGCTACTGAATTAGCAACCGCGGCATAATTTACTTGACCAGAAACATTAGAACCAGCTACATTATTAGCTACATTAGCATAATTTACTTGACCAGATACGTTTGCTCCGGCTACACTATTAGCTGTGGTTGCATAAGCTACTGCACCTGAGACATTTGCGCCAGCTACATTATTAGCTATATTAGCATAATTTACTTGACCGGTAACATTTGCACCAGTTATTGATGATATAGCAGAACCGTTTCCAGCAAGATTACCTGCTGAAATATTACCAGTTGTTGTTATATTATTTGATCCAAATGCATTTAATAATGAAACTACATTACTATTGCTATAATTAGTTTGGTCAGCACTCCAAGTACCGTCACCATGTAATACATTACTACTATTTCCGTCATAGTTTGTTGTGGCAATATTACCTATACCTATAACATTTGCCACAGCTACATTATTAGCTATATTAGCATAAGCTACTTCACCAGTAACGTTTGCACCAGTTAATGATGTTAATCCTGCTCCATTAGCAATGATATTAGTAACTGTTAATGTATTACTAGTATTATCAAATGTGAAATTTGCAATACCACTAAACGCATTATTATTATTATACTGTACTTGTGTATTACTTCCTGCGGCATTAGTTGTAAACACATAAGGTGTGCCATTAGCATATAATATACTATCTGTTAGTAATGCACCTACATTAGCGTTACCAGTAACATCTAATGTTATTAATGTACCAACACTTGTGATATTTGGCTGTGCATTATCAGTTACTGTATTTGCGCTACCAATTAAATTACCAACAAATGTTGTTGCTATTACGTTACCTGCATTAATGTTTCCAACAACATCTAATGATATTAAATTACCAACACTAGTGATGTTTGGCTGTGCGTTGTTAACTACTGTATTTGCACTACCAAATATATTTCCAACGAATCTATTAGCAACAACATTACCAAGTACATTAATTCCATTAGTAGAAATTGTTAATATGTTGGGAACACCACCAATACCGGCAACAATATTTCCATTAGTACTAACAACTAATAAATTACTAGTACCTTTACTAATTCCACTAGTACCACTACCTGGAGGTGTCCAATATAATCCGCCAGATCCGTCTGTAGTTAATGCATATCCTGAATTACCGCCACCAATAGTAATATTACCTATAGGGCCTAAATTACTTGTGCCGGTTACATTTAAATTTGGTACTGTTACTAAGTTTGTAGTATTGTCAAATGTAAAATTTGTACTACCATCAAAAAACGTGTTGTTATTATATTGAATACTAGTATTTGGACCACCTGGATCTACCCCTCCTGTGAAGGGTCTACCATTTGCATAAAAATAATTACCACCATATATGTTGGCTGCGGCAACATTTCCACTTGTAGCTAATACGTTTGTAACAACATTACCATTAGCATCAATTACGGGAACAGGCGGTATACCAATTGAGTACCCGCCTAACGAATTGAAATCATCTGCTGCCATATTGTGTCCCGAAAATTATTATATTAATTATATATTTATCAGATATATATAATTTGCCCCGTGGAAAAAAGCATCCAATAAATCTTTTTTCTAAATAAGTTATGTTAACCAGACAACCGCCAAGACCTTTATGTGAAAACTGTAATATATCGTTATCAAAGCCGAACGGTATTAGTAAGCATGGGTTTACAAAATGGCACAAGTATTGTGTTGAGTGTAGTAAAGCCGCATATAATCCAAAACACGGCTATCTATTACATAAAAAGAACAGATGTGAGAAGTGTGGATTTATTCCGGAAGATAAATGCCAACTAGATGTTATTTACAAAGATAGTAATAGAAAAAACAAAGAAAAAAGTAATTTAAAAACGTTATGTGCAAACTGTAGTAGATTGTATAAAAAGAAGTTAAAAGAAAAAAGTAAAAGTATTTTAGATATTACAGTTGATACAGATTATACATTATAGGCAAAAACACCTTTATTACACATCAGTGAATTCTATCCAACTTAGTGTTGGTTCATCCCAAACATACTGTATATTCGGGTAGTCAGCTGGTTTAGGTGTAGGAGCTTCATATATGCAACTAGTTTCATTTAATACCCAACTGTTAAAAGGTTTAGGTGGTATAAATGCATCTCTTGTACTATCATAAGTATAACCTATACCAGCATAATTTTTACGTAATGGTGTACCACCTAATTTGTGTACACCACCTATTGTGTTATAGCTTGTTTGAATCCAATTAATTGGATCACCAAATAGACCGGTATCCAATACATATTGCTCTATTACAATAACTTGGGTAACGATGTTGTTTTCATCTATTTGTGCAAAATGTGCCATTTCTTTATCCTTGATATTAATTTATTTATTGGTTTATCTAATGACTTTTAATCTTTTAAAAAGTAGCTCACGATGTATAACTTCCCGATGAATTAAATTGCATAATAGTATTACTGCCAGAAGTTATTACTGTAGGTGAACCGGTGGTTGTACCGCTGTAGGAAGTACTTGGTACTGATATTATAACCACACCTGATCCACCCGCAGCGCCAGTATAACCGGCACCACTACCCGAGCCACCTCCACCACTACCGGTGTTTACTGCTCCAGCAGTAGGAGCGGCGCTTTGATTGCCACCGTTTCCTGCCCCACCGCCACCGCCACTACCGGCGGTGCCGCCTGCTGTGATGCCAACGCCACCGCCACCGCCACCGGCTCGATATACGGAAGCACCCGTAATTATTGATGCAGTAGCAGGCCCACCATTTCCTGCAATATATGTTGGTGAAGTACCACTGTCAATACCAACACCACTAGAGCCGCCGCCACCAGAGCCAATGTAAAGTTGACCTCCACTTGAACCACCAGCAAATCCTTGTCCTATTATGCCTGAACCTCCAGTTGGACTTGATGGGTAACCGGCACCGCCTCCTGAACCACCACTTAAAGCAGCACTAAATGCGCCAGATCCAGCACCACCTCCCACTGCAGTAGTAAAGCCTGTAACGGAACTATTTGCCCCGCTAGTACCTTTATCAAATGCTGTACCACCTGTCCCACCTGCGCCAACAGTAACCGTATAAACCGTCCCTGGCGCATAGGCTGCAGTGGTAGTGATATAACCACCTGCGCCGCCACCGCTACCGCCGTAACTACCACCGCCTCCTCCACCTGCTATTATAAGAAATGTAATTGAAGGTGGTTGCGGTGTTATATTCACACCCTGACCAAATGTTATTCCTGCACCAATATCCATAATATGTTATCCTTTTATTTTGTGTTGCGATTTTATGTTGAATAATTTGAGGCTGCTAATCCGGTTCTAGCAGTACCAACCCCGGTTGTATCGGTAGAAACAACACCGGTGTTTGAAACTAAATTGGTTATTGCAGTTGGTCCGGATCCATAACCAAAAATAGCAGTATCAACACCATAACTTGCGGCTGCTAATGCATTTCTAGCAGTACCGACTCCGGTTGTATCGGTAGAAACAACACCGGTGTTACTTACTAAATTTGTTAATGATTGTACTCCGGATATAGATGAGCCATAACCAAATATAGCTTTATCATTGCCATACCCTGCGGCTGCTAAGTACATCCTAGCAGTACCTACACCAGTGGTATCACTAGCAACTACACCAGTATTTGATACTAAATTGGTCATTGAATACCAAGAGGCACCGCCGCCATATCCAAATATAGCTTTATCAGTTCCATATCTTGCGGCTGCTAGATATCGTCTAGCAAACCCTACACCAGCGGTATCAGTTGCAACTACACCGGTGTTTGATACTAGATTAGTTTCACTACGCCCACCGCCGTAATTAACTCCAAATCCAAAAATAGCTTTATCAGTACCGTAACCTGTAGCGGCGAGCCAGCCTCTTGCAAGACCAACCGTTCCGTTGTCTGCGGCTACTACACCGGTATTTGATACTAGATTGGTTATTGAGAAATAATCGTTGCCAAAGGAGTAGTAGTCACCAAATCCAAAAATAGCTTTATCTGTTCCGTAACCTGCCGCTGCAAGTCCTTGTCTAACAGTACCTACCCCTGTGGTATCAGTAGCTACTACACCTGTGGTTGAGACTAAATTAGTTATATTTGTAAAAGTAGTACTATATCCAAATCCAAATATAGCTTTACTTGTTGGTGGAGGTATATAAACAATATTCACACCCTGACCAAATGTTATTCCTGCACCAATATCCATAATATGTTATCCTTTTATTTTTATGCTAGTCCGTAACTTGCCGCTGATAAACCATTTCTAGCAGTACCTACACCTGTAGTATCGTTTGCAACTACACCGGTGTTTGATACTTTATTAGTTATTGATACATCCGTTCCACTAGATGTTCCATATCCAAATATAGCAGTATCAACTCCATAACCTGCGGCTGCAATATAATTTCTAGTAGTACCTACACCGATAGTATCAGTTGCAACTACGCCTGTGTTACTTACTAAATTAGTAACTTTTGTAGTTCCGTATCCAAATATAGCTTTATCAATACCATAAGTTGCGGCTGCAAGTGCGCTCCTAGCAGTACCTACACCTGTTGTATCAGTAGCAACTACTCCTGTATTTGATACTAGATTGGTCATTGATACATAACCCGAACCATTACTTCCATATCCAAATATAGCTTTATCAGTTCCGTAACCGGCTGCTGCAAGATTTTGTCTAGCAGTTCCTACCCCAGTAGTGTCAGATGCAACTACGCCTGTATTACTTACTAGGTTAGTTATTGATACATATGTTGTTGAAGGGATGTAGAATACTCCATATCCAAATATAGCCTTATCTGATCCGTATCCTGCTGCCGCTAATAATTGTCTAGCAGTACCTACACCAGTAGTATCTGTAGCAACTACACCCGTGTTTGATACCTTGTTAGATACAGATACCGGTGATCCGGCATCCCCATATCCAAATATAGCCTTATCCGTACCATAAGTTGCGGCTGCAAGAGTGGATCTTATTGTACCTACACCGGTTGTATCAGTAGCAACTACACCTGCGTTACTTACAAGATTGGTCATTGATACATAAACACTAGTTACACCATATCCAAAGATAGCTTTACTTGTTGGTGGAGGTATATAAACAATATTAACCCCAGCACCAAATGTTATTCCTGCACCAATATCCATAATATGTTATCCTTTAATCTATTTATGAAAAAAGGCTCCGTAGAGCCTTTTGTATGTAAAGTATATAGATATTACTTTGTTCTTTTTATCTTCTTCTTAGGTGTGGAAGTTTCTAACTCTTTTGCAGGTTCAACAACAGGCTGCTGATTGGTTAACTCTAACATAATGTCTTTCTGCTCTAATAACACTGTACCTTGTGGTATAAGACCAATCATCATTAATGATTGTAACGTCTCTGGATTACTCATAGCATTCAATAACTTGGCTGGACTAGGTCTACCCATAGCAATAATCTCAGATTGTATCTCACGACCAACTGTTACGGTAAATTCATAATTAGCATTGGCTTCAAACATCTCATCATCACTATATGGTGTACCATCTGGATGTTTCAATCGTGTTGGTTCAACTTCAGCATATAGTTCAGCCATAAGTTTTTCTAATATCTTAATCTCTTTACGATTAAGCTCAAATGCATGTTTTTGGTCATCTAAATGTGATTCTAACTCAATGATTTCTGCTTGTAAATTAAGCAATATATGTGGTAATGCTGGAACTGTTTTTAAATGTTTTAGTTCTTCAAGTTTAGCTTGATATTTTAGTTCAGCTACTTCTTCTAATACAGCGGCACGTTTACGTCCGACATAGAAGCCTTGTAATGTTTTGATTTTTTCCCAGGGTGTTGAACCAATAACTTGGTAACGATAGTTAAATTCTGAATTTAGATTTGATGCCATAATATCTCTCTATAGGTTGTGTATAGAGATATTTAATAGATTTATAGGACTAGTAAAAATTTATGCTAGCCCGTAACTTGCTGCTGCTAGACCGGTTCTTGACGTACCAACACGTGTAGTATCAGTCGCAACTACACCTGTATTTGATACTAAGTTAGTTGGACCAGGATTACCACCATATCCAAATATAGCAGTATCAACCCCATAGCCAGCAGCCGCTAGTCCTGGCCTAGCAGTACCGACACCTGTTGTATCACTCGCAACAACTCCTGTATTTGATACTTTGTTGGTTATTGCTGTTGATGCGCCAGTAGTTCCATATCCAAATATAGCTTTATCACTGCCGTAACCAGCCGCCGCAATTTGATATCTAGCAGTACCGACACCACTAGTATCAGTGGCAACAACACCAGTGTTTGATACTAAATTAGTCAGAGAATATATAGTAGAAGAATAGTTATTGTATCCATATCCAAATATAGCTTTATCAGTTCCATAAGTTGCGGCTGCTAGTGCAGTTCTGATAGTACCTACACCACCTGTGTCAGTAGCAACTACACCTGTATTTGATACTTTGTTGGTTAAGGCATACATCTGAGTAGCATAATTGTTCCAGCCATATCCAAAAATAGCCTTATCAGTGCCGTATCCTGCGGCTGCAAGTGCCCATCTAGCAGTACCAACACCTGTTGTATCAGTGGCAACAACACCAGTATTTGATACTTTATTTGTCATTGACTGTGGTCCGTTATTTTCACCATATCCAAAGATAGCTTTATCTGTACCGTATCCGGCAGCTGCTAACTCAGTTCTAGCAGTACCTACACCTGCGGTATCATTAGCAACTATACCTGATGTGCTTACTAGATTGGTTATTGATAAATAACCTCCTCCGTAACCAAATATAGCCTTGCTTGAGGGTGGCGGTTGCGCTGTTACACTCAATCCACCACTAACAGTTATTCCACCAATAAAATCCATTAGATTTATTCTCTAGGGAAATCTGGGAATGGTACCCAACTAGTTGATGCTTCATCCCATAAATATGGATAACCATCATCTGGTACACTTACTGGCGCAACATATGAGGTTGATGCTTCATCCCATGTCCATGAATCTGGACGATCTGCATTCAATGCATTAAGTCTTGCTTGTGCAATTTCTTCTTCTGTTGGAGCAGGCATGTTCTCTAAATCTATCATGATATTTTCCTTTATAGTAAATGTATTTATGTCTAAATCTTTTAAATCATATGGATCCGTAACTTGCGGCTGCAAGAAGATATCTACTAGTACCTACACCTGTAGTATCAGTAGCTACTACACCTGTATTACTTACTAGATTAGTTATTGAAACTACACCTAGACTACTATTGTATCCATAACCAAAAATAGCTTTATTTGTACCATAAGTTGCGGCTGCTAATCCATTTCTACCGGTACCAACTCCGGTAGTATCTGTGGCAACAACTCCTGTATTACTTACTAAATTGGTCATTGATTTATTACCATTTCCATATCCAAAAATAGCTTGACCGGAATTACCATAACCGGCGGCTGCTAGACCAAGTCTAGCAGTACCCACACCTGTAGTATCTGCTGCAACTACACCCGTGTTTGATACTAAGTTGGTCGTTGAAACTCCAGCGGATCCATTGTATCCATATCCAAAAATAGCTTTATCAGTTCCATAACCTGATGCCGCTAGTTGTTCTCTGGCAGTACCAACACCTGTAGTATCGGTGGCTACTACTCCTGTGTTAGATACTAGATTGGTTACGGCTGTTTGCCCTCCGCCATTGGACCCATATCCAAAGATACCTTTATCTGTGCCATACCCAGCGGCTGCTAAAACTGCTCTAGCAGTGCCTACCCCTGTAGTATCTATAGACACAACCCCTGTATTTGATACTTTGTTGGTCATTGATACATAGGTAGTTGTGTATCCATACCCAAATATAGCTTTATCTGTGCCGTAATTTGCGGCTGCAAGTTGACTTCTAACAGTACCAACCCCTGTAGTATCTGCGGCAACTACACCTGTGTTACTTACTAGGTTGGTTATTGAATAGTCAGATGCTCCGGTTCCATATCCAAAAATAGCATATGCAAGATACGAAGGTGGAGGTTTGACTATACTAAACCCACCAGTAAACGTTATACCACCTGTAAATGTCATGTCTGCCATAATATATTATTCCTATAACATATTTATCAGATAACAAAAAAGGCTCAGTAAAGCCTTTTGTTTTGAGTGAAATTATTGTCCAGTAAAGCTTACAGCTGCCAGCTGAGCCCTAAAAGTACCAACACCTGTTGTATCACTAGCAACTACACCGGTATTACTTACTAGATTGGTTTTATTTCCACCACTACCATAGCTAAAAATCGCTTTATCGGATCCATAGCCTGCAGCCGCTAGATAACTTCTTGCTGTTCCTACACCTGTGGTATCACTAGCAACTACACCAGTATTTGATACTTTATTGGTTACTGACACATCGCTTGAAAAATTATTTCCATATCCAAATATAGCCTTATCAGTGCCATAACCAGCGGCTGCTAATGCATATCTATTAGTACCAACGGGTGCTGTATCAGTAGCAACTACACCGGTGTTTGATACCAAATTAGTCACACCGCTGCCGCCATTTCCATATCCAAAAATAGCTTTGTCAACACCATAGCCTGCGGCCGCAAGGTAATTTCTAGCAGTACCGACACCTGTTGTATCTGTAGCTACTACACCTGTATTACTTACTAAGTTGGTCATTGATACACTACCTGAATTGCGCCCATATCCAAATATACCTTTGTCGGTTCCATACATTGTACCTGCTAATGAGTATCTAGCAGTACCAACACCTGTAGTATCAGTAGCAACAACACCTGTAGTTGATACTAGATTGGTCAGTGAAAGATAACTGGATCCACCATTAACATTTTGACCGTATCCAAACATAGCAGTACCTGTTCCATAACCAGTGGCTGCTAGATCGTATCTAGCAGTGCCCACACCTGCAGTATCAGTAGCAACTACACCGGTGTCACTTACTAAATTGGTCAATGACTGATTACCACCGGCAAAGCCATATCCAAATATAGCTTTTTGTGTAGGAGGAGGTTGTCTAGTTACACTCAATCCACCACTAACTGTTATACCACCAGTAAAATCCATAATATATTACCCTTTAATATATTTATCAAAATAGTATATATAACAAAAAAGCACTACGAATAGTGCTTGATTGTATTCTTCCCATCCCATTGAGATATTGTATTTATGCTTTTTGCTTACAATTGTCTCCGTGCCATCTTGTATAGTTACTTGGTCCTACAGTCTTACCACAGTGTTCACATATCTTTTGTAAGTCAGGTCTTTTGTTAGGATTGTTTTCAGAAAATGATTTCTTCATTCTTTCAGCAACTTTATCCCCAAAGCCTTTCGGTTTAGGTACACCCTTTTGTTTATCTGACCGTATTTGTTTTTGTTCTTCACTCATAGGACCTTTAGGTTTACCTTTTGATGCCAATGACATTAATCTTTTAGTCTCATCAGTTCTTTTTTGTCCTACCATCTTTGCTATTCTTTTTTGTTGCCCTTCAGCTTGTTTGATTGGATCTATTTTTCTATTTCTAGCGGCATATCGAACATTTTCTAGTTGTTCTTCTGTTAATTTTCCACCGCCTTTATTCCATGGCACAAGGTTTTTAGATTTCATTCTTTTACTATGATTCTCTGCGTGTTCTATTCTATACTTCTCATATACTCTTGCTGTGATTTTTGTATGATATCTTTGTTGATATCTATTCTCTGCTCTCATTCCATTGAGTGCATATAACATTTTACTTCTATCTTCACCTGTTGTCATTTTAATTAACAACCAATGACATATGAAATGTTCTCTTGCTGTTAGTTCTACTAGATTTTCTTTGTCATTACTGCCGCCCATTGATTGAGGTATGATATGATGTAGTTCTGTATAGCCCTCAGTAATGCGGTGTCTAGCATTAGAGGTTATAGCAAAATAAGTTTTAGAATATTTGTTTGTTAGCATAATAGTATTTATACAGAATATCACTTTTCAGTGATTTAAGATACAAAAAAGGGCACCTAGGTGCCCAATTTTGATTTTGAATTACATTCAATATATCACTGAAAAGTGAAATTTTATTGGAACGTAAGGTTCGATACTGCAATTTCCCCAACGTAGTCCGCGGCATTCCCGAAACTTGAGGCCGTATTCGTTAATTCGATGTAGCCATACCTTGTCATAAATGATACGACTGGTTCGAAACTAGATGGATCTAGAACAACACCACTACTCATCAATGGAATGTATGGGCAATAGAATGCGGCTGCATCAGTTTCACTAGAACCTTTATAGCCAACCAATACTGGTGTAGTATCAGGAGCATAACTGTCAACGAAAACACGCATAGCGCCATTCAATGTACCAACGAACTTAGTGTTAGTTGGAGCTTCAAATGTACCTTCTGTAGTACGTGCGAAAGCACTAGTAGTTGCAGATTGCAATACTGTCAATGCAGCACTAGATACAACAGCCCAGTTACCAGCACCACGACGTGTGCGTTGTGCGATCAAGTTAGCGACACGGTTGATAAGAACAGCTAAAGCAGCGTGTTCGTCACCAACATAAGTAGCTGTACCAGATACAGTAGCTTGGTTGTATGTATACTCTGTAGATGCTAATGTACGTAATGACAATAGAATCTCTTGGTCAATCTCAGCAGTAATCTCTTGTGCAAGAGCTGCCATGATTTCTGCTTCAACGTCAATACCATGTTGAGACTGTGCATCTTGTGCTGCCTCAAATGTCCAACGTGCTTGCAACTTACGTGACTTAGCTTCAACAGCCTGACGCAAGATTTGTACGCTGATTTGCTTACCACCGTTGCCTTCTAGGGCAGCAGTATCGTTAGCAGTATAGCTTGTTGAAGAATCAGTACCATATGGAGTACGTGAATATGCCTGAGCAATCAAGAATGGACTCAATGCTTCTTGACCAGCTGTAACGCTAGTTTGAGCAGCACTTGTGTCTGTTAATGATTGAGCATAACGCACACGTAATGTATGAATCTGACCAACTGGTCCTGTCATTGGTTGTACACCAACCAACTCGTTAGCGATAACTGTTGGCATGACACGACGGATAACTGGAAGAATCACACGGTTTAGTGTAGCGATATTACCAGCTGTTGTAGTACCGGCTGAACTTTCAGCTAGTAACTGTTTTTTGGTGTTTTCTAAAATAACACCCATTGTTGAACGGCGAGTTCCTTTTAAGCCTTCTAACAGAGCTTCTTTGGTCTCGTCCCAACGGCTTTCTAAGAGTACTTTTGACATTTTATATTTCTCCTAAATTATGTCTTTAATTAAAGCCCTGCCAGACGCTTGATATCTATAACGTTATCACGTTGTTCCATATCAACTTCTTGTTTGGCAGCTTTATCCCCAGTTGCTTCTACGATAACGGATTCTGTTAATTTAGCTTTAGTAGCTGGTTTAACAACACCGTTATTAAGAACTGCTGGAAGATACTTATCGAAAGCGGCTTGTAGACGTGGTGTCTGGACGCTTTCTAGTAAGTTCTGCATTACTACAGCCTTTTCTTCGTTCAATGTGGCGAGTAATTCGCTCATTGTTTTTTCACGTAGATTAGATTCTTTAATAATACGAACTTCACGTTCTTTACTTTCAATCAACTTCTTAGCGTTATTGATTGTATTGATGGATTCGGCTAGTTTTTTATCTTTTTCATCTAGCTGAGTCATTAGTTTGCGAGTTTCTGCTTTCTCACTTAAGTGAGTGACGCTGAATTCACTTGCAAAGCTTTCAAAGATACGACGACCAAAGCTATTTTCTCTAGCGATCTTGATATCTTCTTTTAATTGACCTAATTCACCTTTGAGTTGGCTAGCAACGACCGTAGTCAATCTCTTAGCAGATTCAGCAACAAAACGTGCTTTCAATGCTTCAAGTTGTTTACGACCTTCTGCAACTAACTTAACCTTTGCTTCAACTACAGCCTGTTTGTCTTGTGTGAATTCTTTAATTTCACGTGCAAGTGCATGAACAATAAATTGTTCTAGTTTTTGCTGACTTTCCATTTGTAATTTACGCTCACTACGTAGTTCTTTAATTTCTTCAGCTAGTTTAGTAACCATGAAATCATTGAATTTTGTAGCACTTTCACGCAATTTTTGTTGCGCTACTACACGGTCTTCGTTCATTGCCTGACGTTCAGATTGAAATTCTTCAATTTCAGACTTTAGTCCTTCACTGACCATTTTATCAAGGGCTTCTACCATCACGTATCTGTCATGTTCATAACGTTGTGCGAATTCTTCACGTAATTCTGCACGTACTTGCTCACGAGCCTCATTCAATTTAGATTCCCATGCCTCGTTTATAGCGACACCAGTTTCTTCGTTGATTAATCCACTCTCAAGTAATGGTTTGATAGCATCTAACATGCTTAATCCCCTTTATTAATTTTGAGATCCTTGATAAGACGAACCACTTCATCTTTCAGGTATCTCTGTACCTTCTTGTCGCTCTGTGCATCTTTTGCGATATCCAACAATTTATGACCATGACGCATATTCATCATGCCTTCATATATTGCTTTAGGATAAGCATTGGGTGCACTAGGTTGTGCGACAATATCCACAGTGACTATTTCAAAGTCACTGACCTTACCGTCTAAGTCATTCACGTTACCGCTACCACGACTTGAAACGCCGAGTTTCACACCACTCTCCAACATAGTCTTAACTAATTCACCCATTGGAGTTGGTAAAATCTTTAATTTGCCATAGCCATTAGCACCATCCATCCACATGCTAGTAATCATATGTGATACACGGTCTAAGTTAATTTTTAAGTCATCTGGGTGATCTACTTCACCTAATACTGAATAGCCACCTGTGATTTGTTCATTTAGAGTTTGCACGGCAGTTTCAATTTCAGAAACAGGGTAAACACGCTCATTTGCGTTTTTTACCCCACCCTGAATGAAGATACCCTTCATATAAAGGTTCTTCTTGTCGCCTTCACTGACACTTTCAACAACCATACCGGCTCGGTCAAATGTCAGATGCTCCTTGAGATACAAAGCCATTGCTCTCAGATTCCTTAAATACGTCTTTTAGTAGGAGCCTTACGTGACTCTGCTACTGGGCTTTTTGTGTTTACACCACTAGCTTGTGTCTTAGTTGGGGCTGGTGCCTTTTCTAAGTCTTGCTTAGTTTGTGCTGGACTATTTTTAAATGATCCTGCACCTTTAACTTGTGTTTCACCTTTTGCATATGCATTAGTTGGTCCTTTTGGACTTGTTGGAACTGATTCACTTGCACCACTAAATTTTACTGGCTTTGAATCCATTCCAGCTTGACCGCTGTTTACTAATGTTGGGCTTTTTGCTTGTGCGCCATTGTCACCGCCAATTTTAGAACCATACAATCCTGGAACTTGCTTCAAATTGATAGCTTCCATCATTGCTTCTTCCATGTCATCATCTTCACTGTCCATGTCATCCATGTCGCCTTCTTCGCTGTCCATGTCATCCATGTCGCCTTCTTCGCCGCCCATGTGATCTTCACCACCCATGATTTCTTCAAACTCAGCCATTAATTGGTCTAATTTATCTTCTAGGTCAACAACACGGTCTTCTAAACCTTCTTCGCCACCTTCTTCACTGTCCATATCAATGTCAACAGATTCTTCACCGTCGTCATCCATGTCAGCAATATCAAATTCTTCATCTTCGCCTTCAGCCATGCCTTGTTCTTCGCTGCCGATTTCATCTAATAAATCTTCTACTTGACCAGATGGCTGATTCATCATGTCATCTTCGTCCATCATTGATTCATAGATTTCGCGGCTTTTCTCAACTACGATATCGTGAAATAATGCACGTGCTTGTTCTTCATTCTCATTGATAATCAAATCAATAAGTTGTTCAAATTTTTTATTATCCATTGAATATTCTCCTAAAGTAAATGGCTTTGTAGAGTTATTTATAGCACATATGGAAAAACAGCACATTAACTGCTGTTTTTTTACACTTTTGCCTAGAATAAGAGATTTTTATTTTATAGTTGTGGTTGATCGGCTTTTGGCTGACTATATTGTGCATGTATCTTTTTAAGATAACTAGCCTTTTCATAATTTCTAACATCATTCATTTTACGTAATTTACGAATTTGACGTAATGTTAATTTAGTTTTACGACTTTCACGCCACTTTGGTTTACTGTTATCAGACTCTACATCTTGATAACCTTCAATAGCTGGTGTGAACATTTCCATAAGTCGCATTTTTTATTTCCTATATGTTATTTATCACATTGCGTTGCCAGCCGGGGCAGGCGTTCCACCAGGAGTATTTCCAGCAGTACCAACTGGTCCGGCTACTTCCATATTATCTAAACCTTCTTCTGGTTCAGGGGCATTCATATCCTCACCAGTCTGTGTATCACTTTCAATATCACCCACTGATACACCAATACTACGTAAATCATTACCTTGTGGCTCAACCTCAATCTCTTTATCGTTTTCTTCACGCCACATTTTCTCGTTCTTACTGATTTCTTCTTCAGTTAATCCCAAGAATCTTTCTAAAGCAAAACGCTTACTTATATATGGATATTGTTCAATAGCACTAAAAGAACTAATACGTGCTGTATCCAATTCACTTTGACGATAAGCCGCAAAGTTTTGTGGTGGGTTAAATCGTAATTGGAATAACCCACTATCAATATTCAATCCTCTCCAACGTAAGAATAATTTAAATTCTTCATCTAGTTTTTGACTAATATACTTTTGTAATCGTTCGCAATATTGATTGAAACGGAACTCTTGAATCATAGCAGTGCCAACACGTCCATCACTTAATGGAGTAGGATTATCATCTGGTCCAGTTGGAAGATAGCTACTTGGAACACGTAGACCACGTGCTAATCTATTGTTAAAGTAACGCAAGTCATCAATCTCACCCAAATTCTGTCCACCGGGCAATACTTCAACACTACTTCCTCTTCCGTCAGCAGTAACTGGGAAGAAGTAATCTTCATTCATACTTAATGGGTTATAACTCGCATCAACTACACTGCCGCCACCATGTGTACTTGGGATACGTCTTTGATGTATCTCATTCTTAATACGTTCTACGAAAGCCATAGCTAAATGACTTGGCATATTACCAACGTCAATCTTAAACATTCTACGTTCCGGAGCACGTTGTACACGATAGATAAGAACCGCATCTTCTAGTAATTCTTTTTGTTTATATACTTTAAAGATGTTTTCTAAGATACTTTGTCCAAAGGGCCAAAAACGATCTAGACCTTCAGTTAAGCTTAGATGAACAACGTGTTTAGCATCAATGGCTGCTTCGCTTTGACCTAGTGTGAAACGACTGCCACTTGTATTATAGGGCATACTTGGAACTGTATATCCGCCACCTTGTGCTCCTCCACCTGTACCACCTAGTCCAGTTGCTGGATTAGCGGCAAAATCTGTATTAGTTTTAGTTGCAACAGTTAAGTTTTGTAAGTTAATGTTAATATCTTTGATAACATATTGTTCAGGCTTTTTACCTTCAGTTTCGTTAACAATAACTTTAATGACCTTAGTCATATCTACCCAATATAGTTTAAAGTTTTCTGGGTCACGTACAAAGACCTGATCACCAAACTTAATTGTATTACGGAAGATTTTAAATGTTCTAGTATCAAATTCGTTTAATTTACACCATTGTTGTAGTTGTGTTTTCAGTAGTTCAACTTCATGTTGTGTTGGTTCGTCTTTGAAATCTAAGTCAAAGGGTGTTTTATTATGTTCGTTTGTTTGTGTGCTGAATTCACTTATAATATCTAAACATGCATTAATTTCAGCATCTACGTCCATCATTTCATATTGATTGTATCGTTCAATACGATTTGGATGACCTGTATATACTTCTGGTAGACGGCTGCGATAGTTTTTATAACCCATTTCAGCGTTATTCCAGCCACCGGTTTCACTACCATTTTGTCCTGGGCTACCATTCCAAGCACCGGTATTGTTATTAAATCCAGATATGGGACTGGACATGCCAGATTTGTTTGAGAATCGTTTTTTATAGGTCATAGTAGATACTTTGTTTAGTATTTAGTGTTAAACCCTAGAATGTTTTAATAAATCAGCACTAATATCGTTAGCATCACTGAGTTTATCAATCATTGAGTCAAATTTATCTTCCATCATACTGAATAAATCTTTTAATATATCGGTTGGAGAGTCAACTGAGTTAGTGCTAGTAGAACCTAAATTTTGCATTGCAGTAGTTACACTTTCTTTTTTAACTCCTTCAGCCATGTCATCAAATTGAGGTTTAGTAACGACTGTTTCCTGATCACCGTGTAGCATTACAGGGTAACCGGATTCCGGACCACTGAATACTCCACCAAATCTAGCCATTTGAATATGCGGGGGGTCCTTATCTATGGTGCTGAAACCATATTTAGATAGTAATCCACTACTAGCTAACTCAGTTACTTGACCACTGTTTAAATCTAGTGCCCTACCAAAATTATGTTGGCTATATCCTGGTTTAGCTACTGGATTACCTAATTTACCATTTTCAATCCATTTGTCATATAAATCTTGTTGTTCACTACCACTACGCATAGCCGCATTGATTTGTACCGGCTTACCATATTCACTAATCATATCCATAAAGTTTTGTTTAACATATGGATCTAATTTATCAAAATGTTCTCTATTTCCTAAAGAATCACCCTGAAATTTAATTAATTTCATTACATCATCGGGTGTATTAGCAGATACATTAAGTCCTCTAGTTGTAGGTACAGGTGTCGGTGGTACAGGTGTCGGTGGTACCGGTGTCGGTGGTACAGGTGTCGGTGGTACCGGTGTCGGTGGTACCGGTGTGCTAGGAATTCCTCTAGAGGCTCCTCCTAATCCCTGTCTACGTTGTTCGGCCATTCCACCCATTTGTGTTGCACCAGCATTAGGCGGTGCATTAGGCGGTGCATTAGGTGCATTTTGATTTGTACCACCTGCAACTTGTTTTGCCCCAACTACTTTTGAAAATGTATCAACTGCTTCTTTAAATTTTGTAGTAGCGGCTGCATGTATTTTTGCAGCATCATTAAAACCAAAAACGGCTTTATCCATTATTTGTCCAGCCGCTTGTTGCATTCTATTACCTGCTACTGTAGCTTGTAACCTATCATCACCTTCTTTTCTCTGTTTTTGTAGTTCTTTAATATAATCATCAATATTACCTTTTTCTCCTACTGCTTTTAATACTGTTTCATTCTTTTTAGAAGTATCAATCATGTTGCCAATTTTACCAGTTATTAATGGACTAACATCTCCTCCAACAGCTTTTACTCCAGCAAACTGTTTAAGTTGTTGATTAGCTTGAAGTTGTCCTTCTTTAATAATCTCACCAATATTTTTTCCCTCTAATGCAGCCTTTGATGCGTTGCCGTAAGTTTGCATAAATGCCGCAGAAGTTTCATCAGTAGGACCACGCCCTGCTGCAAATCTTGTAGCACCAGTTGAACCTCTAATATCACCTGACGCACGTAAATACGTAGCATAATCAGCCATTTTTGCCAAATATTCCTGACGTTTTTTATCTCCGGAAAGTTCAGCTTGTAACTGTGCCGCACGTAATTCTTCTTCAGCCATAACTGCCGCACGTGCTTCTTCTTGTTCTTTGCGATTAGCACCAGTCAACATTGCTATTTTATCTAATTCTTCAATGTATTGTTGTGAACCTCTAATTAACTCTTGTTGTGTTTTACCCTGAGCCAAACCCATACGAGTTTGATTTGCCATATATCTCAAGGTGTGTTCACGTTGCTCATCAGCAGTAACGCCTAATCTTTCTAATTGCTCACCTATTTGACTTTTTGATAATTCTCCTGCTACTTTGGCAAAGTTTTTAGCACCATCACCTGCAGTGGATCCTAATAGTTTTAATTCTTTTGAGTTATTTGTTAATAGTTCATTGAATTTTTCCATCTCAGAAACAGACATATTCAATGTATGAACACTATCTATTACACCCTCTAGACCGTTAGCCGCTCCCAAACCACTGGCTGCTAGTTTATTATAGCTAGCAAATAATTTGTCATTTTGTTCAGCACCTAACTTTTGAAATTCTCCATACCCTTTTATCAGTTGACCGCCTAATGCTCCAAGAAGTCCTCCGACTATTTTAAGTCCTTTAACTAATACTCCACCGGGCATGAAGAAAGAGAAAATTGCAAATGCAGTTCCAATACCTGTTACAGTATCACCTATAGTTTTGGTTAATTCATTTAATGCATTAGCGGTTACAGTGGCTCCTCGTTCACCTTTATATATTGATGATGTGAAAGAGGTAAGTGCTTTTATTGATCCTTCAAATATAGCTCCGGCTAATTGCAATCCGGCTGTTGCGGCTATACTAGATCCTGCTAATTCTTTTAAGTTACCTGAAACGGCTGTAAGAATATTATTAGTATCCTTATATTTTTCAGACATTTCTCCAAAATGTTTTCCTGCTCCGCCTGCCCTAAGTACATCTAATTGCTTCTTCTGGTCGTTGGATAATTTTATACTGTCAGTTATTATCTTACCATTAACTTCTAATAGTTTTCCATTTGATAATACTACTGCACCTAAGGCTTCAGCTTGTTTTTTGAATTCACTAGCTTGTCTTGCGGCTATGTATTCATTAGATTGTTTTAACTTTGCTAAATTTTCTTTTTGAGCATCAGTTATTTCTATTGAGCCCTTAATAACATCGTTTATTGATTTTAACTCTTTAGAATATAATTCTTCACGCTTTGCATTTGTTAATTTTACTTTAGCCCAAACACGATCTTCCTCTGATGTGTTTTCTTTAAGCTTTTTAAGAACCTCTTCTTCTAATTTTGCTCGCCTTTCAGCTTGAGTTTCTATCTTACTATAAAGTCCATCCGATCTTTTAACATACCCCTCACGGGCCAAAATATCTTCTTCTCTAAGTTCTTTTTCTCTTAGTAAAAAATTCTTGATTGCTTCTTGGTCTTCATCGTAATTATTTGCCATGCTTTTTACCCACTAAATAGTTATTAGTATTTATGTCTTAAAATATCTCCAGGAGAACTCATGAACAACAACCCATTAAAACAATATTTTCGCCGTCCTGAAATTTATCTAAAACTACCCAGTGGTGGTAAATTTTATCCAGAGGGATCCATAGATTTACCTGAAAATCGTGAATTGCCGGTTTATCCAATGACGGCCATTGATGAAATAACTAGCAAAACACCAGATGCATTGTTTAATGGTACTGCTGTAGTGGATATTATCAAAAGCTGTATTCCAAATATTAAAGATCCATGGTCTATACCCATTGTAGATTTGGATCCTATACTAGTTGCTATTAGAGCCGCTAGCAATGGGACAACATTAGATATTGAATCACAATGCCCTAGCTGTAATGAAGAAGCTTCTTATGGTATAAATTTAATAGGACTATTGAATAGCCTAAGTGCAGGGAACTATGACGAATTAATTACTGTAAATGAGCTTACATTCAAGTTTAATCCATTTTCATATAAAAAAATAAACAATATAAACATGTCTCAATTTGAAATTGAACAATCTATTAGAAATTTAGATAATATAACTGATGAAGTTATCAGACAAAATGAATCTAGTCTAGTTATGCAAAAGTTAAATAATTTAAGTATGGAACTTATAGCTGAAACTATTGAATCTATAACAACACCAACAGCCATAGTTAATGAAAAAGAATATATCTTAGATTTTCTAAAAAACTGTGACCGTAAAATATTTGAACAACTGCGAACCACTGCAGTTAAATTACGTGAATCTTCTCAATTAAAGCCTTTGGATGTAAAATGCATCCATTGCTCACACGAATACCAACAAAAACTAACTCTTAACGTATCTGATTTTTTCGGTTAAAGCTTCTACATCTTAACTCTGAAGATATAAAGAAGCTGATAGATGATTTAGAATCAGAGGCTAAGGCTATAAAAACATCAGCCATACGTTATGCTTGGTATATGCGTGGTGGTGTTTCCTATACCGATTTATTAAACATGTCCTCTAATGAACGTAATGATATTGGTAAACTAATAGAAGAAAACTTAGATACAACTAAGAAATCTGGAATGCCATTCTTCTAATAATTCCCGTAACTGTTCATTTATCAATACGGGTTTTCTATGTAAAGATGAACTTCGTTCATCTAAGAACTCACTACGTTCGTTCTTATCTTTTACGGTTAAGTATTGTATTTTACTATGTATTATATATCTATCATATTGCCGCTTTGAAGCCATGGTAGTGCTATTCAGCACTACCGTTGGTTAAGGGTATTTGCCATGCCCGTCATCCTTTGTTATCTTTTCCCCGTCTAATCAGCTATTTGTTGCTACTAAACGCTACCGGTTGCTCTGTAAAGTTATGGGACTGTAGTGAAGCTATTGTTGTCTTTCAAACAATTCTTCAGCAACGCACTTCTCACCCCGCAAAGATAAAGTAGGGATGAGCTTGTTGAGGGTTCGCTTTGTCGATTGCCCTCTCGGTATTCCATAGTTATCACTAACTATGCTTACTCCAGATCCATCAGCTATCTTTCAAGCATCTTCAAGGAGGTCTTGCAGCCAAGACAACGAATTTTTATTATATTATGTTGTTGGTATATTAATAACAGTTGGTTTTGACGTGGTGTCTGGTGTTGCTGAATAGCTTTTTAATAATGTACTGTTGTGTTTGAAAAAGTCATCAAATTCAACGATTAACCAATCGCCAAACTTGCTTGACGAATAATAGACAAAATTGTCCGTTATCCATGTTGAGCCGCATTGCACGGCAACATAACGCCCTTTTCTATTAAACTTCATAAACAATAAATTTACATCACCTTCTTCAGTAACGTCCATTAATTGCTCAATCCATGTATTTATTACTTTACAGTCACCTGTAAGTAGTAAGTGAAAAGGAAAGTCCGCATAAAACTTGCATTCGATGTTCATTTTACTGAAACTTTGTCCGGGTACAATATCACCTTTGAAAGAACGTACTTGTCCCTCATGTAATACTGTAGTTCTATGCTGATTCTTACCACCAATATAAGCTCCGGATCCAGGTGCTCTTATAAAGCTTTCGCCATATAGGTCAGAAAGAAATCTTGCAACTTCTCTCTCAAATCCTGATCCTTTAGCTTTCTGTGGTGATGTCATGTTAATACTTATCTGTCTCTGTGTCTATTTGAAATTATTCTGTATCAACTGCGGTTGAGTAGCTCGTAAAACCATGCTCCTTAATCACTTTAAGAACACTAGGCACACGCCCAGCTAATTCTTCACGGTGACTTACAAGCCAAATACTCTTTTGTCTGCGTCGGCTCATGTCTTTAAGAATCGCAATAGCATTCTCAACACCCATAGTGTCAAGACCACTATCAATCAACTCATCAATAAACAATGTATTGATAGGGCGATATAAACTCTCCCATACATCTCTAAACGCAAAACTTAAGCCAAGAATCAATCTATTACGCTCACCGCGACTTAAATTATCAAAATCAAGCTCACGCCCTAATTCTGTAATCTCAACCTGTAAGTCATTCTGGAAGATAACTTGATGTGGTAAACCGATCTTGTCTAAGTAATGTGTCAATCGTTGATTCAAGTAACTTAAATTCTGGTCAATAATCTTCTTACGTACAAAACTATCTTTGCTAACTAATAAATCTAATAAAAACTTCTGATGTTCCATGGTTCTTGTTAATTTATTAATAACATCAAAGTCAATAGCTTGTAATGCATTACTCTCCATCTCTACTACTTGTTCAGCATATGGATCAGTTTCTTCTGCTTTGTTTTGAATCTGTTGTAGTATTGCACTTACTTTACCCCGATGTTCAATTGCTTCACGTTCATTATCATAATGAGTAACTGGTTGAGGACCTAACACTATAGTAGTCAACTCACTTAACTGTTCACTGAATGGATTAGACTCTTGTTTTTTATCTTCCCATACTTTCTTTAAGTTAGCTACATCTCCACTATGACGGATAGCCTCTGCTTCTGTTTTGTATGATGGTGTAGGTTTAGAACCTAATGTAGTAACCAATGATTGATTAGTTGCTAGTTGTGTTTCAAGTACAGCTAAATCGGCTTTAGCACTTTCAAGTAATGTTGTCTTTTCTTTTGTAACTTGTTCATGCTTATCATCATGGAAGTCTTGACCACAAGCATAACACTTATGATCCTCTAATTCTTTTACTTCCCGAATTAATTTTTCAATTAATTTTTTTTCTTTTGTAATACTTTTGGTTAGGGTATCAATATTAGTTGCAATAGATTTTTGTTCAGCATCATCGTGCAGCCAATCTTTTAAATTGGCCCAAGCTTGTAATTCAGACTCAATGTCATACTCATTTTTAAGCAAGTAGGCTTTATGTGCTATAGATACGTCAGTGTCATGTTTTTGTTGCCATGCGGTAGAACGTGCAATTAATGCATTATATGTATCTTGATCTTGTTTTTGTTTAACCCAATTATTCAATTCTTTGTGCGCTAACAACTCACTATCAATATCAATCTTTAGTAACTCATCATACTCTAACGCATAGCTAGCTAAATCTTCATCATGTTTCTTAAGCCATAATGTTTGTCTACGCTTGATAGCATCAATTTGTTCTTTAACACGCTTGTTAGCCTCTTCAATACCCTTAACACGATATTCTTCTGCTTGAATATTATCTTTACTATCACGGATCAAGTTCTTAATGACCTCAGCTTTTTCAGATAGTAGTGTAATACCAAGCAATTGTTCAATAATAGCACGTTGGTCATTAGTTTTTAATGCCAAGAATGGTTCACTATATGTATTCAATGCAACGATATGTTTGAACATGTCAGCACTCATATGAATCACACGTTCAATAGATTGTTGTGTTTCTTTGTTCTCGCCTTGTTGATCCTCTGTTGTTTTTTCTTGTACATCATTAACATAGAACTTAAGAATGTTTGGCTTACGCCCGCGTTCAATCTTATAGTCAACACCGTCTACGCTAAACTCTAGCGTAACCATCATGGCTTTACCATTTGTACGATTTACTAGGTTATCTTTACGAATGCTATTGATTGGTATACCGAATAGTGCATAGGATAGACCCTGAATGAGAGTGGTCTTACCTGTACCATTACGAGCGCCGTCACCACCTAAGTCTAAGTTTTCACCTAGAATAAGTGTTAAGTCTTGTCTATCAAAGCTAACAGCTTGTGTTAATTGTCCTATTGAAAGGAAGTTGCGAAGGGTAATATTCTTTAGGGTAATGCTCATATTCTTTTATTATACATAGTTCGTGTAGACATTTCAAACTAATTGGAATAAATACTAGTGTAGTTCGCGGAACGGGAATTCCCAACTACTCTAACGCTACAAAGGAGCATCAGCATGATTATTTATTACCTATTGGTTAAGACTCATAAAGTTACTGGTCTGAAATATCTTTGTCAGACAGTACAAGAACCATTTAATTATAAGGGATCCGGTACTATCTGGAAACGACACCTTAAGAAACACGGGAAAGAACATAATACACAAATTCTTCAAAAGTGCTTCTCAAAAGAATCGTTGAGAAGTTGGGGATTGTTCTACAGTAAAGCGTGGTCAATTGTTGAAAGTAAACAATGGGCCAATCTTATTCCTGAAGACGGCGGGGGTTTTGCTTGTGGTAAATATCATCCTCAAAAAACTGAAAAAACATTATTAAAAAACATAGTTGCCCATACAGGTGTTAATAATTATAGGTACGATCCTACCTTATATCATTGGAAACATAAAGTAACTAAAGAAGAAGTATATATGACCAGGTATGATTTTATCCAAACATACAATGCGAATAAAGGTACTGTCAATTTGTTATTCCGAGGTTTACGCAAAGCAGTAAAAGGTTGGTCATTGGGGTCATAGGTTATTATATATGTTTAATAATAATTTCTTATCAAATGTATTTGATTCAATATTATTGATCTGTTCTATAACAATCTGATCTACTGATTCAAACTTTAATCCCTCAGCTCCTGAAATATGATCTGTTGGATCTGATTTGGTGGGTATTAAAGCCATTTCACGGAGTTTATATTCAGGTATAAATGTTTCTCGTAAAAAATTAGCTTCCTCGTAACTTACGTTGATATCTAAATGCACACGAACATGACTGTCAATCAATAGCAAGCCCTCAGGGTTTTCTAGTACATCACTTAGTTTATATACACGATATAATGGTTGTCTAGGCCAACTAAAGAATTGCGGGTCTTGTCCCCATTCTAATATCATCATACCACGTGCGTCATCACCTGCATCTGCATAGTTATGCGGGAAACAATTACCTATGTACCAAATGTTCTTTTTGCTTTGTCGTTTATGAAAATGACCACTGAATACTTTATCAAATCCACTTACATGGTCACTATTAAGTTCACCATGATCGGGCATCTCTATCATTGCGTTCATATGGAAGTGTGGCAATTCAAAATGACCAAACATATATTTGCCACTCATTTTTTGTAGTTTCTTATAATCATCCTGTACTAACCAGGGTGCAATAGTTACATCACCTGCAGTGAAGAAGTCATTAACGATAGTAAGATTGGGTAGATGTTTAGCCCACTCTACAGAATGTATATCACGGCGATCACGATAATACAAATCATGATTGCCCGGAATAAAGAAAACTTGTGTAAATGCGGCATTTAATTTCTCCAGTGCTTGTAAGCCAAATTGTAATGTATGTATATTGATACTAGCACGATGATGGTTATAATCACCTAAAAAGAAACAGGTTTCACAGCCCTCACTTTTTGCTTTAGTAATGAACCAATCTACAAAATTGGCACAGTCTTGATTATGTTGTAGGCTGTTTGACTTCAATCCAAAATGAATATCTGTTAGGACTGCTGCCTTTTTAAATAGATTCATTCAATATCCTTAATTTTATAACCATTGTAAAATTCTCCTTTTTGTGATTTTTCTCTAATAGTACACATCCATTGACCTGTTTGTCTTTGGAACTCACTAATACTATTATAAACTTCTATTTCACCGGTGTCACGCATTAAGGTAACCTTCTTAGAAGTTTTCTCTGCACCCTTTAATCCATTTTGTATTCTATATTTTTTTGCAAGCTCTGGATTTTCTTTTTGCCATTCTTTAATACCGGCACTATGTTTTTCTTTGGAACCGGGTACATTATCATAATAGTTCCTTAATGTTTCTGCACGACTGAGATTAGCATCTTCAGTATGACAATGTTTAATCATTTCTTTTCTTTGTTCTTCAGTAGTATCAGACCATTTTTTCTTGTTGAACTCCCTCCATTTTTCACCCAACGCATTACGTATAAGAGCTACTTCATCATCATTAAATATAGTGAGATCATTATTCAGTCCATCCCCACCCGGTGTACTGTTTAACCCATTCTTGTAAGAATCGTGTTGTTTAATATATCTTATCTCAGCCAGAGCAAGTTTTGATATTGAATCAAAACCATTTTCTATTACTTCATATACGCAATTTTCAACACCATGGTTATGTATTGCAATATGAAATTTTCCCTTTGGATTATTGATAGATTCTTTGATGTGTGTCTTCCATCTTGCTTTTTTATATTCTGGTTTGGTATCCAAACCAATGTATATTTGATTAAGTGGAATTACGGTGACTTTGTATATAAACATATTTTATCCCTAAATGAATATCTTACTTATTTATCATTTAGGGCGTAAAACTTGATTTATTCTTCGTAAACTGTACTGCTTGATCCAGAGCCTTGGCGACTCCAACTTGGATTGAGACCGTTAATCTCTAAGATATCGTCACGTATGTTTTGGTTGCGCTTTTCTGTATTCAATACACGGCAGAAGCTATTAGTTATAGCGGCTGTGTAGTAAGCGAATGGGTTAGCACTTTTAGCCTCATTGAAACGTAATCCTACGTATGTTAATTGTAAGATGGCTGAATTACGCATCTCATCGTTGTATGTATATCCACGCCAATTATATTTCATTGCATATTTTTCGCACATCATAATATACATACGGGCAAGTTTATTTGTAATCTTACCGTGGTCCTTATTAAAGTTGCCGTTTTCTAAATCACCTTCCCAATGACTTTTGCCCACACAGTAGAATGTATTATTTGAATCAATTTTGTAATGTTGGAATGGGGGAAAGTTAACTTTAACATGAACCATATCGTCCACTTCAGCTTTAGTAGTTGTATCTTCTAGGTCAGCAAAGATTTCATCTGGGTCAGTTTCTTCAAACTCAAATATATCTTTTGCTGTTTTCTTTTTAACTGTTTTGCGGGGTTGTTTTGGTGCGACTGGAACATGATCCCAAGTCATAACACGAAACACTAAATCTGTTAATTCTATTGAATCTGGACTAACTGCGTCTTTACTACCTTGTTCCAAGCTAAGACGTAATGCACGTGTTTCTTTTGCTTGTTGAATAGTTTCTGGTTTATAGGCGTATGCTAAACTTTCATCAATTGGTGCTTGTGGCATATCTATGATGTAGTCATAGCGATGATATTCTGGTTTAGTGAAACAGCAATATGCGTTTTTACTTTCATGTATTTCTTTTAGAATATCTTTATTATTAAGATAGTTTACTGGTTTACGTGGCGCGGGTAGTAGAGACATAGTTTCCTTGTTATGTTTTTATATATTGTAACACTTTTGTTGTGTAAAAGCAACAATAATATAGAAAAAGGGTAAATTTTATAGCGATAAATAGTATTTAGTAAAGGTATAAATCCATGGCATCAGCTAATATAGACGCATTAAACCTAGAGCTAGCGGCTCTCAAAGAGTCATTGAGGATAAAACTCCAAAGCCTAGCCAACATTAATCCTAACTATCAGATGAATGCCGCTTATATTGCGAAATTAAAAGCTGAAGTAGCAATATTAAATCAAAATATTGCCACAATACAGGCACAGATAACTGCCGCAACAACCCCACCGGTGCAACCAGCACCTAAACCCAAACCACCTGTAGTAGAGAATAAGACTCCTGAACCTACCACAGACCCTGATACAAATACTACTACAAATACTGAAACTATTGAGAATCAAGATCCTGCTACGGTAGGAAATGAAGATCCTTTTGAAGCGGCAAGAGCAAAAGCAGAAGAAGAGGCCAATAATACTCCACCTAGAACAGAACAAGATATTATTAATGCATATGGTGGAATGCAAGGTTTACAAGGGTCAGTGGATAACGCTAGAGCACAACAAATTACCCAAGATGCAGAAAATGCAAAAACACAGGGTGATTGGCGTGTAAGATTAAGTTTAGCACCAAGTGCAGGATATTTATATAAAGCACAAGATCCAGGTATACTACAACCGTTACAAAAAACAGATGGTGTGATATTTCCATATACACCTCAAATACAAGTTACCTATGCCGCACATTATGATGCAGGTGAATTAATACATAGTAACTATAAAATATTTCAATATAAAAACAGTAGTATAGACCAAATTAGTATAACATGTGATTTTACAGCACAGGACACAGAAGAAGCTAATTACATGTTAGCATGTATACATTTCTTTAGAAGTGTTACTAAGATGTTTTATGGTCGAGACCAATTACCCAAACCTGGTACACCTCCACCGTTATGTTATTTAACTGGCTTGGGTGGGTTTCAATTTGATAGACATCCATTGGTAATAAGTTCATTTAATTATAATTTACCCAATGATGTGGACTATATACGAGCAGGTAGTCCAACATTATTATCCGGAGTTAATTCAAGTGGATACGACAGTGGTAATAGTATAGTTGTAGATGACAGTACGTCATGTCGTAGATTGCAAGTTAGTGGTTTAAATTTTGGTGGTACTGAGAGTGCTCCTAATTGGTCAAAAGCAACAAACACAGAGCCTACGTATGTGCCTACAAAGATTCAAATAGCATTAGTTGCATATCCAATTGTAACACGTAATGATATAAGTAATAAGTTTAGTGTAAGAGAATATGCCAATGGTTCATTATTACAAGGTAGTAAACGCAATGGCGGAGGAATTTGGTAATGTCAAATAATGCAATATATCCAGCAACAAGTCCATACTATACGACAGACATAGTTAATAGTAAATTTTTAGATATAATGGTAGATAGGCCTATACTTAAACAGCCATCAGATATATATTGGGAAATAACATTACTATATGAATATCGTCCAGATATGTTAGCATATGACTTATATAGTGATAGTAGATTGTGGTGGGTATTTGCACAGCGTAATCCAAACAGATTAAAAGATCCTTATTTTGATTTCGTAGCCGGTGTGGGTATATATTTACCTAAGGCAGATTTCTTAAAACAGTTATTGGGACTATAAATGGCAATTATTTACGATGAGTTAGGTAATGTAATATCTTCAACACCCGATAACAATAATCTTACCGGATCTGCTGATGGAGATAATAGTAATCGTATAAAGCCTGCAAACGGTCCCGTTTCGTCAGTAACCGGCAATCAAGGTGTTGGTCCAGAAATAGTTATTACCGATGATAGACCTGCTAAGGCTGCAACATCAGCACCTGATAGCCAAAAGCCTGGGATGCGACCACAAAACCCTTTAGCTAGCTTATCAAGTTATACATATCAAATCACTTTATATATGATAACACCTGACGCTTATGATGCATTTATACAATCAGGTAGAAATAATATTAATGCTATTAACAATACTGCAAATCCACAAGTTGCTACAGAAGTTGAAAACAGTATGTCAGGTGCATATATTATAGCACAAAGCGGTGGTATAAACAATAAAACAAGTAAACGTGCATTTGATTATGATTTTTATATAGATGATTTAAAGATCAAGACTAAGACCGCTGGCCCTGCAACCGGAACAGCATCTAATGATAGTGATATTTCATTTAATATTTACGAACCATATGGATTTTCGTTTGTGTCAAAAATAACAAATGCGGCTCAATTGTTGCGAAATAAAAGTAAATTAAAAAATTATCCAGATTTATCCAATCCTAGCAGACAGTTTTTTATATTAGGCGTTAGATTTCAAGGATATGATGAAAACGGAAAAGAAATTTCATCAAGTACAACATATAATCAAGATAAAATAGATATAACCGGCGATTCTGGTGGAGTGTATGAACGATTTTTTGACATCGTAATTAAAAGTTTTAAATTTAAACTTGATGGTAAGATGACCGTATATAGTATTACAGCAGCTCCCATTGCACCTAACACTGCATATGGAGTAAAATATGGTAGACTAGACCGTGGTGGAAGATATCAAGGTAAAACGGTAGATCAAGTATTAAACAGTTTAATAGATCAATTAAATGAATATCAACAAAATAGAAAAAATACAAGAACTACATCTGTTGAAGGTATTATACCAAATGTTTATAATAAGATTAGATATTTGGGAAATTCTGAAAAAGAAATAGGTGGTGCATCAATTGTAAGTATCGCTGATGTAAATAAATCATTATGGCCTATGAGTTTAGCGGCAAATATTAATGAGGTTAATGAAGGGGTCTCTGTAACTGCTACACCTAATAGTAATAGTAGGACTATTACTTTTGCTAATGATATATCTATAATGCAAGCAATAAGTTCAATCATTTCACAAAGTACCTATTTGACCGATGCACTAAATGTAGTTATAAAATCAACTAATCAACCGCCGCCGGCAAACAAAGGTGGTCCTGATATTCCGGATACTACACCAAACCCTATTAAATGGTATAATTTAGGTGCCGAAGTTAAATGTATAGGATTTGATACTGTAATAGGTGATTTTGCGTATGAAATTACATATGTGATACAGCCATATCAAACTCCGTATGTTACTAGTCCATATGTAAATACAGCCACATCATATTATGGACCACATAAAAGATATGAGTATTGGTTTACTGGGCATAATTCAGAAATTATAAATTATGAACAAAAATTAGATAATGCATATTTTTTAGCAGCATTAAATCCAACCGGTGCACCTGCTAGCCAAGGTGGCGGACAAGACATTCCTACAGTACCCGGAAAACGACAAAATGAAGATAGAACAGGTAAATTAGATGTCGGTAAAGAAGCACAAAACTCTTATTTAACTAGTTTATTTGATCCTGGTACATTTGCCTCAGCAAAAGTTACTATTATGGGTGACCCTGACTTTTTAGTACAAGAAAGCCCTAGCTCGGTAAACCAAGTATATCGTCAATTTTATGGTAATGGATTTACTATTAATCCAAATGGTGGGCAAGTATTTATTGAAATAGATTTCAAAGAAGCAGAAGATTATAATAATGATAATGGATTATTAAGTATAAATGAATCTATATTATTTTGGGAATATCCTAAGGAAGTTGCGTCAAAAGTTAAAGGTATAAGTTACCAAGTTATAGAAGTAAATAGCACCTTTTCAAAAGGTAAATTTACACAAGAGCTAGACTGTAGAATAAATCCCATGACTGATTTAATATCCAAAACATCTAACAATGAAGCTGGCAGACCTACTGCATCATCTACTAGATTTGAAAATACCGGTAATCAATCGGCTGTAGAAAGTAATAGATTAGCTAATGCAGGTAATAGATACGCTTATGCACCAAATCAATCATTAGCTGAAACAGCAAGATTAGCCGCAGCTGCCGGAGCAAATAATACAAATAAAGCTCTTAATGCTGCCTCTCAACCAGATGATGAAAATGTAGTAAATCCTACAAAACAACCTGCTAATCAAGGTGGCAGAGAAGAACCAGTTACTGGAAGACCAAGGGGCGGAGCATAATATATGGCATATGATGAAATAAAACCTAGAGGTAGTACTAAAGCAAGTCAGCCAAATGCAGGTGGTGCTGTAATACGTAGTGTACCACTATTTGGTATTGTTAAAGATAACATTGATCCAGTTCGTTCTGGTAGATTACAAGTTTATATTAGTGATTTAGGGGGACAAAACCCTGATGATAGTAGAGCATGGATAACAGTAAGTTATATGAGTCCCTTCTATGGGGTAACCAAACCGTCTAGTGCAAATACGGGTTGGGGGGAATACGTAAAAAATCCCAATAGTTATGGTATGTGGAATAGCCAGCCTGATTTGGGCACAACTGTTATATGTATATTCATTAATGGTGATCCTAACTATGGTTATTGGATAGGATGTGTTCCAGAACCCGAAGCACTACAAATGGTGCCGGCAATAGGTGGCACAGATAATATTGTAGCAAATGCAGGTGAAGCAAAAGGTTTGGGCGGTGCTGTTAGATTGCCGGTAACTAATATTAACACAAATAATTCGGGAATAGCAGATGGTGCGACATTTTTAACTGACGCCAAACCCGTACATAGTTATGTTGCTAGTATATTAGCACAACAAGGATTAGTTAGAGATCCTATTAGAGGTGTAATTGGTTCAAGCGCACAACGTGAAACTCCAAGTCGTGTTGGATGGGGAGTAAGCACACCGGGCAGACCTATATACGAAGGTGGGTATACTGATGAGAATATAGTTAGTAAACTTGATGGAAATACACAAGGCGATATATACGGTTTAAAAGTTGTTGCACGTAGAGGTGGACATACTTTAGTTATGGATGACGGGGATATTCTAGGTAAAGATCAATTAGTAAGAATACGTAGTAGTTTAGGACATCAAATACTAATGAGTGATGATGGTCAAACATTATTCATTATTCATGCTAATGGACAAAGTTATATTGAGTTAGGTAAAGAGGGTACTATTGATATGTACTCTACTAACTCGTTCAATGTAAGAACACAGGGTGATTTAAACCTACATGCAGATAACAATATTAATATCAATGCAGGTAAAGCATTGAATATTAGTGCAGATACTATTGCAATTAGTAGTGAAAAAGAGACCACACAAAAAGTTGGAACAGATTTTAGTTTATATGCTTCCGGTAAGTACACAACTAAAGTAGATGGTAAGATGAGTTTTGCCAGTGCAGCCGACGCATCTTTTTATAGTGATGCTATAACATATTTTAATGGTAGCAAGATTAATTTGAATACAGGTTCATCTAGCTTAGTACCACAAGAAGTGAAACCTTTACCAATAGTAGCTCACACCGATACATTAAATGATTCAGTTAAGGGTTGGGTAGCTGCACCGGGTAAGTTATTAAGTATTGTAAGTAGAGCACCTGCACATGCACCCTGGGCTAGTGCAAATCAAGGTGTAGATGTTAAAGTTAATAATAATGCAAGCGCGGCATTACCAGCTGCACCTAGTCCTGCAGTGGCAGCCGCTAATGCTAGTGCAGGCGCACCTACTAATCCAGTAAGTGTCGCAGTTGCATCTACCGTTCCTCCATCATCGGCAATTAGTGCGGCATTAGATAAAAATACAACAGGAACAATGGTTGGTCAACTATCTACTTTAGCCGCAACAGGACCGGCTGCAGCCGCAGTTAAATTAGGTGCTGGTGTAGTAGAAACTGCAACAGGACCAGTCGCAGTAGCAGGACAGATGGCACAAAGCCCTTCGCAATTAGAAGTACAAGGATATATAAAACCGGGTGCAGGTGCATTAGTTAATAATTTAGTACAAGGTGGAAAAACAATACAACAGGCATTGACCCCAAATTTATTTACAGGCAAAGATGGTGTAGCTAGTCTATCTAATTACGTAAACAACCCAACAGCGCAAGTTGCCGGAGCAGTTGTTGGATTACAGCAAGCACAAACAGCATTAACACAAACAGGACTAATTACTGGTAAAGAGTCTGGTACACAACTTGCAGGTTTAGTAATGTCAGCGGCAACAGCAGGTGTACAAAATACAGTTAATTTTGTCAGTAATGCCGCTAACTCAGTTGTAGGTGCAGTGAATGGTGCTATATCAAATGTAGTTGGAGCTGCTACTGGAGCATTGAATAGTGTATTAGGATCAGCTAGTAGTTTAATGTCTGCGGGTAATTTTGCAGGTAACTTAGCAAGCACTGTAACAGGTGGTTTAAGTAGCATTGCAGGAGCATTAGGTGGAATGGCTAAAGGTGCTGTTGCTGGTATAGCAGGATTATTAGATAGTGCTAAAGGGGTTGCTGGTAGTGCATTTGCTGCAATAACCGGCGCATTACCAACACTAAAAGCAGGTGTACCGCAAAACATTAAAGATATAACAGAAAAAGCACAAGCAGCCGCACAAGCTCCGGTTGCTAACCCATTAACCGGGGCATTAGGTGGATTAACAGGTGGATTAACTGGCGCATTAGGTGCAGTAACAGGTGGATTGACCAATGCTATTAGTGGAGCAGTAGGAGCAGTAACTAGTGGATTAACTGGCGCAATTGCAGGAGTTGCAGGTGCAGCTTCAGGGTTAATAAAAACAGCATTAGGAACAACAGCAAATCTATCTACTGGATTGGGTGCATTACCCGGTGGTGCAAGTGTAGTTGCTTCTGTGGTTAATAATGCCGCCGGTGCAATTAATAATGTACCGGGTGTTAGTGCAGTAACTGGATTAATTGGACAAGCAAATGCAATTACCAATGGTATAGCAGGTTTAGCATCAGGTAATCCATTAGCATCTTCTGGAGCATTAAGTGCCGCAAACGGAATAGCTGGATCATTGACAAAAGGATTGGATGACTTAAAGAGTGGAAAACTATCATTGGCTACATTAGCAAGTGCAGGACTACCGGCTGGTGCTGCGGCACAATTAAACGCCGCTATTAGTTCAATGAGTTCGGGCGGAGCTGTGCAAATTAAGTTACCTACTGTAGCTGTTAATACGACAGACCGTAGTGAATTAACATCACAAGTTACTAGTTTATTAGGTGATGCAAAAATACCAGCACCAAACTACGGCGGCACTAATGAAGATACATATAAGGCTGGATTAGCAAAACTTAAAGATTTACAAGCACAGTTACAAGAATCAAAAGATAAAGTAATACAAGCCACAGCAGCCGCCGAAAAAGCAAAACAAGAATTACCTGCAGGTGATCCGGCTATTCAAGAAGCAGAAGCAACAGCTAAATCAGAACTTTTAAACGGGCTAAAATTAAACAAATTAGCCGCAGAGACACTTTCTCAAATAAAACTAAATAAAAGTATAGGATAAAAATATGCCAGCATACGTAGGTTTCAGTACAATTAACGCTAACAAGCCCCGTTCTACTAACTTACCAGCGGGAATAGCAGGTGGTGTAGGTTCTATGGTATCACCCGTAATACCCGGAAAGAAGTATAGATTAGTTGACCAACAATTAGTCATACAAGATTTTATCAATGCACTAAACATACAACAGGGTCAAAAAGTCGGTAATCCTGGATATGGTACAACTCTTTGGAGCTTTGTATTTGAACCAAATACGTTTGATGTACAGAACAAATTAGAAACTGAGATTAGACGAGTAGCTAATCAAGATCCAAGATTGATAATTAATACTATCAGCGCATATCCACAAGAAAACGGTATATTAATTGAAGTAGAGTTAGCTGTTACTCCATTTAACAATGCACAAACACTTAGTGTTTTCTTCAATAATAGCACAAATACCGCAGTAATCCAATAATCTTCCAAAAGTGATGTTTTCATTTAAGATAAATACTTAAAAGAGAATACCACTATGGCAACCAGCTCACGACAATCAGCATTATTCGGCGTCAACGATTGGAAGGCAATCTATCAAACCTTCCGTGAAGCCGATTTCCGTTCATATGACTATGAAACACTACGTAAAAGTTTCATTGACTATCTACGTGTTTACTATCCAGAAACCTTTAATGATTACATAGAATCAAGTGAATTTATTGCACTAATGGACGTTATGGCGTTTATGGGTCAGGGTTTAGCTTTCCGTAGTGATTTAAATGCACGTGAAAACTTTATTGATACTGCTGAACGTAGAGATAGCGTAGTTAAACTAGCTAATCTAGTAAGCTATACTCCTAAACGCAATCTAGCTGGTCAGGGTTATATTAAAGTAGTAAGCATTCAAACCAGTGAAAACATCACGGACTTAAATGGTTATAATTTAAGTAATCAAACAGTATTATGGAATGATCCTGCAAACATCAATTGGTTAGAGCAGTTCAATACGATTATTAATGCTACATTAATTAACACACAACGTATTGGGCGTCCAGGAAACACAGCACAAATATCAGGTATTAAGACAGATGAGTATGCTATTAATATTCCCCAGAATATATTACCAATTGTACCGTTCACTGCTGTAGTAGATAATCAATCAATGAATTTTGAATTAGTTAGTTCAACTAGTTTAAATGAAGATTATGTTTACGAGATTCCACCTGTACCTAGTGGTAGAATGAATATAGCTTATCGTAATGATAAGTTAGGTTATGGTAGCCCAAATACAGGTTTCTTTTTCTATTTTAAACAAGGTAATTTACAGAATTTTGATTTTAATTTAGCACAGCAAATATCTAACCAAGTAGTTGACATTGGTGATATTCAGGGTGTTAATAACACAGATACTTGGTTGTATCAATTGAGTACTGATAATACCAGTGCTACAAATAGAACATTATGGAAACAAGTAGAAAATGTTTATGCGGATGCATACTTACAAACTGAAGGTAGTATTCGTAGAATATTCTCTGTGGGTTCCAGATTTAATGATCAGGTTAGTTACGTTTTTGGTGATGGAGTATTTTCCCAGATCCCAGTTGGAACATTTAGAGCATATGTACGTGCAGGTAATGCATTGACATATACTATTAATCCAACTGAGATGCAAAATCTATCAGTATCAATAAGTTATATTAGTAGGGCAGGACGAACAGAAACACTTACATTAGGATTACAATTACAGACACCAGTGTCAAACGCACAGGCAAGAGAAACATTAGCAAATATTAAACAACGTGCCCCTTCCCGCTATTACACACAGAACAGAATGGTTAATGGTGAAGATTACAACAATTTCCCATATACATTATACAGTTCTATTATTAAAAGCAAAGCTATTAACCGTAGTAGTGTTGGTGTGTCAAAAAACTTAGACCTGTTAGATCCAACTGGGAAATACTCCAGCACTAATAGTTTTGCCAACGACGGCGGTATATATCAAAATAGTACTGAAGGTAGTACACTATTAACTATCACAACAACCGGCGATATCATTACCTTCTTAACAGATAGGTTAGCTGTATTATTGGCAGACAATCGTGCAAGACAATATTATATACAAAACTATACACGTTATCCAGTTAACACTTCATCCGGTGACGGTGTTGTATATTGGCAAGAACAAACAGTTGATGCTAATAGTTTAACTGGTTACTTCTATAATATTAATGGTAGTGATAATACTCCTATACCAGTAGGAACATATTCTACACATAATATGAAATATGCAACCAAAGGTGCAATGATGAAATTTGTCGCACCTAGTGGTTATTATTTTAGTGATACTAATCGTTTAATATCAGGTATCCCAGGCCCATCTGATAAAACATATTTATGGACTACCGTATTAAATGTAACAGGTGATGGTTATAATAATGGTCAAGGTAGTTTTAGTAATGGTACTGGCCCGATTACATTAAATGGTTACGTACCTCAAGGTGCTATCGTATCTACAATATTACCCGCATTTGATAATTCATTGCATAACACAGTAATATATGAAGCACAAGTTAGAATGGAACTAAATCAAAGTTTTAGTTTGATTTTTGATAACAGTTTAACTATAGCGCAAGATCGTTGGAGTATTGGTGCATATAACGCCAGTAACTACTTTGTAAACTTCTTAAGCACAGGTAACAACCGTTATACTATAACATATCGTTCATTGAGATATTATTTTGGTAGTGTAGCTGATACACGTTTTACATTTGAAACTGGTAAACTAGTATATGATCCGTTTAGTGGAAAGATATTACAAGATTATGTTAAAGTATTGGCAACCAATACTCAACCAAATAGCAATTACCCATTAGCTACACCAGTTACTGCAAGTATTATTGGACAAACGGTTGAGAGTGATGGCTATGTAAATGATTTTGAAGTTGAAATAGCAAGTATAGATGTTAATGATAGAACATTAGTCAGTAATCCAGATTTCTTTAGTGAAGTAACAGGTTATGTAAATGGTGGGTCAAATATTGGTGTATATACCTTCTTTGAACTAATACAAGATGCTATTAACTTATCACGCTATCAATTAATACCTTCAAGTGAAGTGGTATATCAATACCCAACTAAAACTCAAATTGAAGTTGTTAAGTATGAATATCCTGTAGGGCAGTTATTCTATGCATATGCAGATACTAATCTAGACGGATCAGTTGGTAATTTTTATACAACTGTACAAAATCAAACTGTGAATACCCCTTTCTATATTGTAACTAAACAAACACAATATATTATGCAAACGGGCCGTCAAGGATTGCAATTCCAATATCGTCATAACAGTAATAATACTACACGTATTGACCCTGCTACTACAAACATTATTGATTTGTATGTGGTAACACAAGCGTATTATACTGCATATCAAAATTGGTTACAAGATATTACTAACACTATACCTGAGCCAGATAGACCTACAATTAATGAATTAACACAAGCATACGGTGCTGTTAATGATTATAAAATGTTAAGTGATAGTGTTATATTAAATAGCGTAGTGTTCTTACCGTTGTTTGGACCTAAAGCTCCATTACAATTAAGAGCAACGGTTAAAGTTATTAAAGCAAGCAATACAAATGCAAGTGATAGTGAAATTCGTAGTGCCGTATTATCTGCAATGAATACATATTTTAATATTAACAATTGGAACTTTGGTGATACATTTTACTTTAGCGAATTAAGTGCATATTTACATGCTCAAGTAGGAAGTTTAATTAGTTCAGCAGTATTAGTACCTAATGATCCTACTATGAATTTTGGAGATTTATATGAGATTAAATCAGCACCATATGAAATATTTGCTAATGGCGCAACAGCTAATGATGTTCTTGTGATACCGGCTCTCACACCAACACAATTACAGATAAGATAAGTAATATATAACCATAGAGAGAAATAATGGCAACAAGAATTAGAACATTAAATTTTCTACCTGAAATATTTAAAACTCCTACCAATAGTCAATTTTTAAATGCGACACTAGATCAAATAGTAGACCAACCAAATACTAAACGAATACAGGGTTATGTAGGTAGCAGATTTGGGTATGGTGTTAATGCTAAAAATTATTATGTTACTGAACCAACTAAAACTAGAACAGACTACCAACTTGATCCAGGGGTAGCCTTTCTTAAGAAAGACACAAGTACCGCCAATGACTTTATTAGCTATCCGGGTATAGTTGATGGATTGGCACTAGAAGGCGGTGTAGTAAACAATAACAATAGACTATTCAATAGCGAATTCTATTCATGGGATAGTTTTACTAACCTAGATAAAATTATTAATTTTAACCAATACTATTGGTTACCGAACGGCCCTGAAGCAGTAACTGTTAGTACAGAAACTGTTTACAACGCCACAACATATATTATTACTAGCACACCTAATGGTTATTTGGTAACTGCAGATGGTCAAGCACAGGGCACTACCAACCCGTCAATTACTTTATTGCGCGGTGGTATATATACTTTTACCGTTGATCAGGATAGTCAATTTTGGATTCAGGGTAAGCCTGGTGTAACTGGATACGATCCATCACAACCAAATATTCAAACACGTGATATATTAGGTGTGGACAACAACGGCACATCAATGGGAGTAGTAACATTTACTGTACCCTTTAAAGATGCACAATCTGAATATAATTTTCCCGGCAACAATAGAGTTGATGTAGTATCATCATTGCCGTACGATCAGGTTAATGGTGTATTGGTCAGTGATTTGGTAAATGGCGTAGACGGTATTACCTCATTAGAAGGTCTTACATTAATGTTCTATGGTAATTTTACTGTACCATCTTATGAAATTGTTATAGGTAATACTTACAAAATAAATGACTTAGGTACAACTGATTGGAACGCTATCGCAAACACAACTGGTATTACATATGCAATAGGTGATGTAATAGATGCAATAAATGTTGGTTCATCTACCGGTACTGGTACTGCAACAGCAATGGGTTATGTATCAAAGTTCTATAGTACAACACCTTTTGATGAAGATGGCGGTACTACAGGTTATGTGCCACCAGGTAGTAATACAGATTTTATTAATTATGACGGTGGTTATTTCACCAATGTAGCCGCTACATTTTACACAATTACATATGAAGGTGATCCAACTAATCCTGTAATCAGATTAGTTGATAGTGGTACGATTCCAGTAGAAGAAATCATTACTGCTAATTACGGAACAGAATATATTGGTAGAACTTTTTATAGAAACACAAGCAATTCTATTCAGTTAATACCTTATTTAAGTTCACTACTTGATACACTATATTACCAAGATGGTACATCAAGTAATAAAGTTGGTCAAATTAGAATTATATCAAGTAACGTAACAAGTCGTATTAATGTACTTACTGATATTATTGGTAAAAAAACATACACTTCACCAAACGGTATTGTGTTTACTAATGGATTGAAAGTAATATTATCTGGAAATATATATCCTAGTAGCTACTATAATAATCAATATTATGTTGAAGGTGTGGGATCTGCAATTCGTTTAGTACCTGTAGCTGAATTAATAGTACCAGAACCTTTTACTCAAGGTACATATATACCATATGATACAACACCATATGATATTGGAAATTATGACGTTAATTTATATATACCAGTAACGCCCGATTATATTACTATAGCCAGAGATAGTTTTGATAGAAATCCATGGTCACGTAGTAATAGATGGTTTCATATTGATGTAATTAATGCAACAGCTACATATAATAATAATCCAGAATTAGCCACATTATATGCCACTATAGATAACAAAGCTAAACGTCCTATCATTGAGTTTTATCCAAACTTACGTTTATATAATTCTGGTATTGTTGCAAAACCTACAATTGATTTTATTGACTTTAGAACAACAAATGCATTAAATTTAGTAGCAGGACAACAAAACTATTATCCCGACGTTGAAGTATATACAGCTTATACTGCAACAATTAATCAACTATTAGTTGCAGGAACTAGTACTACTATTACTGTTCCTGTATCTAGTGTTACTGGAGCATTTCAAGTTGGTCAATATATAAATGACAGTACTAATGTATTGCCTAGAAATAGTCAGATTACTGTAATAGATAGTATATCTAGCCCAACTAATTTTATATTAACAGTATCTTGGTCTGGTTCACACACCGTTACTACTGGTACTAACGCATCATTAATAGCAAACGATATTCAAAATGATAGTTATGCATTATTTGATGGTGCTAGAGTTGTATTTGCAGCCGATGAAAGTATAACTGTTAGAAATAAAATATATACAGTTAGATTTAGTACACTAGTACCCGGTAGTCCACAAGTAATAACATTAACAGAAGATCATAATGGACTTGTATTACCCGAAGAACAAACTGTTGTGTTCAGAGGTTATAACTATAAAGGTATGGATTTTTACTTTGACGGTTCTAGTTGGATAACAGGTCAACAAAAAACTACAGTAAATCAACCACCATTATTTGATATATTTGATAATAACGGCATAAGTTTTGGTGATCGTACTGTCTATGCAGGAACATCATTTGCCGGTAATAAATTATTTGCTTATGCTATAGGTTCAGGCATAGATGATTCTATATTAGGATTTCCATTATCATATAGTTCAGTAAACAATATAGGTGATATTAGTTTTGACGTATCATTAAATTCTGCACAATTCAATTATGTTAATGGTTCTACACCTATTACACAAAAAGTTAATACAGGATATGTCTATGACTATTCTAATCTAACAACTCCTATTCGTCAACTAGGTTGGCAAACAGCAGTTGGCCCTAGCGTACAATATCAAGTATTTGAATTTAATTATTATGCTAATAATCCTACTACAACATATACATGTGATATTGCTAAATTAGCTGACATGGATAGTCCATGGCCTACTATACAACTTTTTGTTAATAATAAAATTCAATATACAAGTGACTATACGGTAACTACAAATGATACACAAACTATTGTAACCTTTAGTGTACCTAATCCAGCAATAGATACAGTAGTTGAAATATTATTATTGAGTAATCAAGTAAGTGAAACTGCTTATTATGGCATACCCATTAATTTAAATAATAACCCATTAAACGCTGATATCACTATGGTCAACGTGGGTGATATTCGCGGTCAATATCAAAGTAGTTTTTACAATAATCCTAACACTACCGGAGAAGTATTTGGTCCAAACAATTACCGTGACTTGGGTAATATGGTTCCTTATGGTAATAAGATTATTCAAAATAGTGCAAGTTTAGTATTGCCAGGTACATTTTTACGTAAACAAAATCATAACTTGTTTAATGCATTAATGTACAACAGCAGAGAGTATATTACTTTTAAAACATTATTGGTTGATACAGTTAATACAACAGATTATGTACAACGTGTATCACCTGCAACATTATTAGATGATGCGTTAGATACTATTACTAAATCAAAAACAGATAGTAATAGTTTCTTCTGGAGTGATATGTTGCCAAGTAAAGCGGCATATATTTCTAATACCTATAGTTTTGCAAATGCACTGGATGTAAGTATATATCCATTGAGTAAAGTATATAATTTTGCCACAGCTAACTATAATGGTATATTGGTTTATTTAACTAATACATTAGGTATAGTTACACAATTAATTCGCGGAGTTGACTATACCGTAAGTACTGATAGTCCTTCATTAACAGTTACATTAGATTTAAATGCCGGCGATCAAATTACTATTAAAGAATATAATCAAACATACGGTAGTTATGTCCCTAATACACCAACGAAATTGGGATTATACCCATCTACTATACCAACAGTTGTACTAGATTCATCATATTATCAACCTACGTATTTTATTGTAGGGCATGATGGTTCATATAATAAGTTATATGGTGAATATATTGATGGTATATTGTTTGATTTTAGAGATCAGGTATTACTTGAGTTTGAGAAACGTATCTATAATAACTTAAAATTAAGTAATATTATTCCAATTCAAGAATATGAAATATTACCAGGCTTCTTTAGAGATACTGATTATAGTTATGATGAAATATTAGAGATTTATTCAACTAGCTTCTTAGATTGGGTTGGACAAAATAGAATTAATTATAAAAAACAATTCTATAGTTCTAACAATCAATATTCATACAACTATAACCAAAGTGGTAATAAGATAAACGGAGCAGTTATACCTCAAGGTTATTGGAGAGGTATATATGAATATTTCTATGATACTAGTAATCCAGATACTAGTCCATGGGAGATGTTGGGTTATACAGATGAACCAACTTGGTGGACAAGTAGATATGGTATGGCACCATATACTAGTGATAACTTAATATTATGGAATGACTTAGCTCAAGGTATTGATTATAATAACGGACATCCAGTCGTGATACCTAGCGCAATACGTCCAGAATTATTACAAGTGTTACCTGTAGATAGTCAAGGTAATCTAGTATCACCTTTTGTTTCTATTGTAGGTAACTATAGCAATACATCATTTAATCGTGATTGGGTAGTGGGTGATGTTGGACCTGCTGAATTCAGCTATCGTAGAAGTAGTAGCTGGCCTTTTGATTTAATGCGTATATTGGCATTAACTAAACCAGCAGAATTCTATAATCTGGGTGTAGATATTGACAACTACAAATATAATACAGAATTTGGTCAATATTTGGTAAACGATAGAAGTCATTTAGTTATAAGTGATGTAGAAATCTATGGTAATGGTATAGCTAAAACAAGTTATATCAACTGGATTGTTGACTACGAAAAACAAGCAGGTGTTGACGCAACTACTAATATTACTGATTTGTTAAACAACATAGATGTCAGATTGGTTTATAGATTAGCTGGGTTTAGTGATAAGAATTTATTAAAATTTTATGTTGAAAAATCAACTGCCAATAGTAACAATAGTAGTCTATTGATACCTGACGAAAGCTATCAAGTATTGTTGTATGACAATCAACCTTTTGATAAAATCGTATATAGCGGTGTGGTTGTGCAATTGACAGAGACTGGTTATAAAGTATATGGTAATAGTCAAACTAATGCATATTTTAAAATATTAAAACCAAAAATTAATGGTAACTATGAACGAGTATCTGTACAAGGGTTAAGTGTACAACTGGCTAAAAATTATTACGACACTCCGCAATTAGTAGCGTATGGAACTGAGTTTGTTACAGTACAAGAAGTAGCACAATTTTTAGATGGTTACGGCAGATATTTAGCAAGTCAGGGTGTGTTATTTGACCAAATTGAATCTGGCCTAGAAGTAAGTTGGAAACAAATGGTAGCCGAATACTTATATTGGGCACAGTGTGGTTGGGAAGTAGGTAGTATTGTTAATATCAATCCAGCTTCTAATCTTATTTCTATCAATAAAGATAGCTATATAGTTCAGCCATTGACATTACAAAAACAGAACTTTTTACTAAATCAAAATTTATATCCAATACAAAGTACCGATTTAAGTATAGTACGTGATGGAACATTATTTACTGCACAACCTTTGAATCAAGGTGATACTGTTGCATATGGACAATTTAATATTAGTAACTTTGAACATGGTATCGTGTTTGATAATGTAACATTGTTTGCCGATGTCATATATAATTTGCCTACAGGGTTACGTCAAAATCGTATATTAGTACGTGGTGCGAAAACTGCTGAATGGAATGGTACAGTTGATGCACAAGGCTTTATCTTAAATCAAGATAATATACTTGATTGGAACAAGACAGTAAAATATACAACTGGTAGTATAGTTAAGTATAAAAACAAATATTGGATAGCTCTTACTATCATACAACCTAAAGAAGTGTTTGAAGAACGTGAGTGGAAAGAAACTCCTTATAATGAAATTCAAAAAGGATTATTACCTAATACAAGTACACGTTCATTTGAAAGTACACTATACTATGATGTAAATCGTCCTAATTTAGAAAACGATGCAGACCTATTAAGTTTCAGTTTAATTGGTTATCGTCCACGTGATTACTTAGCATTAGTTGACCTAACTGAAATTACTCAAATTAATGTTTATAAAAACTTTATTAAGAACAAAGGTACATTAAATGCAGCCAGCGCCTTTAAGGGTGCAAACTTACCACAAGGTGGTATTGACTATAATATCTATGAAAATTGGGCTATTAAGTCAGGAGAGTTTGGTGGTGTATTAAACAGCAACTTTATTGATTTTAAACTTAATCAATCTGAATTAACAGGTAACCCATGTATTGTTGGGCTAACTAATGGAGTACCTACAGACGGAGTACAACAAGAAGTTCCGTTATATAGTCTATATAATTATGGTCGTCCTATTACTAATACAAATGTATTACCATTATTACCACCAGATTCACCTTCAACGTTATTCCCAACTGCAGGTTATGTTAATTTCAATGATGTGCGTATTGCGGCATACTATTACTATAACTTAGCAAACAGTACCTCACCTAGTGGTAGTGTAACACCTATATCAAAACTATATGTAGGTCAATATGTTTGGTTAGCTGATTATCAAGGTACTTGGCAAGTAATGACCCCAGTAAGTTTGGGTTCAATAATATTTGCAAAGAATAACTTAAATGGTACTGCAACTTTAGTGTTTAATAATCCACACGGCTTAACAAAATATCAGCCTTTTGCTGTTGTTAATTTTAATACTAGCTTGAATGGTTATTATATAGTTAATACAGTAATAGACCTAAACAGTGTTTTAGTTAATGTAACACTAGATCCAGCAATCACTACAATAACTGGTCAGGGCATTGGATTTAAGTTCCAATCACAACGTGTAGATAACCCAAGCGATATTATAAATTTACCGTTATTGAATAGTGAATTTGTTAAAAATAAAGTTTGGGTAGATACAGATACCAATGGTGATTGGGCAGTATATCGTAAAAGTCTAAATTATCTCTATGACAGTGAATTAGTTAAAGAAGGTTCAGAAACATTTGGTAGTGCGGTGGCTTATACAGATACCTTAGGATATCTAGTAGGTGATGCAGTTGCCGGTGAAGCATATCGTTATGTCTTTAACCAATTGTTTAATAGATATGAATTGAGACAAACACTAACTGGTACTACAACATATGGTACTACTATTCAACATAGTAATGATATATATGTCATATCACAACCTACAGGTACACCACGTGTTTATATATATAAATTAATAACCAATACGTTACTTGACCAATTGGTTCCATTAAGTTCTGCTGTAATTGATCCTATACCAAATCAACCATGGGCTCCTTACTATATATCAGCACCAGCTGGTGTTACAAATTGGGGTAGCTCTGTTGCTATTTCGGGTGATACTAAGTGGTTATATATCTCAGCAATTACATCATCTGCTAGTTTAGTATATGTTTACCGTTTATCTAGTACCACTGGTTTATATGAATATTCTACTGTAATTAACAGAGGGTTAACACCATCTGAAAGTTTTGGTCATTCAATTGCAACTGATTATTACGGTAGTACTGTAGTAATAGGTACCCCAACTAAAAACTATAGTCCTGAAATAGATAATTGGGGTTATACATATGTATATAACAGAACTACACAAAACGTTGAAGCACAATTTACAAGTATACCTTATGTTCCACAAACATTCACATTGGCATGGACACCGTATACAACAACTATAACTGACATTACTTCTACAGATTCTACATCTGATGCATTTACATCACTTAATAGTGTATCTAGTTTACTAATAGGTACACCAATTATATTCACCGGTAATGTATACGGTGGGGTATCATTGAATACAGTTTATTATGTACTAACAAAGCCAACTAGTAATTCATTTACAGTATCCGCTACACGTGGAGGATCGGTTTTACAATTGTCTACACTTACTGGATCAATGAGTGCGGTACAACAAGATACACCTCTTTATGTATCAGTTAATGGCACTGTAATTAGTGATTCTTTATATTACACTGTAGGATCTACTATTAGTATAGTTCAGAGTTTATTAGCAGGTGATATTATTAATATCAGTAGTAATAATTTTGTATTTGACCAAACACTAACAACAGAACATACTCCTAGAATTGGTGTGCAGTTTGGTACTAGTGTAGATACAAATTCATATGCTACTGAGATACTAGTTGGTGCACCGTTTGAATTGAATGAACTAAACCAAGAAGGTGCTGTTTATCGTTATACTAATGGCGGCGGCAGTTATGGTATGGTTATTGGTACAGTTGATTGTAATATCACTACACCTAGAACTATATTAATTAATGGTTATATAGTAACATTACCGGTTGGTAATGCAGTTGATGCATCTACAGCTATCAATCACGCAAATATCACTAACGTACAATCAACATCAATTAATGGTAAATTAATTATTAGCTTAATAGACAATGCACTAGCTTTATCTAATAATAAGCTTAGTATTGCTGTATTAAATAGTGCCACGTGGGCTGAATTAGGATTTAATGTATATACTCTTACTCAAGTAATTAATGATCCACATAGTCAAGGTACAACACAATTTGGTAGTGTAGTAAAGTTTAATGAATTTGATTCATTTGTTGTAAGTGCACCTACTAGTACACGTTATGAAGCAACAACGTTTGATAGTACCGATGATGAGAATTATGACAACGACACATTGTTTGACAATAATGCTACTCAGTGGGTAGACACATATAAGAATGCCGGTGCAGTATATATGTTTGATTACCTATCAGTATATAATGAATCTTTAGCAAATGTTGGTAATTTTGTATATGCACAGAGTGTAAATGATATTAATGAAACATATGGTAGTCAACCGTTATATGGTCATGCATTAGAGTTTAATGCGTCACATGTTGTTATTGGTACGCCAAACTTTAAACCAACAACAGTTGCTGGACAGATAGTAACTTATATTAATACTACAGGTACACCTGATTGGAGTGTTTATAGAAGTTCAAGTCCAGTAGTTGATATTAACCGAATTCAAAATATTCAATTATATAGTGCTAGTACTAATAACACATTAGATAATTTAGATTATATTGATCCGTTACAAGGCAAGATATTAGGCTCAGTTAGACAGAACATTGATGTAGTATCAAATGTTGATCCAGCTGGTTATAATAGTCCTAATGTTAATAAAGGTGCTATGGTATGGGGAACAGCACAACTTGGTCAGATTTGGTTCAATACTAGTACTACAAGATTTGTAAATTATCATCAGAATGATATTGTATATAATAGCAAATGGTGGGGACAAGTATTCCCTGGTAGTGATATAACTGTTTATAGTTGGATAACTAGTAATGTATTACCAATAGCATACCCTGGTCCTGGCACCCCATATAATATTGATTCATATGCAATAGAATATGTATTAAATGCCACAGGTGTATTAGCTCCGGTATATTTCTATTGGGTAAGAAATACTAATATAATTTTTACTAAGCAGGGTAAAACACTATCTGATAATATCATTCAAAGTTATATTGCGTCACCTACAAATTCTGGTATCAGTTACTTTAGTCCGTTAGAACAAGATATATTTGCATTATATAACTGTGGTAGTAACATTAATGCAAACGATACAGTATTACATATTGGTTTCTCTACCGGCACAAATGATGATGTATCACATGGTTTATACAGTTTAATACGTACTAAGTATGCAGATGATTTCTTACCCGGACTACCTAGCACTACTGGATTAGATGTACCAGAATCATTATATGATAGAATGTTGGATAGTTTATGTGGTGTAGATGAATCCGGAGCTGTTGTTCCTGACCCATACTTACCTAAACCAGTACAATATGGTATATATGCAAGACCAAGACAAAGCTTCTTTGTCAATAGATTCCTTGCATTAAAGAATTATTTGACTTATGCTAATGAAGTATTAGCACAATATCCAATAGCAGAGACTAGACATTCTAATTTCTTATTTGATAATGATAATGGCGCATATAATCCATCTACACTTGATAACCCACAATGGTTAGGTCCAGTAACATTAATATATGATACAACTAACTATTGGAATTATATTAATTGGTGGGCGACTGGGTATGATAATAATACTAAATCAGCATTACAAGTACCTATGTATGCAGATTTGTCAACAATAGATGCTACTCCAGGATTGATTGTTACTGTTGCCGCAAATGGTGATGGTAAATCTGAGACATATGTATATACTAATACAAATGTTTGGGAACGTATTGGCTTACAAAATGGTACAATTGAGTTTAGTAGTAGTTTATGGGATTACTCAAGTGCAAGATTAGGCTTTGGTGATAACTTCTTTGATACTACACCATATGATACATATCCATCACGTGAAACACGTAATATTGTTAGAGCATTGAATGAAGAAATTTACACTAACGAATTATTGATCTATAGAAATAATAGTTTGATTCTATTGTTTGAATATATTCAAAGTGAAACCATTGAAGCACAAAACTATTTACCATGGTTAAACAAAACATCATTTGTTGATGTTGGACATACTATTCGTGAATTATTACCATTAGAAGTATTTCAATCTGATAACCAAGATTTCTTAAGTGGCTATATTAATGAAGTTAAACCATATCATGTGGTTATTAAAGACTTCTTGTTTAAATATACAGGTACAGATGTATATCCTGGTCTAATCACAGATTTTGATTTACCGGCTCAATATAATACTGATGTGCAACAATTCATTACTCCTGAGTTAGTATATGCTAATCCAAGTGGTATAAATCAATATTTACCAAGTGATCCAATATGGCAGACTGAATTATATAGTCAGTGGTTTAACAATTATGGTTTGTCTATTACCGGTGTTAAAAACTATAAAATTACAGTATCGGTATCATATATTACATTAAACAGTAATGTTTTAGTAGTTGATAACGCATATGGCTTCCCAATTAATGGTACGATATTAATCGGAGAAGAGTTAATTGGTTATTCTTCTGTAGATAGTTCAACTAGTACACTAAGTGGATTAACTCGCGGTGTTGATGGAACTACTATATCAACACATTTACCTGGTGAAATAATCACTATTGATCTACCAGCTGTATTAGTATTAAACGGTGGGCGTGGATATGCTACTGCACCTAGAGTAGTTGCATATATTGATCCAATGTATCCAGCACCAAGACGTGAAGCAGTATTGCAAGCTGTGATGAACCTAGACTCAATATTACGTATAGATGTAATTGATGCGGGTGAGGGATATGCTGTACTACCAAAGATTGTTATAGAGCCTTCTATATCAGTAAACTTTGCATCAACTGATGTAAGTACTGTAACAGATATAATCTTATTACCTGCTCCCTCACTACAAACAGGGGATTTAATAAAATATACTGTTGGTGCTGATACTACACCAGTTGGTGGACTAGAGGTTGACCAATATTATTATGTAAATGTACTAGAAAATACTCCAACATTTGCAATTGGATTGTATACTAGTTACGGTGATGCAATCAATGATACAAATAGAGTAGTATTCTACAATGCTGGTTTTGGTAGTAACAACACATTAAGTGTTACTCCAAGAGCAAGTTGTGTAACAACATCTGTACCAACAAGAGAAAATCAAATAACATTGAAATTTGATAGAACATCTTATAATGCATCACTAACTGATTGGGTAAGTGGCGCATTCTATGGTAGTGCATATGCAGGATCGTATACAAATGCACAAAACATAGCTAGTTCTGGCATTATATTATCTTCTACACAGCCTTCAATTAATACAATATTGGCTAGTAGTCAAGGTGCAACATTAGAAATTCAAAATCTTACCAACAATGAAACACTAACATGGTCATCACGTACTAGAAATGTAATATCAACGGTTGCATCTACAGATGTAATTACGATTGCACCATCAACCGGCGGTGCACCTGATGCAGGTTACGTTGGACCTACAACTGGTTTCTATGTTAATATGCCAGTTAAATTCCAAGGTGCAGTTGGCAGTAGTTTGTTAGTTAATAATACAACTTACTATGTTAAATCAATATTGAATGAGACAGATATTACTATATCTGCTACAATTGGTGGCGGAACATTCCAATTAGGTGATGCAACTATCAGTAGTGCAGGGTTATTAATGTATGTAGGTGAAACTACTGATACAGCAATAGTAACACTTTTCTATCCTGGTATACTAACAGCAACTACTACTACAGGTACAACTAATACTATAACTATTCCGTTAAATGCTACTGGATCAGGCGGTACCTCAGGGTTCTATAACGGATTACCAATATTCTTTACAGGTAATGTGTTTGGTGGAGTTATTGATAATGAAACATATTATGTAACTACTGTAATCAATGATACAACATTTACCATGTCTACGTCAACTGATCCAGTAATGATTAATGTTACATCAACTACATCATCTGGTAATTTTGTTAATTGTGAAACTACATTGGGATTATCAGTAAATGATCCAATCATATTTACTAATTTAGCTGTTACTAGTGGATCAACTAATATTATAGCAGGTACAACATACTATGTAAGTACAATTACTAATGCAGTTCAGTTCCAATTATCTACTACAATCAATGGTGCAGTATTTAATCCTGGAACTAGCACAGTAACAATGATTGGTACAAATCAAAAGAATACTGTAAAATTGTCATCTGGTACTGGTTCTATGATATGTAATGCTGGAATACCATTAAGTCCCGGACAGATTAATGGTCAACAATTTACATTCTATCCTACAACAAATTTTGTTACAGGATTAAGTGGAACAAACGGTAATCTAATAGAACGTACAATAGATAATGCTACATCGTCAGGTAACTATTTAAGTATATCATCTGTTAGTGGTGGATTAAGTAATATTTACGTTAATATGCCATTCACAGTACCTACAAATTATAGTACATTAATCGGTGGCACAACATATTATGTAGCAGGATTAGGCACTGTGCAAACACAAGTAACATCTACAAGTGCTAGTAATGTAATAACTTGTACAACTACTAATGGTTTCTATGGTAATATGGCAGTTATGTTTACTGGTGCAGCTTTTGGTGGAATCGTATTAGATACTACATATTATGTATTGCCCGGCTCAATTACCAGTACACAGTTCAAGATTTCATTAACTCCTTCAGGTTCTGAAGTAGACTTGACAGGTGATAGTGGATCAAACTTAACAGTAACTGGTCAACCGTATATCACTATATCAGATACATTAGGCGGTGGTATTAAAACATTAACAGATGAGTCTACTGATATAGTATTGACACAAGAGATATTATTATCTCCTACAGTTAATGTACGTACTATATTAGGTGGTTATGAGTCATTGTTAATAGGTTCTACTTTAGGTTATGCAGTAAATAATACTATAACTATTTTAGGAACTCTTATTGGTGGAACAACTCCTGCTAATGATTTAGTAATAACAGTTACAGGTATAGGTACTAATGGACAGATTGCTTCATTTATTAGTTCAGGTACTCCTAATGAAATAGTAGAAAAATATTACTTGAAAGTAATTACAGCAACAACATGTGGTCTTTACAGTGATCCATTATTACAAATGCCAGTAAGTGGGATTGGTTTAGAATATAATGCCGGTGACTATATTGTATTACCAGAACCATTCAGTTTAAATCAAAGCATAGTTAAGTATAACAACAGAGTTTATCAATGTATTATAAGTAACAATGATACACAGTTTGTATTTGGTAAATGGGAAGAAATATCTAGCGACAATAGTAACCTTAATGCATTAGATAGAATTGTAGGCTACTATGCTCCTACTGTAAATATGCCAGGGCTAGACCTAACACAACTAGTAGATGGTATAACATATCCAAACAGTACATATATGGGTAATGCATTTGCTCCAGCTGATGAATTTCCGTTAGACACTATATTAGAAGATAGACCATTCTCACCAACAGAGGTGGATGTTACTTCTGTGACTTGGAACGGTAGTAGATACCTTACATCAGCTAATACACCTACATATTCAGATATAGCAACTAGTACTACTGGTAGTACATGGTTATCTAATAAGATAACAGAGCAACCTGTTGCATTAAGTGATATATTATATAATGGTTCAAAATATGTTGTAAGCTCACAAAACACAGCAACACCTATCTTTGTTAGTACTGACGGTGTTGTTTGGGCATCAACTGGTTTAACAGCCGGATCAGTATCTATCGGCAGCACAAGTTTGAATAGTGTTGCATACTTAAATAGTGTATATGTTGGTGTAGGAACTAGTATTGTTTCAAGTAGTGATGCATTTACATGGGTAGAAAGATATAATGTTACTGCTGTAACACTATACTGTGTATCTGGTATAGCCATCACTAATTACAATGGATTTATAGCGGTAGGAACAGGCCCTGATTATAGTGTTATACCTACAGGATCTAAGAGTGTTATATTACAAAGCTTGAATGGAATAACGTGGACTAATGTAACCCCTTCTGCATTAACACCTACACTACACGGTGTAACTAGCGGTAATGGTCTTATCGTTGTAATTGGAAATAATGGAACAATATTAACAAGTATTAACGGTAGTAACTGGACTAATATTAGTAGTGGGTCACAAAGCTTAATAGATATTGTATATTCTAGTAGTCTTGGATTCTTTATAATAGTAGGTCGTTCAGGATATATCGGTAAACTAAACGGTAATGTATTGACCACAGTGACATCTGGTACTACACAAGATTTAAATAGTGTAATATGGAATAACACAGTAGGAGAATTTATAGCTACTGGTAACAATAATGTTATACTTAAGAGTACGAACGGAACCATGTGGACATCTAGCAATATATTTGTCACAGAACCTACAGTTTATGATATTGTTGGAGACGAATTTACTGCAGGTTACGGCCCTGAAGAATTGGTGCCAGGTGTAGTTACTGATAACTTAACCATGATTGTTAATACCCGACCAGGCACAAACTGGGATGCTGATATATATCAACACGTTGGGTACAACGTGATGACAAAACAAATTACTCCTGTTACAGGTCAATTGATCTTTAGTTTTGATGGATTAATTCAGACACCGGCTCAACTATCAGTATATAATGTTAATGGGGCAACTCAATTAGCAACAAGATTATATTCACCTAGCTTTAGTGTAAATTGGATTACAAAAACAATTACATTAGCTACACCGTTATCTATGGGTAATAGTTTAATGATAGAAGTATATGAAGTGGGTAATGGTTATCAATTAGAGAAATCTAACTCACAAGCAGACCCTATCAGAACTAATGATACTACTGGATTCAATGAAATATATTTAAATTGCAACTATTCAGCAACACTAAACAGTGGATCCGGATTAATTCGTCCAGGTACACAACCAATTAATGTTATTGCAACAGAGACAGATAGCGTAACTGATACTATTTTATGTGAAAATGTTGAGTACTTTACGTTAAATGACCAAATCGTATTCCAAGGTGGTGTGTTTGGTAATATTGTTGCAGATACACATTATTATGTTAAAACAATCAGTACTATAACAAATAGAATTACTATTTCAGCAACCAATGTAAATGGTGTAGCAGGTCCTACATTTGCTTTATCTACAGATACCGGATCAATGGTTGTAGAACTTCAAATTGGTAGTGGAGCGCCGTGGACAGATCCTATAGTATATCATAACGGTACTAAACTAGTAAGTGGACATACTCTTACTATAACAAGTACTTCTAGTTCTACTAATACTATTACATGTAATACTACTAATGGTGTAGCAGTAAATGATACGATTGTCTTTAGTGACACTATATTCTGCCCTCAAATAAGTTCATTAACTACATACTATGTTAAAACGATTGTTGATGGTACTAACTTTACGATTTCATCTACATTAGGTGGTCCAACATTAACACTAACCACACATGTTGGAGGTGCAGTTGCAGTTACTAATGATTATACATTTGGTATAACTGATAACGGTATCACCGCAAAATTAGTATTTGCGGCACAATATGATGACTCAGTGGACTATTTAACATATACTGTATTTGGCGAGACCTTTGGAATCCAATATGGATATACAGTACCAGAAACAGAGAAATTTGTTGCAACTGCAGGACAAACTACCTTTATTTTAACTAACTATGTAAGTGGTGATAATCCTACAAATGCAATAGTTGAGAAGAATGGTATACGTTTAAGTAGTGGGTATTCTATCAATGATACTACCAACGTATTAACACTAACTACTGGTGCTTCTTTAAACGATGTTATAGCTGTAACAAGTTATAACCTAACCAATCGTCAATATTTCAATACTCAATATGATCTTAGTGGTAAATCTGTTGTAAGTATTTCTGGTATTAGTAATCAAATTACTACACCATTAGCTACTACGTATGTTACGGATACAACAATATCCACTGACGGAGTACGACCAAATCAATTAACATGTACTTCTACTAATGGTTTTATTGTTAACCAGACTGTACAATTTAAAGGAATTAGTATTGCAAATATATTAACTGACGGTACAGTTTATTATATTAACTCTATAGTAGATCCAACACATTTTACTATTAGTGCTACATTAGGTGGTCCAGTATATACTATAACATCAACAAGTAGTGGCAACATGGTAACTACTGTAGGTGGACAACCTGCTGTTCGTGTAACAACTAGTACAGCACATAATTTATCTACAAATAATGTAATAAGAATTAACGGAACAGTTGGTTCTGTACAATTAAACAACAATACGTATTATGTACATGTAATTAATACTACCCAAGTTGATTTGTATGAGATTGCATATTCAGCTAGTTTGACAGCGATTAATATACCAATAACAAATGTTTCTACATATGTTTCAGGTGGTTATATCTGGCAGAATACATCATTCATAATTAACAATTATTGGGACCAAATCAATGTTAACAGATTATGGGTCACTGTTAACGGATACCGTGTACCTCCTGCATCATTGTATTTGAACAACAATAATAATTTAAGTATATTAGTTCCAATTGTATCTAGTGACAAAATTACTATAACTAGTATGGTACCTAATGCAACTCCTAACGAATTGGTATACATACAAAACGTTAACAAGAATGGTTTTGGTACTGTATTTAGAGCAAATAGTAACACTACTACTTGGTTAGTTGAACCATTAAATTACACAGATGAAACAATATATGTGGCAGATGTAACTAGAATTACCGATACTGTAGTACAAAATGTTATTGCACCGGCAGTAGTTAGTGGAGTTACAAGTATAAGTTTAAATGCTGATAAGAACACTATTTCTCAAGTAATTGTATATAATACAACCACAAGTAGTTATGTAAGTTCTAGTCATTATTCTGTGGTAGTCATTGATTTAGCTCCGGTATTAGAAATAACCAGTCAGGTAAGCACAGGAGATCAACTAGTTATAACTACGATTATGGGTAACTTGTTATATATTAACGGTGAGCAAATTAGATTTACAACAGTAGATTTAGATAATAATACTATTACAGGATTACAGCGTGGTGCAAATGGTACCGGAGAACAAACATATATTCCGTTGTATACCGAAGTATACGGAATATTATCTACTAATTTATTACCAGAACCTGAGTATAATGTAACTTGGAATAGTAATGTTTACAATGTAGTAGAGGGCGATCCGTTGCAAATTAGCGAAACAATGGCAGCATATTTCTTAAATACGGATGTATCTTAAATGATAAATAAATATATGAGTGATAATATAGACGAAAATAAAGCTAAACCTGTACAGGAATATGGTCCTAAACCAAATGAGCATGGTGGCTTTTATTTTTCATCTTTTTTAAAAATAACTGATCCAAACACAAAAGAAGTTTTGGTTCAAACACGAGGCGATAATTAATGTCAGTAATAACACTATCATATAAAGTAGAAGGGTTTTTAAAGATTTATGACCCTAATAGCGGAGAAGTTTTAGTTGATAAGCATAATGCTATCAATTACGAAAACATGAGTGAAGCCATTGCTGACACATTAAGCAGTCGTGGTTATGGAGAAATCTATCAAATGGCATTTGGGAACGGTGGTGCAAGCGTAGATGAAACAGGTGTAATCACATATCTACCCCCAAATACTACAGGTCAGAATGCGGCATTATACAATCAAACATACGCTAAAATCGTTGATGATACTAGTGTTTTTAACTTAGATCCTACACGTAATAAAATGACAGTTAGTCATACTACAGGTAAGGTTTATACTGATATATTAGTTCAATGCTTATTGGATTACGGTGAGCCATCAGGACAGGCTGCATTTGATAACAGTACACAAACTAATTCAGCATATATTTTTGACGAATTGGGTTTATTAGCAAATTACGGAACGGATAGTAATGGAAATGTGCTTACTAGACTATTGACTCACGTGATTTTTCACCCAGTTCAAAAGAGTTTAAACAGACAGATCCAGATAGATTATACTGTTAGAATACAAAGTTTGACTAATTTAGTGACAATTTAAGATAAATAAGAGAATATTGGGGTAATTTAACATGGCATATACGATTGTAAAGAGTGATGGAACAGTACTAACAACCATTGCTGACGGTACTATCAACACAACAAGTACATCACTGGGCTTACCGGGCAGGAATTATGCCGGATATGGTCAATCGCTTGATACTAACTTTGTTCATCAACTAGAGAATTATGCAAATTCTGTTCCACCAGCTAATCCATTACGTGGTCAATTATGGTATAATATAAGTTCTAGTACACTATGTGTATGCCCAGCTGACGGAACTACTACAGCAAGTTCTTGGATCACATTAGCAGCCGCAGGTGGATCTGGATCAACAACTTTTGGTAATGTTACATTAACAGGAAATCTATTAGCGAATAACATTACTGCTACTAATAACTCAATTGCAGACTCAATTTCAACTAGACTATTAACAGTTACTGCAAACGCTAGCATTGGTACTGCAAATGTAACAACAGCTAACATTACTTCTATTATCACTGCAAATATCACTACTGGTGCTAACGTTACTCCAGGCAATTTAAACGGTACATGGACATTGACAGGTGGTTTAAGTGGAAATAGTCTTGTTGTAGCAAATGGTAACGCTGTTTTTAGTACAGGTGTAAAGACAGACAATTATTATTATGCTAACGGTTCACCATTCAATCCAACTGGTACATATACTAATAGTAATGTTTATAATTATCTAACTGGTACTGGCATTGGGCAATTTACTGGAAACATTGCTCCTACAAAAATTACAACAGCAACGATTGCTGGTGGCGGAAATATTTCTGGCACTTGGACATTAGATAGTGGTGCAAGATTAAATGCAACATATGCTGACTTAGCAGAACGTTTTGAAGCAGATATGGAATACGATGCAGGTACAGTAGTTGAAATAGGTGGTGATGCTGAAATTACTGCGGTAGTACAAGAATTAAGTGAAGATGTATTTGGTGTAGTATCAAATACTGCGGCTTATTTAATGAACGCACGTGCAGGAGATGATAAAACTCATCCTCCAATCGCTGTTGGTGGGCGAGTACAAGTTAAAGTAACAGGTAAAGTTCGTAAAGGACAACGACTAGTAAGTGCAGGTAACGGTATTGCACGTGCTGCAGGACCTGGAGAGGCAACATCATTTAATACTATTGGTCGTGCTTTATCAAATAAAACTACAGAGAATGTTGGAACAGTAGAAGCATTTGTTTCAATTAAAGGATAAAAAATGAGTTACGCACAATATCAAGTAATAAACGCATCCGATTATAATGGACTTGTTGGAACAAATCCAAACACTAGTTCAGGTACACTTAACACGGTTTGGGCTACTGGTGGCACATCAGCTGGCTATGGTCAATCTGCAGTAGGTACTGTTTCCGTAGGTGCTACAATTGGCGCTACTGAATGGGCTAGCCTTGTAAATAAAACAGCAAACTCAGCCAGTCATCAAAGTTCAAGTATTACTAGCGTATCTGCTCCTGTTACAGGCGGAGTAATTACATATAATGCTAACGTTGTTACAAATCTAACAACAATATATAATAACAGACTAAACGCGGTATCACAAGGTGGAACAACTGCAAATACAGCTACATATGGTAGCACTTGGTTTAATGCTATTACCTTTACACATACTGTTACTTTTAGTAGTGGTGATGCCGCACGTTATTTCTTCAATGCAGGCGGTCAACTAGCAATTACATGTTCACACCCAGCTGGTTCAGGTATTGACTTATTATTAAATAACTTAGCAAGTAATGTTGGTACAGTTGTATTAAGCTCACCTACTAGTGGTACAGCATCTATAGCTGGAACAAGCTACAACGGTGTTACTAAAGTTGGTGGCGGTGGTAATAGTCCTACTATAGGTACTAATAGCGGTTACTTTGCTTGGACTACAAGTAACGCAAATGTTTTCTATCAAACAGCTAGTACAGGTCCTTCTGGTTACTTGTCAACTAATATTAATATGTTTGTTAGAACAAATGGAACACAAGGTTCAAATGGTGATACTGGTTCTGTAATTACAATTTCTACTGTTTGGGATGAAATTCCAAACGGATTAACAGTATCAACTGGTTCTGCTACTACTGTAACGATACGTCCTCCCGAAACTACATACATCAATAACAGCTGGGGCACACCAACTGTTAGTGGTACAGTATCAGGTAGTTAATTTTTCTCAACAACATAGTATCCGTCTAAATACTTTTAGGAGTGTTTAATGGATACTAAAACCTTAATCAGCGAGGCTAAAGCCCGCTTCAATCACAATAGCGCAAAAGCGCAACTAAAAGACAAATACGACGGCAAATTTATTATTGCTGAACAAGGGGGACTTTGGAAAGCTAGCCCTGAACTTATTTCATTTTTGTCCGCAATAGACGATAACTTTGTAATACTAATTGACAACTTTAATAACCCAGTACATGTTAATCGTGACCAACTACTGACAGTAATAAAAGATACATATAACAAAGTTATGCTTGATTGGTATAAAGAATGGAAAGAGATTGAGACAATACGATGACTAAAGGTGCAATATTATTTGCGTTCAATTCACCCAAGGTCAATTACTATAATATGGCAGTTGCTACGGCTAAACGCATAAACCATTTCTTAAATCTTCCGGTAACTCTAATTACTGATACTGAATCTATCCCAATTACATCCACTTATACATTTGATAACACTGTAATTACTAACGCAGATAAAAATAATATAAGAGAACATAACATCTGGATTAATAAGGGTAGATATCATGCATATGAATATAGCCCATATGATGAAACACTATTGTTAGATACAGATTATATGGTAAACTCAGATAAGCTACTACATACATTTAACTTGTACGATGATTTCTGTTGCCATGACACAACCAGCTACTTAATGCAACCGGGTGTTGCACAAGAAGTATTAAGTGCATATAGCTTTAAAACACTATGGGCTACTGTAGTTGCATTTAAGAAAACATCAAGAGCCAAACAAATATTTGAATGTTTAGAAATGGTTCAAAAAAACTATGACCATTATTGCAATATACATAGTTTTGTAGGTGGGGTATATCGTAATGACTATGCACTAACACTAGCACTACGTATTGCAAATGGACATAGTGATAATAGTAGGGATATTATCCCGTGGAATTTAGTACATGTGGGCAAAAATACGTCAATCTACAGAAATAATACCAATGAATTCAATACAGAATATACAGTAATGTATGATAATTGGCGTCGTGGTAAAATACGTAAAGAATATATCACCATTAAAGATATGGACTTTCATGTTATGAATAAAGATAATTTTATGGAGCTAATAGCATGACTAGAGGTTTCGTAATTATAGCACAAGATACTGACAAGGTTAGTTATACTAACTGCGCTAAAGCATTAGAATTAAGTATCAAAAAAGTTATGCCCAATAGCAATGTAAGTATACTTACCGGTAATATGTTACCATATGGTAATCTAGGTGGATATTTTAATGATTGGCAAGTATATGAGGCTAGCCCATATGATGAAACAATTAAACTAGAAGCAGATATGATTATCCCACGTAATATTGAACATTGGTGGGATATATTAAATGTTAATGATGTAGTAGTTTCAACACATATTAGAAACTTTAAGGGAGAATTATCAGATACTAGAGTTTACCGTAAGTTTATTGATGAAAACAATCTACCAGATACATACAATAGTATAACTTATTTTAAGAAATCAGAAACAGCTAAACTGTTTTACACAGTAGTAAGAGATATTTTTGAACACTGGGATGAGTATAAAGCTATATTAAAATGTAATCCACAAGAAGAAGTATCAACTGATTGGGTATATGCTATAGCTTGTCATATTGTAGGGATAGAAAAAACTACATTACCAAACTTTACCGAGATGAGTATGATTCACATGAAACAATATATTAATGGTATACCCAGTGAAGATTGGACTAAAACATTGGTATATGAATTGTTACCAGAATCTATTAGAGTTAATACATATACACAATCTTATCCATTTCACTATCATGTTAAGTCATTTAGTGATAAACTACTAGAAAGTTATCTATGGAACAAGTAATAATTTGGGAAGCACCACCTATCATTAAACCTGAATTTAGGTTATATTACGATGATAAAGGTAATGTGTTATTTTACACATGTGAGAAGCCTGCAGGTAAGTATGTAGTAATTGATAGTGATACTTATGCACAAGGACGCCCCGATGTTGTAGTAATAGACGGCAAAGTAGCAGGTGCAATTGCAGGCTCAGTTGTATCTAAATTAATACCTGATGTTGAAGGTACAACTTGTGCTACTGAAGATTTAAGCATAGTGGTAGATAGTTCCTACGATAACATAACTAAATGGAAATTAGTAACATATGAACTCTGATGATATTGTTGATGTAGCAGATTTAGATTGTATCTATCTCAGTTACGATGAACCACAAAAAGAAGAATTCTGGCTAAAAATTAAGAACATGGTCCCGTGGGCTAAACGTGTTGATGGTGTTAAAGGATCCGATGCGGCACATAAAGCCGCCGGTATAGCAAGTGATACAGAACGTTTCATATTAATTGATGGTGACAATATGCCAAATGAAAGTTTCTTTAACCTACAATTAGATTTCACCGATAAAGATCCTAAATATAAATTAGCACAATATCGTTGGAAAGCAATCAACAACATTAATGGCTTACGTTATGGCAATGGTGGAATGAGTAGTTGGACAAAAACATATGTGCGTGAAATGAAAACACATGAACATCAAACAGAAGGTGATGTATCACGTATTGCTGATTTTTGTTTAGATAGCAAGGATAATCTATACTGGGCAATGTATGATTGCTATTCAACTACATATCCAAATTACACTCCTTTTCAAGCCTGGCGAGCTGGCTTCCGTGAAGGAGTAAAAATGGTACTTGACCGTGGTGCAAAACCCACTGTTGATGCATTAAAAGAAACTGTTGCTAGTCGTAACCTAAACAACTTAACTATTTGGCACAATATTGGACGTGATGTAGAGAATGGTGAGTGGGCTATCTATGGTGCACGACTTGGTACATATATGACTATGCTCACCGAATGGGATCCTGCTAATGTACAGTGGTTTGATAACTATACTGTATTATGGGAAGAACATGAGAATCGTGATCCAGATCGTGAATCAACATTGTTGGGTGCGGCATTAAATAACAAATTGGGATTACCGATGAATTACTTTGATGGAAGTCAAAGCAAGTTCTTCAAGCGTCATTATAGTGCTGATAAATATAATCTCGGTCCATTAGTAAAAGAGATGGATGTAATACGAAAAATAGAAGGATGGTAATGGAACACGATTATATTAAATTAGTACACAGTAACCCTACACATGAAGAATGGTTTGTAGTCAATTGGTGTATGGGTAACACTTGTAACTTTGAATGTAGTTATTGTCCAGAGAATCTTCATTCAGGTGATATTAAATGGCCTGAACTAGAAAAAGTTAAAGAGTTTATTACACGTATAGTAGAACAAGTTGCCCCACGTAAAGTCTATTTTGAATTAACAGGTGGTGAGGTAACACTATACAAACACTTTGTAGAGATATGTAAGCATTGTACTGAATTAGGTGCCAAAGTAGGACTAATCAGTAACGGTAGTAGAACACTACGTTGGTGGGAAGATAATAAACAATACTTTGACCACGTATGTTTAAGCTTTCATCCAGAATTTGCAGATTCGGATCATTTTGTACAGGTAGTAAAAGTGTTACATGATGATGTACGTACCCATGTAAATATTATGATGAGTCCAGATAAGTTTGACTTTTGTTATGCTGTAGCAAATAAAGTTAAAGGTATCGGTAATATCAGTATGGCATTGCAACCATTAATACATGACTTTGGTGATACATTGTATGATTATGATGAGTTTCAAAAGAAGATATTTGATAAACAACATGAATTGATTGTTAAACATATTAAGTATACCAAATCATTTGAATATTATCGTGGTGCTATGAAGATGATTAAAAATGATGGCACTGAAGTTGTATCTAGCGCACATAGATTTATTAGTCAAAAGACTAATGATTGGAGTGGATGGAAGTGTTATGCCGGTGCAGAACAAATTATTGTAGATTTGGGCGGTGACATATACCGTGGATGGTGTCGTGTTGGTGGCAAGATTGGCAATATCTTTGAAGATTTTATAGTACCTAAAACTCCTGTAATATGTAATAAAACAATGTGTCATTGTAACTTTGACATAATGAGTACTAAAGAACCATGAGCACACATAGATACTGTTTATTGGGCTTGCCAAGAACTGGTAGTCAATATATAGCAGGGATGATTTCGCAAACGATAGGGTCTATTGATCTTGCTGAACCCTTTACTGAAAAAACATTAATTAAGTTAATTGGTATCTCTGAAAATAAACGCATCATCCCTGTAAACATTCAATTTGACTCATATGAAGAACGAATCAAATACGTATTTGAACGATTAACTGAGGCAAGATTGGATCAGTCATTAGTAATGAGATTGTTTTTAGTTGATTCAATGGAACCCTATATAGCCGATATTGTTAAAAGACTTACTGATTTAAATTTTAAATTTATTGTTATACAGAGAGAAAATGTAGAACATCATTTGTTAAGTTTTTTAATAGCATTACATACAAATAAATGGAATACTCTTGATAATAATCAACCGCACCCAATAGATTCATCTTTTGAAATTGTTCGTACGGGTAATGCAGAATGGTTATATAAACAGCGAGGTATTTTTAATACGATGTTATCTCAATTAAACATTAAATACGACACTATACGATACGAACACGCAATAGATGACCTGGAGAAGTATTTAGGAATTCCTGTTAAATTTAACCCTAGATACCAAAAGCAAATAACAGGTGACCCTTATAATTTAATATCTAATGCACCAAAAGTAAAACAATTTTTAGAAAAGTTATTAAAAGATGAAAACAATACCGATATATAATTCTGCTGAGAGATTTAGTCCGTTAGACACCATATGTGATTTGAAATGGAACTATCCTATATTTAATATGGATAGGGGAGAATTTCGTAGTTGCTGTAGAACACCTAGTAATAAAGTATCTGAAGATGAACTAAAAACGCATGGGATAGATGCATTTCTTAATAGTCCTAAGATGCTACAAAGCCGTTTAGATTTAATTCAAGGTGTAAAAACACAAGACTGTAAAACATGTTGGAACATTGAAGATAGTGGTATGACTAGTCCAAGACATACACCAGAAGCATATTGGCGTCATATGACTATGCGTAAACAGATTCCTGAACAACAGTATAGTGAAGAAGTATTTTTAGACACCTTACAGAATATTACTGATATAAACGATCCTAAATTAAAATCAGATCATCCATATATGTTAGAGATTAGTTTGGGTAATACGTGTGATATGAAATGTATGTATTGTAACCATCACTACAGCACACAATGGGCTACTGAAGAAATCAAATTAGGACGTATCTCGCAAGAACAATATGATAGAGAATTCCCCAAAGCACCTGATATATTCAATGAAAAGTTTTGGGAATGGTTTGATACTGTAGGTGTTAAGTATTGTACACGTATTGGTATTATTGGTGGTGAACCACTTATCATGCCAGAATTCTATACGTTTGTTGATAAGTTATTAGCAAGTAAACAAGCTATTGCCCCTGACAAGAAAGTAAGTTTTTGGATAGTTACTAACATGAATACACCAAAGAATTATTTGGATAAGTTCTTAACATATCTACCTAAACTAAGTGAAGTATTTGATGTTGAGATATTAGTTAGTATGGAAAGTGTGGGTGAAAGAGCAGAATATATACGTAATGGTATTAAGTGGGATAGATTCACTAGTAACATTGACAAAGTATTGAGCCATAAAGAACTAGACTTTGGATTTGGATTTATGCCTGCAATTAATGCATTGAGTATATCTAGTATTAAAGATTTTGTAATGTATGCTGAAAGTTTATATCATAAACATGGACGACCAGTTGCTATTAAACAGAGTGTAGTGACGTTCCCTAGCCATCAAAGTCCATCTATATTGACACCTGATTTCGCAAAGTATATTGATGAATGTATAGAGTACATGGATACTAAGAAAGATATTATGCCATTAGTACCAGACAAATATGGTAGATGGATTGAATTTATGGATTTTATACGTACCTTAAGTGAAAGTATAAAAACTAACACTATGGATAGAGATCAACAAAGACGATTATTTTGGATGTGGTTTGATGATTTTGATGTACGTAGAAGTATGAAGTTTACAGATACTTTCCCTGAATATACTGAATTTTACAACATGTGTAAGGCTGTTTAATGTCTCGTAAGTGTTTATTTCCTTTCTCAAATATAGTATTAAATCCTAGTGGTTCTGTATCACCTTGCTGTAAGTATAATCTTAACAAAGTAGATACAGAGATTGATACAGAAACATTGCATGATAAGACTATACAAGAATTATTCTATCAGCCTGCAATGGAAAAAATTAGAAATGATTTTTTAAATGGTGTTGAGCCTGAAGCATGTAAAGCCTGTTGGGATGAAGAATCAGCTGGAATTACCAGTCTACGTCAACATAGAGAAAACGTATCTAAATGGCATCGTCATAAAGGACATAAGTATCCTGTTAGATACCAAGATCCTAAAATTATCACAATGGATTTAAAGTTTAGCAGTCTATGCAATTTAAAATGTAGAATATGTGGACCATACTGTAGTTCTAATTGGTTGAAAGAATCATTAGATACAGGTGAATACCACGAACATACTATTAAGATATTCAGTAAGTATGCAGAACGTAAGTTTATTAAAAATGAACTGAACTTTGAAACGTTTAAAGAACTTATACCAGATCTACATATTATTGAATTTTATGGTGGCGAACCGTTAATGCAACCAGAACATGCTAGAATTATGGAAATGCTATCTAACTATCCAGATATAAGAAAATTAGATATTGAACTGTTTTACAATACCAATGGAACTATATATGATGAGGCTGTATCACAAGTTTGGGATAAAATGGCATTGGTTGAATTTAACATAAGTTTAGATGATATTGGTCCTAGATTTGAATATCAACGTCATCCTGCTAAGTGGGATGAGGTAGTAAGTAATATAAAGAAATACCAAGCTAATAGTAAATCTAATGTATCAATGAGTTTATACTGTACCATAAGTATGTACAATATATTTTATATTGATGAATTAATAAAGTTTAATGCAGAAAATCTCAAATTAAACTTAAAATTCAATCTATTACATTGGCCAGACAAGATGTCCATTAAGAATTTACCCACTAATATTAAGAATATTATCAAAGCTAAGGTTGAAAAATTAGATGCACATTCATTATCATATGTACAAGAAATATTTGGTATTAAAGAAGTCTTGGCTTTTATGTTAGATAATGAAGGATCAAGTGATAATTTAGCTGAATTTATTAAAGTAACCAATTTACATGATGACTATCGTAATGAATCTTTTGCAACAACATTCCCTGAGTATTGGAGTTTATTAAATGAATCCAATTAATTTTGCATATGATGGTATAGTAGCAGACTATCAGCCCACGTGGCGTTGGCATATAAATTCATATGATAATAAATATTACCCTATGAATGGCATTTTTGAAGAATGTTATTATGACTATCATGCCCCATTACAAACTGTATTAGAAAAAAACAATATACCAACTAAAGCTATTACAATGCATGAAGCTTTATCTACTAGTGAACCCTTTGTGTATGTTTTGACATTTAGATATTTGGGTAATACTGTGCGTAATCTTCATTCACGTAACGGTATTAAGGGTATACCCGATAATTATAACTTCTTTGAGCATCTGCCAATTGGATTAATTAATGCGGTAAACTCAGGACAATGTTTATTAGTGTTAAATGATGCACATGAAAGTGATTATTATACACAAGACTACTATGTTTTATTAAAGGATAAATTAGCTAAAGCATCTATTAACACACGTAATGTAGTTTTGATATCGGGTAATATGAACAATGATATTGTTGATAATGAAATAAAAATGATTACCTGGCAATATTTTGAAACTGCGATGCGAATGACCACAACTAAACAACCGTCAAGTAGCGACATAAATAGTCCTAATTTAAAAAAGTTTTTATGTTTGAATCGTATTCCAAGAGAACTTAGATATTATTTCATGTATCAAATGTATAATAAAAAGTTACTAACGGACTTTAATGCCAGTTTAAAAGATGTACGTTCTATAGATGAAATTGTTAGCTATAACAATAATCAGTTTATTGATAAGATTAAAGATAATACTGATTTTGCAGAAATGTTAAGTTCTTTACCATGGGTACTTGACACCTCTGACTTTAGTAGTAATCATTGGGATAATATAAAATATAATTTCTCAGCTAAGAATTTGATATTCATAACAACAGAAACATTATTTTCCTCAGATTCAAGTAATCTGTTTTTAACAGAAAAAACATTTAAACCATTATCATTGGGTATGCCCTTTATTGTAATAGGCAATCCTTATATATTAAAACGTTTACGTAGTTTGGGATATAAAACGTTTGATACATTATGGGATGAAAGTTATGATGAAGAATTTGATTGTCATAAAAGAATGGATAAAATAGTTAAGTTAGTAGAAGATATATCTAGTAAATATACCACAGAACAGTTATTTAACCTAATACAAGAAAACAAATATATACTAGAACATAATTATAACTTGCTAATGTCACGTAGACCAGAGCAAGAAGTAGTAGATTTTATTAAGGAAAAGTTATGCAAGTAGCAATGATTGGCTGTGGTAAATTAGGTTTACCGTGTGCAGAAGTTATGAGCCAACATTATAATATAGTTGGATATGATGTAGTTAAAGACCCCGATAGTCAAATTCCGTTAACAGATACGATACAAGAAGCTGTTAACGGACGTGATTTAATCTTTGTTGCAGTGCCTACACCACACGATCCTATGTATGGTGGTAGTAAACCAATCGCTGATTTACCATCAAAAGATTTTGATTATAGTATTGTTCAGCAGGTATTAACTGAAATAAACAAATATGTTAACAAAACTCAATTGGTAGTACTAATCTCTACTGTACTTCCCGGAACAGTACGACAACATTTAGAACCTTGCATTACCAATGCACGATTCATTTATAATCCATACTTGATAGCTATGGGAAGCGTTAAATGGGATATGGTTAACCCAGAATGTATTATCATTGGAACTAGTGATGGTAGTGAAACCGGTGATGCAAAACTATTAGTAGATTTTTATAAGCCATTAATGGCAAACGATCCTAGAATCAATATTGGTACATGGGATGAAGCTGAATCTATTAAGATATTTTACAATACGTTTATTAGTACTAAGATTGGCTTGGTGAATATGATACAAGATGTTGCGGAAAAGAACGGCAATATCAATGTAGATGTAGTTACTGATGCATTGAAAGCCGCAACACAACGTATTACAGGGCCAAGATATTTAACTGCTGGTATGGGTGATGCCGGAGCATGTCATCCAAGAGATAATATTGCATTACGCTATCTAGCAGAACGTTTAGATTTAGGATATGATTTGTTTCATGCTGTTATGCATAGTAGAGACCAACAAGCTAAGAATCTAGCATTAAAATTAGTTAATCTATCTGTTGAACACAAATTACCTATTGTAATTCATGGACGAGCATATAAGCCATATGTACCCTATACTATTGGTAGTTATAGTGAATTGGTTGGGTATTTTGTTGAAGAAGCAGGACATAAAGTTTCATATGCCGACCCGTTAACTGATGATGTTTGGCAAGGATGTGCAGTAATTTTAATGGCACATAATCCTGCAGTAACTTATGCGGGTACTGGAGTTGAGATATTACCAAATCAATTCTACTTTAATATAGAACACGGTAGCGTTATTTTAGACCCGTGGCGTACGATAGATAGTATAACAGGATGTAAAGTTATACATTACGGTAATACTAGGATTAAAAATGATTGATTATTCAAAGATTCATGCAATTCCCGAGATAGATTGTTTATTACAGATAGCAAAACTTTTACCACCCAACCCTACAATCGTAGAGATAGGTACTTATTTAGGTGGTTCAACGGTGCGAATAGCAGAAACACGTCCGGATGCAATTATTACAACATTTGATTGTTGTGACCATGGCAGCAATTGGAATGAACCCTACAATGAATATGTACAAACATATATTGTTGAACAAGTATTAAATGATAAAATATCCAAACAACATTTACTAAACAACATCAATAGATTTAGCAATATACAATTTATAGAAGGATATAGTCCTGCTTGTGCGAGTACCTGGGATAAAGAAATTGATTTATACTTTGAAGACGGAGACCATGGTAACCCCAATTTAGCTACTAACTTAGAATTTTGGAGTAAGTTTGTTAAAGTTGGTGGATATCTTGCGGCACATGACTATGGACAGGAATGCCCTGATGTTATCAATGAAATTAATAAAATGATAGATAATGGTTGGCAAAAAGTCACAAATGATAGACTATTAATGATTTTACAGAGATGCTAATAATATTTGATTTAGATGGAGTATTAATTGAAAGCCGTGAATTACACTACATCAGTCTTAATAACGCTTTACTCAGTATAGACCCTAAATATGTAATTAATAGAGATGAACATCTATCCATCTATGATGGATTAAGTACCTCTAAGAAATTAAAACTATTATCAAAAGCAAAAGGATTGCCAGAAGAATTTTATGACATAGTATGGCAACGTAAGCAAATTGCTACAACTCAACTTATTAAAACATTTAGTGTTGATGAAAAACTAATAGATATATTTGTTAAACTTAAATCCATTGGATGTTCAATAGCAGTTGCTAGTAATAGTATTAGGGAAACAGTTAAGCTTAGTTTACTTAAGATAGGTGTTATAGAGTATGTTGATTATTATGTCAGTAATCAGGATGTTCAGCATCCAAAGCCATTTCCAGAAATGTATTGGAAATGCATGACAGCATTAAACGAATTACCAAAAAACACACTAATAATAGAAGATAGTCATATTGGAAGACAAGCAGTATTAGATAGTGGGGCATCATTATTAGCAGTAGAAAATTCAACTGACCTGACTTGGGATAAAATAAATACACATTTACAAAAAATGAATTCTCAACTAGTTACTACCTCTGTGCCATGGAAAGATAGCAGATTAAATGTACTAATACCAATGGCAGGCGCCGGTAGTAGATTTGCACAACAGGGTTATACTTTCCCCAAACCATTAATAGAAGTTAATGGTAAACCAATGATCCAAGTAGTGGTAGAAAATTTAAACATAGAAGCACATTATATTTTCATTGTTCAACAGGAACATTATGAAAAGTATAAATTAAATTACTTGTTAAACCTTATTGCCCCAAATTGTGATATAGTACAGGTTAATGGAATTACAGAAGGTGCTGCCTGTTCAACATTATTAGCTAAAGAATTTATTAATAATGATAGACCTTTAATTATGGCTAACAGTGACCAATATATAGATTGGAATAGTAATGAATGTATGTATGCATTTACCGCCGATGAAATTGATGGTGGAATATTGACATTTGAATCAACACATCCCAAATGGAGTTATGCTAAGGTGGGAGTTGATGGGTTCGTAAATACAGTAGCAGAGAAAAAAGTTATCAGTAATGAGGCAACAGTGGGCATTTACTATTGGAAAAGAGGTAGTGATTATGTTAAATATGCTGAACAAATGATTGACAAAGATATACGAGTTAACAATGAGTTTTATGTATGTCCGGTGTTTAATGAAGCAATTGATGACGGGAAAAAGATTAAAGTTAAACGTGTTGAAAACATGTGGGGTATAGGCACTCCGGAAGACTTAGATACATTTTTAAAGAACCATAAAAAATGAAACTAATTGCACATAGAGGTTTACTCAACGGACCGGATGAGACTATTGAAAATCACCCTGAACAAATACGTACTGTTTGCGATCTGGGTATAGATTGCGAAGTGGATCTATGGGTAAACGATTCTCATTTATATTTAGGTCATGATTTCCCTCAATATAAAATATCACATGACTTTTTATCAAATACTAATTTATGGATTCATGCAAAAAATCTAAGTGCTTTATATTATTTAACCAATACCAATTTCAACTACTTTTGGCATCAAACAGATGATTTCACATTAACCAGTAAAGGGTTTATTTGGACTTATCCCGGACAAGACTTAAGAACCACTAGTATTATGGTTCTACCAGAAAATATTGATCCAACGTTAGCTATAGTTAAAAATGCCAAATGTTATGGAGTATGTACCGATTATATTAATAAAATTAAGGACTTAAATGTTTGATAGAATCGCAGTTGTATTAAGAGGTCATGTAAGAACCTGGCATCAAATTAAAGAATATGTGTTTAAAGATTATAGTAAACTTGCTAAATCAGTAGATTATTATTTTGTAACTTGGGATATACCTGGTTTAGATGAGGATAGAATAATAGATAGTTTTAAGGGACAAAACTTAATAAAATTTCTCAAAGTTAGTACAGATAAACATTATAACGGTTCTCAAGGTCCTAGTTGGCTATGTAAATGTATATCCAATAATTTTATATATAATGATTATGATATAGTTATTGAGACTAGACCTGATATCGTACCCTTCATGAGAGTAAATAATAATTTTAATTATAATGGGTCATTACATATTATATGGGAATCATTAATTACGGCTGATAATACAGTTAGCATGGGAATATCAGACACCTTTCAAATTATGTCAATGAATGTTTTTAAGATTTATTGTACAAGATATCAAAAAGCAACAGTAATGAATAACCATACTGACTTGCGAGACTTTTATTTAGAAAATAATATAAGCTTAAACTTCTTAGGAAACTTATGTAATCCAAATATTTCTCGTCCTACTCATATTGATTTTTTACCTTCCATTAATGACTTAATAAAATCTTTAAAAGAGTGGGAAGAAAGATGGCATGTTTGGGAAAACCTTCATAAAGAGATGAAAATTAATATGCTAAAAGAATATAATATATTACCAGAAGATTATAGCTTAACGCTTGTAATCTGATCTTATTATATCTTCTTCAATACATTGTTCTCCGTATTGAATTTCAACAAGCTTTAGTGGCATAGATGTTTCATTAACTAATCTATGCCATTCTTGTTTTTGTATGACTTCTGAACTATGTTTCGTTAGTTTTGTATTGCTATACTTGTCCCAATATACTGTAGCCTCACCCTCTGAGACAATCCAATACTCTGCACGATATTCGTGTCGTTGCATACTTAAACTAGATCCTGAGTCAACTGTAAGTTCTTTAACCTTCATACCCGGAACTTCATGTAACACACGATAATAACCCCAGGGTCGTATTGTTTTAGGACTTTTCCATTCTTCTAATATCCAACTGCTACTGTTCTTTTTATTACTACCACCCACACCAAATACAAATTCAACATCTTTAACACACATTTCGGGAATGTTTGTAGCTGTCCTATCACCACCATTTGCAAAGATAATATCTGCATCTGGATACATCATCTTTACATTATGTATAGCCTGAATGCTAGATCCATCATCATCGTTGAAAATGACACAATGTTCTACCATTACTAAATTCTCAATGATTGACATACGTTCGGTGTAGGGCATGAATGGTTGACCCTTTTTACGAGCTAACCATGCATCACTATTCAACCCAACAATTAGTTTATCTCCGAGCTTTTTTGCAGCCTTAAAGTATTCAATATGACCTGAATGTAGTGGGTCAAATCCTCCGGTGACTAATACTATTTTCATTTTCTATCGCCAAATAAAATATAATCTTCTTTAGTATAACCTACCATAACTTCACTACCCGATCCTGAATCAGGCGCACTAGTTTTGTTATTCAAATCACCGCGAATAGGAACAATAGCCCATGTACAGTAATCACTAAAGTATGGTAGTTCTTTTAATTCTGCTTCTAGACTTAATGTTTCATCACGATTATGTGGTGCCATCATGAACTTAACTTCTAAATGTCCGCAATCACCATTTTCTGCTTTTTCTTTTGCAATAGCTTCAACTACCTTAACAAACTTCTTTCTATCATAGAATTCATAATGTACACTAAGATTTAAGTCACCATAATGTATAACTTCTTTGTAATAGTCAGGTAAACGACTACCATTACTATGCAAACTAACATGATGTCCACATGCATTTAAGTAACGTAACCAATCTAAGAAATCTTTGTTGACAGTTGGTTCACCACCACTGATAATGAAATTAACACTTTCACCCTTAGTGAATTTTTTCTCAATCAAATGTGTAGCTTTCATTAGTTCTTCTAATGATTTATGTGGATCAGTGTTGTTGTGTATCCATGGCCAGCAATAGCTACAGTCATAGTTACATCTACGACCTATTTCCCAGTAAATTTGTTTCTGTGTACTAGCATGTGTACGTTCCATAGCAACATATTCTGTTAAGTTATCATTACGTAATTCAGGTTGAGCATCTAATCCTTGACCTTTACGTAATAACGGTTTAAATTCTATAACACTAGTTTTGGGTATGAATAAGTCAGCACCACAACTACAGACGTTTTTAGTACAATCTATCCAATCTTCTGGCACTACAAAGTCGTCCCAAACACTACCCAAGTTGCCACCTACACGACAGCTAGCAGTCCACACACCACCATCCATATCAATGAATAAACTATCAACACCCGCACCACATTTCCATCCAGTAAGATAGTTTAATTTTGCACCTACTAATTCATCGGTGCTCCAATCTCTCCATGTACCATTTGTATTATAAGTTCTGATTGGTTTGCCCGGGGTAAATTCATAATTGGTATATTCACTCACTATTGTATTCCTAAACAGTTATTTATATCATAGTTTGTGTGTAGGAAAGTTTAGAAGATGTACAATCATTAATAAGTATAGTAATGCTTAGAGATGTATTTTATTACGGTAATAAACCCAACGCACACCCAAGAGAAAAACATGCAATTGATTTGGCACATGCTAGAAATCAATGTACCACCGAACACTTTTGGATAATCAATGAATATTGTGACTATACAAACTTTGATTGGGATTGGGATTTTGACTTCTTACCCGATGACGAAGTTTGGACTAGTGAACATAATAACGTATGGCCCAGTCAATATCAAAAAGATAGTGGAACATGGTTATGTTCAACACAAGATAGTGAAATTATTATCTATCGTGCTGATGTTGAACCACTACATAGAAAAAATATAAAACATGATAATTGGGTAGTACTAGACAAAATTAATGAGTTAAGTTTTGATTACAGTTGGGAACCTAACCCATATGACCCACCCTACATATATAAGTGGGGTTGTAAATTCTATCCAGCAGAAATTAAACATTATGTAGAATATCATGTTGAAGGTGCTACTAATGTAAAATACATGAATGATTCAGTAGATTTATTACCTGAATGGGATAAGTGGGTAGAAATACAAGCAGTAGATAAAGATACATTTGATTTTACTTGGAGACCTGACCCACGTGAGCCTGCATACATCTATACATGGGGAAACAAATATATCAGTGCCGAGTTAAAACCTACATTAGAATATCATTGTCCTGGTGCAACTGAACGTAAGTATATGGACAACTCAGTTGTAGTATTACCTGAGTATGATAGATGGACAGAATTAAAATCAATAGATAAAAACTCATTTGATTTCAGTTGGAGACCAGATCCACGTGAGCCTGCATTTATATATATGTTTGGCAACACTCAATATCTTGCAGAGATTATGCCAACAGTTGAATATCGTGTACCGGGTGCAACTGAATATAAATTCATTGAAGATGAATCATTGAGAGCAAAATTATTACCTAATAGTACACGATTTACACATTTAGAAAACTGTGATGGTATAGATTATTCATGGGTACCCGATCCGTGGAGTCCTCCATATATCTATGCATGGGGTAATCAATGGAATAAACCTGAAGATAAAATATCTATTCAATATGTTGTTGAAGGTGCTACTGAATACAAATACATGGAAGAACGTGCCACACGTAAACCCTGTATGGATAACTGGGAAATACCATCATATGTAGTACAAAATAGTTTTGATTACAGTTGGGAACCTAATCCTAATGACCCACCCTACATATATCAATTTGCTACCGTACATCAAAAAACAGGTGGACCTAGATATGTAGTACCCGGTGCTACAGAGATAAAATACATTAATACACTTAAAGCAAGTGTGGTAGCATGGAGATTTACTAATTGGTTGATCCCAGGTAATGTAGAACAATCATCATTTGATTTTAGTTGGCATCCAGATGATACAGAACCACCCTACATTTATCAATTTGCTAGTACTTGGAGTCGTACAGGCGGACCTAAATTTACTGTAGAAGGTGCTACTGAAGTAAAATATATAGATTATCCAACAGCAAAAGTTAAACAAGATATGACATATTGGACTGTACCTGCAGGCTTAGATACCACACTGTTTGATTTTAGCTGGCATCCAAATATAAATGACGAACCACTAATATATCAATTTGGTACACAATGGCAAAAAACAGATGGTCCAACGTTTACTCCACCAAACTGTAAAACAGATACACCTACTAAGTACATGGATATACTTAAAGCAACACGTGTTTCTGATAAAACAAATTGGGATATACCTGATAATATACTAGAGTTTGATTATAGTTGGCATCCAGATAGTACCGAACCTGCATATATCTATCAGTTCCCTAGCACATGGGATAAGATAGGTGGTCCTAGATATGTTGCAAATGGAGCAACAGATATCAAATATATGGATTATCCTATAGCAAAAATTAAACAAAATTTTACCAATTGGATTATACCAGCCGGGTTTGATAAAAACGTATTTGATTTTAGTTGGCATCCAGATATACATAGCCCACCTTATATCTATCAGTTTGGTACACTATTAGAAGATGTTCATTTACAAGATGGTCCTAAATATGTTACTCCAAACAATGATGGAACTGTTGTATTATTAGAAAATATATTGTTATCCTCTGAAGCAATACAATATCCTCAATACTATATTGAAACCACATTAGATAGTTTGATAGAACAACATAGTGATGAAATCTTCTGGGCATTGCGTAAAAATATTGATTATACTAAGTTTGATTTTAATTGGAAGCCTACTAAAGAACAGGCATTCAATATTAATACGTTTGGTAGCCCTGAAAGTGAAACAACACAAACATATCTAGTTAATGGAAAAATGTATAAAGAAGGATATAGAGATATAAACTTCATTGAAAATACAAAACTAGATGAAATATATCTATCTAAACTGTTTAAACAAGTAGATGCATTCTTTGTGGATAAGGGTAATAAAGAATCTGCCGTACGATTTGAACAACTTAAATTACAGTTCCCTACACTACAAAAGACAAGATACTTAAACAGTTGGGTTGATACTATCAATCGCTGTATAAACAAATCTACAACAGAACTATGTTGGATATTAAACAGCGAATTAGATTATACTAAATTTGATTTTAGCTATTATCCTAACCCATGGCAAATGTCAATGGTTCATGTGTTTGGTACACAATGGAGTCATTGGGGTACTACGTTTATGGTTAATAAAGAAACATTTGCAGAAGATACAAAATACGTAAAGGTCATAGAACATCTAAACAATCTAAACTTTGTAAAAACAAAACGTGCTATAGCTAGTAACTGCCTATATGATGTATATCTAATTGATTACGGTAACGATGGTTTAACTGACATGGTTTCCTTGATTGAAAACAAAACAAAACGTGAAAACGTTTACACAATCAAATATGAAAATGATTACTTAACCACATTAAAAAACATGCTATATGAGTTGGGTATTAAGAAAGATCATTATATTTGGGTATGTAGTTCTATTTGTGATTACAGTAATTTTGATTTTACTTATATAGTTGATCCATTCTCACTAGAACAATTACATGTGTTTCCTAGTGATAAACAGAAGTTTGGTGACACGTTCTTTATTAATGTAAACAAGTTACGTATTCTGGTAGAAGATTTGGATAAGTTAGAGAACATAGAGAAGATTAATTTTAATCAGCATCAGAAACTAAAACGTTTATCTGCACCTAGTTTTGTAACAGAAGCAGATACACATTTAAACTTTAAAGAACATACATATAATTTCCCATATGCAGTGTTTACAACAAGTGATAATTGTATTGCTCCTGATATTAATGATGAACCAATCAGCATGTGGTCTAGTGAATCAAAGAACATATTGATTACAAATGTAGGTGGTACACGTATTGTTGTACCCAAAGAAGCTAACGATTATGTTGAAAAAGAGTTGTATGATTATCCATATATAGCTAAAGCAACTAAGATGGGACAGTCAAAGCCATTAGATATAGTATTCCTAAGTAATGGTGAAACTGGAGCCGATGAAAACTATGAACATTTATTGAATGTAACTAAAGGATTGAAGAATCGTGTTGTTCGTGTTGATGGGGTCAATGGTCGTGTTGCTGCCTATCATGCTGCCGCAAATGCAAGCCGTACCTCATGGATGTTTACTGTATTTGCTAAGTTACGTGTTAACAGTAAGTTTGATTGGACATGGCAACCAGATAGATTACAGATACCTAAACATTATATCTTTTATGCAAGTAATCCTGTTAATGGTTTGGTATACGGCCATCAAGCCTTGATTGCTTATAACAGACAGATTACATTGAGCAATATGGGTAAAGGGTTAGACTTTACATTGGATAATGAACATGAAGTTGTAGAGTTGAATAGTGGTGTGGCAAGGTATAATACTGATGAGTTTAGCACATGGCGTACTAGTTTCCGTGAAGCTATTAAGTTACGTTGTGAAGATAGTAAAGTTAGTAGACAACGATTAAAGATATGGTCAACTGTGGGTGAGGGTGATTACGCCCAATATAGTATAAATGGTGCGATAGATGCTGTAGAATACTATGAATCAGTCAATGGTGATTTAGACAAATTACGTCTAAGTTATGATTGGCCTTGGTTAAAAGAGTATTTTAATACTAAATACAATTGAAGTTATTGCTGTATGAAGTGATGTAAAATAAGTTCAAGACGCCGGGGCAGCGCCGGCCATCTCCACCTAAGTGTATGATGTATATTTAGGTGGGGATGACACAGGATCGATTGGGCAAAGAGTAACAGAGTGGACAGCTCGGCAAAGCAGAAGCCGTTAGGGTTGGGAGTATCTCGGCCGTAGAAGCAAAAAAAGTAATCGCAAACGATTCACAATATCTATTGGCAGCAAACGCCTGATAGCGAGGTAGTTATACCTTGTAACCAAAAATAGCAATAGGGACTTCGGTCCCTATTTTTTTACTCAATAAAGGCTCTACGGAGCCTTTACCAATACTAAATAACGTTATGTTTGAACTTAAATTAAGTGATGTGCCAGAAAACAAAAGCACTGCCGGCTACTTAACAGACCTAGGTATATTTGGTAAAGAAATCAATAAAAACAGTTTAGAAAATTATAACTTCTATGAATATACTTTAGAAGAATTGGGTTTGCCTAGTCATACTGAAATATTAAATGCTGTAAATAGTATAAAAAATGAGATAGGTATTGTGCCATGGAAGACCGGTGAACAAGAATCTAAATCTTATCAGGGTTTTTCATTGACATATAACCCAGACTATATTGATAGTGATGTTTCAATATATCATCAAACGTTTGGTTCTAGATTTTTATCTCAATCTTTTGCATTTAAGAATGGTAAGGGCAATCATCAAAATATAAAAAACACATATTATGATTCATATGGTTTTAGAAAAGTGTTACCTGTAATAGACAGACATTTGGGTTTTTTATTGAATAAATTTTCTTGTCCATTAATAAGAAGTAGAGTTGCATATTTAAATATGTTTGAGAAAACTCCAACAGATTCAGGTTGGCATATAGATGAAAGCCCAAATCATTTATTTAGAATCAATATACCTATACAAACTTCAGAAGAATATATATTAGATATTGAAGGTTCAGATGAGTATGGTAATACTCTTTCACTAAAAGATGTGCATCTTGAACTTGGAAAAGCATATATATGGAACACTAGAATACCACATAGAGTTAATATTAATAAAACTTGCAATAACCCAAATGATAGAATACATTTAGTATTGGGTTTTAGTCCATGGCTTGATTACAATAGTGATAGTGATAGTTTTGTTAGTTCAAAGACTTTTGGCATGCCTTTAGCCAAAATTATATCAGAAAAACTGTTTTTATGTACTAAAATCTAGTTATACTAGTTGTTTTTACGTAAACAACTATTTTATATGGGTCATAAAAATTGTTATAAATATTAGTCTAGCCTGTTGAAACAGGTTTAATTTTAAAGGAAAATCTTATGAAAAAAATCGCATTAGCGACATTATTGGCAGCAACGACAATGGTTGCATCAGCACAGGTAACTGTGTATGGCAGACTCAGCGAATTTGCTGATAGCACAAAAACTGGTACTACCAAAGTTAACTCACTAGTTAATGATTCAAGCCGTTTCGGTATCAAAGTTGAAGAAAAGTTAGGCAGTGGCTTAACAGCTAGAGTTATACTTGATACATCTGTAGCAGCCGATGATCCAAAAGCAGGAGCTGCAACACAATTTGGTGATCGCCAAAGCACTATAGGTATTTCTACTAGAGTTGGTAGTATTGATTTAGGTCGTAAAGAACATAGCGAATATATCACTATGAAAAACGCTGATCCATTTGCAGGTGCAACATATGCATCTGTTTCTCCAGATGTTATTAACATCCGTGACAAGCGTATTGGTGATGGTGCTTATTTAGCTACAAATTTTAGTTCTGTCGCTATTACATATGACCGTAGTATGTACACAAGTCCTGCTACACCAGAAGCTACTAGTTGGAGTCTTGGTGGTAAATTAGGTCCAGTAACTGGCGCAGCCGCACGTTTTGCATCAGGTACAGACTATACTAATGTAGTAACATTGGGTGGTAAAGTAGGTGGTTTAGAGTTATCTACTATTCAAAGTGAAGATAAAACCGGTATTGTTAAGACTAAAGGTCATTTTTATGGCGCAACATTACCAGTTACTGGTGCTGTTAGCTTAAAAGGCAGCTATGCTACTAAGACTGGTTTAGTCGCAGGTGAAACTAAAGCATATAACGTAGGTGTTAACTATGCTTTTAGCAAGCGTACAAATGTTTTAGTTGCTTATCGCAATGTTGACGCAGGTGGTACAGCTAATGATGTTAAGCAATTTGGTATTGGTTTAGCACATAGCTTTTAATCTTTAATTAAGATTATATAAAAAGGCTCTTTATGAGCCTTTTTTGTTTTTTGCTAAATATATTAAAGGGGATATAGTATGGCAGACATGACGTTTTTAGGTGGTATAACATTTACCGGTGGGTTTAGTATAGCTAAACCTCCACCTTCAGCTAAGGCTATATTTGGATATGGATATATTAACGGAGGAGGGTATACGGCAATAACAAACCTTGTAAGCAACACAGGAGTAGTTGCTAGTGACACTACAGGTGTTGGCCAAGCTAGAATGCTTCTAGCAGCCGCAGGTTATGGCACCGATAAGGCTATATTTGGGTATGGGTTCAATGCAGGAACTAAATCAATGACCAACCTAGTATCAAATACAGGTGTAGTCGCCACAGACACCACAGGTGTTGGTACTGCTAGATACTATATAGCAGCCGCAGGTTATGGTACGGATAAAGCTATCTTTGGATACGGTTATACTACCTCACAACAATCAATTACCAATCTAGTTTCAAACACTGGAGTGGTTGCTACTGACACGGGTGGTACTGGCACTGCTAGATATGCTTTGGCATCGGCAGGTTATGGTACGGATAAAGCTATCTTTGGATATGGGAATAACGGTTCTGTAGCGTTATCAATGACCAACAAAGTTTCAAACACCGGTGTAGTTGCTACTGACACCACAGGCGTTGGCACTGTCAGATGTGACCTAGCAGCCGCAGGTTATGGAACTGATAAAGCTATATTTGGATATGGAACTACCGACCCTAATAATCAGACTCCTCGTTATTCAATGACCAACCTAGTATCAAATACTGGTGTAGTTGCTACTGATACCACAGGTGTAGGTACTGCTAGATGTGACCTAGCAGCCGCCGGATATGGGGTAGATACTGCTATATTTGGATTTGGCTATTCTTATACAGCAATAACAAACCTAGTATCAAATACTGGCATAGTAGCCACAGATACCGCAGGTGTTGGTTCTGCTAGACAACAACTTGCAGCCGCAAGTTACGGGTTATCATAATCACATAAACACAAAAACAAAGGCACTATGGTGCCTTTTTTGTTGACTAAATATCCATTACTATGTTATAGTTACAATATGAAAATACAACGTGCAATAGATTGGAATCAAGTTAGCATTGACTTACATAGTCAAATGAATGGCATTGGATATAATCCAGATCTAGTTCGTATGCACAAAAACATTGACAAAATGGTTACTGAATTAAGCAAACTTGAGGTAGCTATACGCAGAACGGGCAAGTTCAATATGCTTGATGATAAAGTAGCCGATATCAATATAGCTATCAATCACTTAGAAAAATTGTTATTGATGGCCAATCTTATGAAGTAATTTGACAATAAATCATTTTGGGTCTATAATAGAGTTTCAATTAACTAAGGACCTATTATGAACGTAGCAAACTATGTAACAAAATACAGAACTTCAGTTGAAGGTCCATTAATGATACCCAAAAAGAAAATCAATAGCACAATGAAATGGGTAGAGTACAGCTTAGACATTGTAGATATGCAAAAATTGCTTATGGGTACACGTGATCTAAAAGACAAGTATCAATTAATGGACCTACTAGAAATTGCAGAACGTAAGAAAAAATGGCACTATCGTCAAGAAAACTTTGATGTGAGCAGGGCCAGCACTCTACTGCAAACTATGCTTAGTACAGCATACAAGAGTATTGCGTAAATTTGACAATAAATCAAAACGGTGATACAATACATGTATTGAAGATAGAAAACTGACTAGTTAATCAAATTGATAGTTGTTGTAAATAAACAACAATACAAAATTTGACAATAAATCAGTTTTCTACTATACTTCATATATCAAATTTTTAACAGGAGCAACTAATGGCATCAGTATCAGACAATCTGACAATTACGTCAGTACAGGCCCGTAAAGCTATTCTCAAAGCTTTCAAAGCAAAACGTCCACTATTCTTGTGGGGCCCGCCCGGCATCGGTAAAAGTGAAGTTGTAGCAGAAGTTACAGAAGAACTTAAAGGTCATATGATTGATTTGCGTATGGCACAAATGGAACCTACAGATATTCGTGGTATCCCATTCTTCAACAAAGATATTAATAAGATGGACTGGGCGGCACCGGTTGATTTGCCTGATGAAGAACTTGCAAGTCAATACCCGATTGTTGTGTTATTCTTAGATGAAATGAATAGTGCAAGCCCTGCAGTACAGGCAGCAGGTTATCAATTGATTTTGAATCGTAGAGTTGGTAAGTATGTATTGCCCGATAACGTTGTTATTGTAGCGGCAGGTAATCGTGATAGTGATAAAGGTGTTACATTTAGAATGCCGATGCCCCTAGCTAATCGTTTCTTGCACTTGGAAATGCGAGCAGATTTTACTGCATGGCAGAATTGGGCAGTTGACAAAGGTATTCACAAAGACGTTGTGGGTTATCTGAGTTTTGCTAAACAAGACTTGTACGAATTTGATAGTAAATCTAGTTCACGTGCGTTTGCTACACCTCGTTCATGGTGTTTCGTATCAGATTTGTTGAATGATGAAGATGATACAGATACTGATACATTGTTCAATTTGATTAGTGGTGCTGTTGGTGAAGGTCTTGCTGTTAAGTTTGCGGCACACCGTAAGATTGCAGGACGTATGCCTGAGCCAAGTGACATTCTTTCTGGTAAAGTGAAAGATTTGTCTGTGAAAGAAATTTCGGCAATGTATTCATTGACTATTTCTATGTGCTATGAATTGCGTGATGCATTGGAAACTAAGAAAGTTTCTATGAAAGAGTTTCACACAATGGCTGATAACTTCTTTAGTTATATCATGGCAAACTTTGAAACTGAATTGGTTGTTATGGGCGCAAAGATTGCACTTAAAACATACAAGTTGCCGATTGAGCCAAGTCAGTTGAAGAATTTTGATGACTTCCACAAGAAGTATGGCAAATATATTGTTGATGCAGGTAACTAAAATGGCAACAAAGATATTATCAGGCAAAAAGTATTTCTACGCTAAGGGTCAAAGTGCCCGAGATCGTGGTCTAAACAGAACAGTAGCCGAGGATCTTTATCTTAAAGGAGCCACAGACTATGCAAGGATTTACTTTGACAAAGGCTATCGCAAATTGTCAATGTGATTTGACAATAAATTTAAACTTGTGTATAATACATACATAAACAACAAAGGACCAATATGAGTGATGTACTTAATCCCAGCAAAAAACGTAGTCGTAGTAAGAAATTTGAGAATCTTGTAGGACCTACAGATAGTAAAGTTGACTACCAAGCACGTGAACGATTAGTTACCGCACGTATTGGTCTATTACTACGTCATAGTTTTTTCGGCAATCTTGCTACACGTATGCAATTAATCAATGCAGATGAGTGGTGTAGTACAGCGGCAACTGATGGCTTAAAGTTTTACTACAATAGTCGTTTCATTATGATGTTGAAACCTAAAGAAGTTGAATTCTTAGTTGGGCATGAAGTGTTGCACGTTGTATATGACCACATGGGTCGTAGAGGTAATCGTGATCCACAAATCTGGAACATTGCTGATGACTATGCTGTCAATGCTGATTTGAAACGTCATAGAGTCGGTGAGTTCATTAAGACAGTACCTTGCTTATATGAAACAAAATATGATGGTAAGCCTGCAGAAGAAATTTATGATGACTTAATGAAAAATGTTCAGAAAATCTCTATTGAAGATTTGCTTGACCAGATGATTGATGACCACATGGATGGTGAAGGTGAGGGAGACGGTGAAGGTGATAGTGAGGGTAAAGGTAAGCGTCCCTCAATGAGTCCTGAAGAACGTGAACGTGTACGTCAGGAAGTTAAACAAGCTATTATCAATGCCGCAAGTAGTGCAGAAGCAGGTTCATTGCCCTTAGGTGTTGAAAGACTAATCAAACAACATACTAACCCAGTTATGCCCTGGCGTGAACTGATTCAAACTAATCTGACAAGTGCTATTCGTGCAGATTACTCTTGGATGCGTCCCTCACGTAGAGGTTGGCACATGGATGCAATCATGCCCGGTATGAATCCCGGTGAAGAAATTGATGTTGTAATTGCTATTGATATGTCAGGTAGTATCAGTAACAAGCAAGCACAAGCATTTCTAGGTGAGATTGGTGGCATGATGGATAGCTTTGATGGTTATAAGGTCCATGTATTCTGTTTTGATACAGAGACATATAACCCAAAAGACTTCAGTAGTGAGAACATGGATCTGATTGACGAATATGAGCCAATGGGCGGTGGAGGTACTGATTTTGATTGTATCTTTACATACTTGAAAGATGTTGGTAATGTACCTAAACGATTGATTGTATTTACTGATGGATATCCTTACGGTAGTTGGGGTGATGCAGACTATTGTGATACAACATGGATCATTCATGGTGACAAGAATCCCAATCCCCCATTCGGTACATATGCGATTTATGATGAAAAGTAAATGTTATGAGTTTGTTAGATGAAATTGTAATTTCAGTCGTTGTACTATGTTTAATTTGGATGTTTATTATTATCCTAAATAAATTATTAGAAATGATAAAAGATGACAATGATTAAGTCTAGTGAAGAAATAATTATTTACGAAAGTCCTGATGGTGGAAAGACGGTCTACTCACGTAGTAGTGGATCGTCTGACCGTACTTTGATTAAAGAAGATCCTGATAAACATTATATCACTAGATGGTATGAGTGGAGAAATATTCTTCAATTAGCAGAGACCGAACCTTCATTAAGAGATATAATCAATAAAGCAGAGATATTATATGCCCTCGTCAAGAAAGAAAAATAAACACTATTTGGCAATGTGGGACTGTAACGGCCTTGAAAGCCTACATGATGTTGACTATCATATGGATAGATACAACGAATGGGAAAAGCAAAAAGTCATTAGTATTCTTAAAGAAGAACAAATCCCGGCAAGACCTACAGGTATCCCATTACAAATGCTTATCCTTCGTGCTAGGTCTAATAGTCAACGTGCCTATGAGATTTATGAATTCACTAGCACATTAAAGTATAAAGAACTTACAGAAATATTTAATGACAATCCACAACCTATTGTAGAATGGATTAGAGCTAATGGTAAAAAAGTTTATAGTGATTATGTTAAAAGTGAAAGAAAATTGATCGTATGAAGTATATTGGTACAAGCCTTGGTAGTTGTTTACTTAGCTTGATGGCAGGTGAAGTGTCCGAGGATGATGTTATGTTCATTATAACACGTACATTGTGTCCTGACTACGGTTCCTTTATGAAAGTAGTAGAACAATATCACGCAGAAGGTAATCCGTATGCACGTAATCCTGCGCAATATGGACTAGGTGATTATGATTTGAATGAAGTAAAAAATCTAGCTACTAAATTGTATTTTTCAGGTAGGATACATCAACCTAGAGTATTTGATAGTGAAGGTAGAACAACCGGACATTATTTTTACTATGACCATCCTGCTAAGTTGGGTTATGGATTGTGGATGCAAGTTGTACCCACAAATGATAACAGTACGCCTGCAGTAGTAGAAGCCTACGAAAAATACAAGATGTTGGATAATTTAACTAAATGATAGAATATAAGTTAGATCCTATCACATGGTTTAGTGAGAGAGAATTACCTTATACACCTAAGCATTTTATTGTAACATCATATCCATGCACATCTGAATCTAAGCAATGGGTATTAGATAAGCTTAGTGGTAGGTTTAGTGTAACACATCCTACAGTATCTAATAACCTATTTGAGTTGTTAACTCCTAGCTGTATTGCATTTGAAGATCCACAAGAAGCATTATTTTATGAATTGAAATGGTCATAAATGGGCATATAGAAATATTGTAGTCAATATATTTCTTATTAAATAGTTTTAGCATATTACAAGGAGAACATAATATGAGTTTTACAAGACACGTAGGGAAACACGGGGACAGAAAAGTAGCTGTAATTTTCCGAGAAGTACCAGGCGAGCCTCATATGTGCTTGGTAACATATACCGAAACAATTAATCAACATATTCACGATCCACTAATTCGCTGTATTGAAAGCGATATTGGACAAAGTAGTGAAAATCTAGCTGATGCATTGAACAGAACATATACACAAGATGGTAGACCAATATTACACGTTTTACACGCTGAAGGTCAACTTAAGAAAGTCAATACAGAACAAATTGTAATGACACCTGCACCAAACACACGTATCAAGTTAAATGAACTTAACAAGATGCTTAATGAAATGAAGTTAGGTGAAGAGGCAGTTAAGCGTATGGCTGAGATGGATAAGAGTATGGGATTACAAGATCCAGTTGATGTTGCACGTAGAATGCGTGGACCACAAGGTAATCAACCAGTATCTAGTTCATCAAATGACCTATTAGGTGATGCTTCATTAGCTAAACAACGTTTAGAGCAAGCACAAAAAATGGAACGTGAAGCTAAAGGTTTGTTAGCAGAAGCACAACGGTTAACTACCGAAGCACAACAATTAGATCCTTCATTGGCACCTAAACCAGCTAAGGCAACTAAAGCTAAAAAGGCTGAAGTAATTGCAGAAACTGTTGCACCAGCAAAAAGAAAATATACAAAAAAAGTAACTAATGTCGCCTGATTTTATTGATAAATGGGAACATATCCTTGAAGATATTGAGAAGAACAAAATACCTGTAGAGTTTATTAAGAAACTAGTTATTAAACTAACAGGTAAGAAACAACAAACGATTAATATTCAAAAGTTGCTTCAACAAGGTTTAGATCCAGATCAAGTAGAGGATGCTGTAAGTAGAAAACTACATGAACTAGAAGATTTGATAGTTAGTGTAGAATTTGTTCTTAATGTACAAAGTATAGCTGAAACTGTTCAACCCGAAACTGACCGACTACTAGGCAAACTTTAATCAAAAAGCCCTGAATTGTCGGGGCTTTTCTTTTTATATGATACAATGAATTATGAAACAATATTTAGAACTATTACGTGATATATTAGACAACGGAGAACTTAAAGATGACAGAACTGGTGTGGGTACCTATAGTGTGTTTGGACGTCATATTCGCTTTGATTTGCGTAGAGGCTTTCCCGCAGTCACAACTAAAAAACTTGCTTGGCGTGCTTGTGTCGGTGAACTACTTTGGTTTATTGAGGGATCTAGTGATGAGCGTAGATTGGCAGAACTTACCCACGGTAGTAGTGAAGGAAAGGTTACTATCTGGACGCCAAACGCACTTGCACCGTATTGGAAACCAAAAGCAAAATACGAAGGTGATCTCGGACGTGTATATGGAGTACAATGGCGTCATTGGAACAAAGACCGTGTTGAAAAAGACATGGGTCCGGCGCACAAAGGTGGTACACGCCTCGCCGTTGACCGCACGGAAGTTGACCAATTGGCAAATCTCATTAAAGGATTAACTGAAGATCCTAATGGGCGTAGGCACATTCTCAGTGCCTGGAACGTGAGCGAGTTAGACGAAATGGCATTGCCCCCTTGTCACGTTATGAGTCAATACTATGTTAACAAAAATCGTGAATTATCTTGCCATATGTATCAGCGTAGCGTTGATGTTTTTCTGGGCTTACCTTTTAACATTGCTAGCTATGCACTACTTACACATCTATTGGCACATCATACTGGACTAAAAGTAGGTGAACTAGTTATTAGTACAGGTGATACACATATCTATAAAGACCATATTGAACAAGTTAAAGAACAATTAGGTCGTGAACCATATCCATTGCCCACATTGATGTTAAATCTAGAAAAGACTAACATCTTTGATATGACAATGGAAGACATACATTTAGAGGATTATCAAAGTCATGGCCCAATTAAAGCCAACATGGCCGTCTAAAGACGAATTTACTAGACCTAAATATCAGATACAACTGTCTGATACTGGGGAAGAAATGGTAACTATTACTCATGTAGTTCATACTATAAGAATGGGTGATGTTGAAGATCCTGATTTGTTTGTAGCACAACCTATATATGAGTGGCAACAAACTGAAGCCGGTAAATGGATCATGGAAAACTCTGTACCAGCACCCAGTTGGCATCGTAATGTAGATTATACTACATATGGGCAAACATATCAAATTAGAGCATATCTAACACATAAACAATTAACATATTGGAAGTTGAAATACGAATGAATATACTAGTAACAGGCGGATTAGGACTTATTGGACACAATGTAGTTGTACGATTACAAGATTTAGGTCATCATGTATCCATTATGGATACTAAAACAAACTATGGCATCATCCCACAAGATGAAATTGACTACTTGATGGCTGAGCGTGAGAAGAAGGTAATCAACGATAAGTTCCTCAACACACTAAGTTTTATCTATACTAAAGATATTTGCAATGCAGAAGATGTAGATGAAATTTTTAGAATTGAAGAACCAGAGATTGTAATACATATGGCTAGCTTCCCAAGACAAAAGGTAGTCAATGCAAATCCAGCATGGGGAAGTCGTGTTATGAGTGAAGGGTTACTCAACTTGCTAGAAGCTAGTGATAAGTATGAGGTACGTAAATTCATCTATATCAGTAGCTCAATGGTATATGGTGATTTTACTGATGATGTAAAAGAAGATTATGATTGTAAACCACAAGGTCAGTATGGTATATTGAAACTTGCCGGTGAAGATTTGGTAAAAGATTACACACGCAGAACTAATCTTGTTCATACTATCATTCGCCCAAGTGCTGTATATGGTGAATTAGATGTTGAGGATCGTGTTATTGCTAAATTTATGCTTACTGCAATGCGTGGTGGTGTATTGAATGTTAATGGTGCCAATGAAACATTAGACTTTACATATGTAGAAGATGCCGCAGATGGTATAGTTGCCGCCGCATTGAGTAATAACACCGAGAACAAGACTTATAATATCACAAAGAGCCATAGCAGAACGTTACTAGAGGCTGCTAATCTAGCAGTAAAATGTGCAGGTAAAGGGTCAATTAATGTACGTGATAAAGACGCTGACTTCCCAAGTCGTGGTGCATTGAACATTGATGCGGCAAGAAAAGACTTTGGATATGATCCTAAAGTTGATGTAGAAGAAGGCTTTCAAAAGTATTATGAGTGGCTTAGTAATTCCTCATTTTGGTCTAGCAAGACAGTATAAGAACATTGGTGAAGAGTTGCTTGATGCAACACACCGTGCCCTTAAAGACGGACAACTTGTGGGTGGTCATTATACCCGCTCGTTTGAAGAATGGCTAAAACATCGTACTAAAACAAAGTATGCTGTTACTGTACATAGCGGTACACAAGCATTAGAGATTATCGCAAGATACAAAAAGAAAGATTGGCTCAGTAAAGGTATCCCGTTCAATCCTACTATACATATTCCTAATTTAACATATCCAGCAACACTTAACGCATTCTTAACTGCAGGATGGAATGTCAACTTAGTTGATACAGACAAGAACGGTATATTTGATATTGATACAAAACTCAATGAATCACCTGGTACATATGATTGTTTGATGGGCTTTGCAGGTCGCAAGCCATGGCCTGATGCTAGTTATCCAAATGCATTTGGTGTCATAGTTGACGGAGCACAACATTGGTTAGAGTGTCAAGGTGATGTGGGTAGTGGTATGTCAATCAGTTTTGATCCTACTAAAAATTTACCAAGCTCGGGCAACGGTGGTGCTATTGTCACTAACAATGAACAGTTATATCTGTACGCAGTAAAGTACAGAGATAATAACAAACCCTACTTCCATGATGTTGGTAATAATAGTAAAATGAGCGAACAAGATTGTGCTCAAATATTAGTCAGAGCAAAGTATATTGATGAGTGGCAAGTGCGTAGAAGTCAGATAGCAAAGTATTGGTGTGATAGTTTTAAAAAACTACCATTAAGTTGTTTAAGTGATACAAGTGATCCGCATGCACATCAAAAGTTTGTATTGTATCTAGACGACAGAAATAGTTTACATACACATTTACAGTCTACTGGAATTGACAGTAAGATTCATTATGAATATGTCTTGGGAGATTTGCCAATTGGTAAAAATTTAGTTAAACCAGATATGCTAAGTACTAGTGTGATGTTAAGTCGTGGGGTAATTAGTTTACCTATGTATCCTGAATTAACTGATAATGAAACTGAATATATAAAGGACAAAGTACATGAATTCTATAGATAATAAAAGTTTTTGTATATTAGCATGGAATCATATAGCAGTTGATCCAGAAGGTAATATTAAACCATGTTGTATATATAAAGGCTCTATTAAAAAACCAGATGGCACTATATATAATTTAGGACATGATAAGATAGAAGATTTTTACAACAGTCCAGAATACGTTGATATAAGAGAAAAGATGCTTAAGGGTGAACCAGTTACTGGATGTATCCAATGTGTTAATTATGAAAATTACGGTAAAGAAAGCAGAAGATTAAATTATAATCACATGTATAGGGATCAGCTTGATAAAACTAGTCCTATAGCAGATACTAAAATAGAATATATTGATTTAAGATTTGGTAATTTGTGTAATTTGCAATGTAGAAGCTGTAACCCTCGCAATAGTAGCCAACTTAATAAACAGGTTAGTGAACATTCTGAATTAAAAAAGTATTATATAAGTGTTGATAATGATATCAACCAATGGTATGAAACTACTACATTTCAAGATAATATTAATTCTCAATTAGAGAATATTAAAATTCTCTATATAACTGGTGGCGAACCTACATTAATTAAAAAGAATTTTGAACTATTGGAAAAATTGATTGAGTTAGGCTATAGTAAAGATATATTATTGGTCACTAATTCAAATATGACTAATAATAACAATAAGTTTTTTGAACTGCTTTCAGAGTTTAAAAAGGTAATATTTCTTGCAAGTATTGATGGATATAAAACTGTACAGGAATACATAAGATATCCTAGCAATTGGGGGCAAATAAGTAATAACCTACAGACACTATTATCTTGTAATTATCCTAATATTGTTGTAAAAGTCTCTATAGTTGTACAAATTACTAATATAGGAAACATAACACAATTGCTTGATTACTGTGAGGAATTTAATAGAGTAGCAGGAAAAACTGTGTTAGAGATAGACTTAAACAATTTAGAATTTCCTAATTATTTAAATGTAGTAAATTTACCAACAGAATATAAAATAAAATGCTGGGATAAGATTGAACATTGGGTAAAGAACCATTGCAAATATCAAAATGACTTTTTTGATGTGCAATTACAAGCATTAAAAAATAAATGTACATCAGAGGTAGATTATCAATACATACTACAAAAATTTGCAGATTTTACTACCACAGTGGATAAATATCAAAAACTGTCTTTAGCTGAAGTAAATCCTGAATTAGCACAAATCGTGTATAAATAAGGGTACTATGTGGATACTATCAATACTACCCGACGCCGCAATACATATAATCTTTGGATTAGGTATTTTGGGCACAATAGCAGGATTCGTCCTAGGATTCATTCCTCTTGTCAAAACATATCAATTTGCTATACAGATTTGTAGCATTGTTGTACTTGTATTTGCTGTATATCTTGAGGGTGGACTAGCTGATTATAAAGAGTGGGAACTCAGAGTCAAAGAAATGGAAGCTAAAGTAGCACAGGCCCAAGCTGAATCCGCTAATAAGAATATAGAAATACAAGAAAAGATTGTAGAAAAAACTAAGGTTATCCGTGAAAAGGGTAAAGATATTATACAATATATTGACAAAGAAATAGTCAAAAAAGAAGAAGTAATCAAATATATTGAAAACTGCCCAGTACCTAAAGATGTAATTGATACACTTAATAAGGCTGCGGAAAAGGGAGATAAAAAATGAGATATCTCCTAGTTCTACTATTATTAGCAAGCTGTAGTACTACCGTACCTGTAACAGTAAAGTTTCCCAATGCTACCCCTGAGCTAATGAAAAGTTGTGAAAACTTAAAGAAAGTTGAGGGTGATAAAGTAGCTATAACTGAAATGCTTAAGGTTATCGTACAGAACTATACATTATACTATGAATGCTCAACTAAAGTTGATGGATGGCAAGAGTGGTATAACGAACAGAAAAAGATATTTGAAAGCGTAAAATAATAGCATATTATGAAGTATCTAGTGTTATTGTGTATATTATTAGTTGGATGTGCGACCAATAAAGATTTTGAATTATATTTAGAAGCGCAAAAAGCCATAAGTCGTGATGCTACTATGAGTGAAGCCGCACGTATAAGTGTATTGATTGATATGACAAAGAGTGCAGACAATCAAGTTAAGATGGAAGCGATACGTGCATTACAAGAGATACAGCGTAGCAAGACCCCTATAGTTATAGAGCCGCCAAAGAAGAATTGGTTTGGCTTTTGATAAATACTATATAGGTTAGGATGAATTATGGCGCAAGAGATTATTGATACAGGCGAATTACCGAACGATGGATCCGGCGATCCGTTACGTTTAGCCTTTGACAAGATTAATAACAATTTTGCTAATTTATTCACATTAACCGGAGCCAATAACCAGATTGTAGAATTAGTAGATCCATTTGGTCCTAACGCAGATCCATATATAACAAATTCATCTGGTAATACAAATACTATCAATATTAGTAATATTTACATTAATAATACTTTTGATAGTTCAACTGGTCTTTCTATAGTACCTAAAAAGACATTAAGTATTCCTCCACCGTTAGAGTTGACAACTGGTCCATACGGGTATCAAGAATATATTAATATTGGTGCTACTGCAAATGATGGTAATGGAGATCCATTGCGTGTTGCGTTTGGTAAGATTAATAATAATTTCAGTAATTTATTTCTTACAACCAATGTTACATTAACAGAATATACGATAGGTACAACAACAAACCAAGTTATATTTGAAGTACCGGTACAGCAATTTTATCAAGCACAGTTCCAGATTCGTTCTAGTGCACCTGGCCCTGACATGCAGGATATTACACTTAATGCAAGTATTACCAACAATTTAGCTGGTGTAAGATTTACAGGGCATAGTACATTATTTGAAGGCAATGTTGTATGTAGATATGATATGGATGTAATTGGTGGTAATGTTAGAGTATTAATTAATCCATTACAGAATGAAGTAATAGAACATTTTATTTCAGCATTAGTAACATATAAAAACACAATTGTTCCTGCAGGAATTGAATTGTCATTGAATAACTATCCGCCAGGATATTTATTAGGTACTGAAAATGGTATTATTTTAACTACGGAACAATCCGAATGAGAGCAAGTGAATTTATAACTGAAGGTCGCACCGGTACAATCACACATGATGTGGGTTTAGCATTGCCCGGAGCATTTAAGATTCCTGCGCTTAAGAATCAAGATCCATATTTACAATATCGCTTTGGTGTAGCGATTGCCGGAGCTAAGGGTGCTAGTCAACGTGCTAAAGACGGTGTTCCTGATTTTGACGGTAAAGAGTCAGTATTTGGTGAAAATGAAATTGTAGTAAGTTATGATCCGCATGTAGGTGATTATATACATGATGCGTTACGTTCTATGGGTATGCCACCAAGTGATGCAATACAGATCGGCACTATGGCTAGTGAAGAAGCACCTGATGTAGATAAAATTAGCCCAGTCAAAGGGTTCAAGGGATATAAAAGAAAATGAGAGCATATGAATTTTTAACTGAAGGTGAAGGTAATATTCACAAACATCACGGTGATGCATCCCCGGGTATTACAAAGATTCGTGATGTAGGTGGTTATGACCGTATATATCATATGAATCGTTTAATGATGGCTATGGCAATGGCTGATGGTAAAAGTTTAGATGCAGTAGAAATGGATAATGCTAGTTTTGCTGAAAAATATAACACTATTCATCCTTACTCAGAAGAAGAACATAATATGTTTGTTGCAGCCTCAAAAACTATACCGTCAGATACAAAAGTAGTTATTCCTTATAGTAAAAGTCAAGAACCTACTGATACTAACAAAACCAGTACAGTTAAGCCATTTAAGGGCTATAAAAGAAAATAATTTAATCAATTGAATTGAGAATAAGTAATTATATCAAATTACAGGATTCTCAATGATTGATATTAATAACACGCTTGATTTAATCAAGCTAAAATTCTACAACGAATGGCTTTATACCGCTCATATATATGCAGAAGGTGAAAGTGGTTTTCATAAAGGTTTAACATCTAAAATAGTCAGTGAATACATTGACCCACTAAATCTCCCAAAAGATTATAAAATACTTGATTTAGGATGCGGTGCAGGCTATTTCCTAGATGATATGAAAGAACGTGGGTACACCGATCTTACCGGTATAACACTAAGCCCCAGCGATATTCAAACATGTGAAAGTAAAGGTCATACAATTAAAACATATGATTTAAGCTTTTTACCACAAAAAGACGGTTACTATGATGAAAGTGTAGACTTTATCTTTTTACGTCATGCATTAGAGCATAGTCCATATCCTATCTTTAGTTTGATGGAATACAATCGTGTATTAAAACAAGGTGGCAAAATTTACATTGAAGTTCCCGCCCCTGATTGTCCACGACGACATGAATATAACTTGAATCATTATAGTATTTTAGGTGAACAACAGTTGGCTGCATTATTAGAACGTACTGGGTTTAGTATCAATAGATTTGACAATTTTGAGTTTGATTTAAATGCTCCTAATCCAAATGATCCTGAAAATCCATTGGAAATGAAAGAACAATACTATTGTGTACTTGCTACTAAACAAAGACCTTTAGATATTAAGTAAACTAAGATAAATACTCTCTATATGAGAGTATTTTTATGGCTATCCATAAAGTTACTTAAAGGAAATAAACATGAAACCAAGTGAAATTCTACGAAATTTAGCTGATATGATAGATGCACAACAGCATTCTATAAGTGAGCCCGGTGCACTAGCCCCAGAAATACAACCAGAAGAACCAGTTACTACTCTTGAGCCAGCCGGTGATGGTAGTGGTTTAGCACAACAGCCTGATGATATCTTTATTCCACCATTACAGTTAAAGTTGGAATTACTAAAGAAAGCTACTGGCGTAGAGAATGTATATGATGAAGCCGAACAAGAAGAAGAAATGTCACATTCATATGATGAATTAGATCATATCAAGCGTAATGCTGGTATCAATGTTGTAGCAATTGACGCACTTGGTGATGACGAACCGTTAGATGTTTAAGGAGTTGCTATGAGCAGTGGTAACACCAACAATACAGTTTTTATTCAAAAACTATTTACTAGCCGTGACAACTTTGTAGATGGCAATACTCAAGAAGCCACATCAAACACCGCAAACTTTGTAGGTCAAGCGGGACGCATTTGGTGGGATCCGGCACGTAACAATTTTTATTCTAGTGACGGTAATACACCGGGCGGTATATTAATTGGCGGTGGTTCTGGTAACGGTACTGTATATGGATCAAACACTTGGGTACAATATAATAATAGTGGTAACTTTGGTGCTAGTCCTAGCTTTACCTTTGATAGTTCAACAAATGTATTATCCGCAACATATTTCTCGGGTGATGGTGGTAACTTAACTAATGTCAATTTGACCGGTGCAGCCGCAGGAAACACAACAGAACTACAATTCAACAACAATGGTAATTTTAGTGCCAGTGGTAATCTAAGATTTAATACTGGTAGCAATACACTATACACCGATAAGGTAGCAATACCAACAGGTACACTATTAAGTGGCAATGCGGCAATTGTATATGTTATTGCTACATTAACTCTAAATCAAATATTAGCAAATAGTGATGGAACATTAACCGCATTACCTGCAGGTAGTTATGGAAATCCTAATGAAGTTCCAGCACCGTGGGCAGTATTTCAGTTTACAACAACACCTAGTCCAAAACTAGAAATAAATGATGTGTTATCTGGTGCAGGCGTTCCTGTTCCCAGTGATGTTGTATACATTGGTACTGGTGGTAATAGCAATGTTGTAGTAACATCTAGTACATTCTATGGATTAACAACACCTGTTCCAACATACGGTACACTGATTCCAGTAGCAAGACAAACATTGAATGCTGGACTTGCAGTTACCACATCGGCTAATACTGATATTGTATTAACTCCGGGTTCTGGTGGAGGTATTATTTGGGCTGGGAACCTAGTACCACTCACTGATGACACATTTACTCTTGGTTCTCCTACTCGTAGAATCAAGCAAGCATACTTTGGTAGTAACACAATTTACATTTATGATACATATTTAGGTATTGACCAAAGTATCGGTGCAAACAACGGCAACTTGATTATCAATGGTGGTACTGGATTAACAGTTGGACAGTTTATTATGAGTGGTAATACACTCTACCTAGATAATCCAGCAGAAGAATTCAACATTGGTACACCAGGAGCAACTGGTAATCTTAACATTAATCGTCCACTAACAGTTAGTGATAGTGCTGGACATAAAACATTCAAAGTCACAAGTGACGGTAAAGTACGAATTGATACTGGTGCTCAACCAGGAAATACTCCCGGAGCAATGCTTATCAATGGTAGTATTTCAGGTACATATCCTAATGTATCTAACCCAGGTGGTATGTTACACATTGTTGGCAATGAAAGTAATGCTAGTCGTATTACATTAGATGCTGTTGGAACTTTTGCTGGTAGTGGTGCATACTCAGTAATAACCAGTCGCATTTCAAGAGGCAATTATACTACCCCCACAGCCACACAAGCCGGAGACACATTTTTACGCTTAAGCGGTGTTGGCTACGGGACTACAGGATATCCTGTAGGTGGTACTACTATTGAACTTGCAGCCTCACAAACTTTTACTGATTCTAATGCAGGCTCACAGATAAACTTTTATACAACACCTTTAGGAAATACTGGCTCTAATGCTAAAACTCTATCAGCATTTATAACACCAAAAGGTCTTACTCTACCAAATACTTCAACTAGAGGAACTGGTACTGGAACTTATAACGGTAACGGAGGCATTACATTTGCTGATGACACATATCAAAACACAGCGTTCAATGATACCAGCGCGGTTACTAGTGTAACAGTTGGTTTAGGTTTAACACAAACAGCTACAGTAGGTGATGTAGGTATTGACGCTACTGGTGTACAAAGCATAACCGGTACTGCAAATAGAATCATTGTCACTGATTTAGGTGGACAAAACTTTAATATCAGTGCTCCGCAAGATTTAAACACAAGTTCAACATTGACTTTTGCTAACTTAACAATCACTGGTAACTTAACAGTTAACGGTACAACAACTACTGCTAATAGTGCTAACTTAGATAGCAAAGTATTATACTTAGCGGCTAACTCAACGAGTAACAGTCAGATTAATCAGGGTGGTATTGTTCTTGGCAACAATAGTTCAAGTTACAAAGTAAGTATTCTATATGACTTACCAAACAATGCGTGGAACACAGATGGTGCTGGATTAACAACTAATAATTTGTTGGCTGCCAATGCTAATATAGATTTCTTAAATGTACAGAACGGTGGACATTTTGGTTTAATAAATGAACAATTAGATTATCCAAATGCATATGTTCAAGTAGATAGCAATGTTAATAGTTACAGTCAAATTGTAAGTCAAAACCATAGTCCGGGCACAAGCGCATCAAGTGATTTAGTTCTTGTAAATGACATAGGTAACGATGGCAATCACTATATTGATATGGGTATCAATGGTAGCAACTATACCGATCCTGCATTCAATAGCACAACAGCAAATGATGGTTACTTGTTTATCAATCAAGGTAATTTAGTAATTGGTACGGACACTACAGGTGAAGTAGTTAAGTTTGTCGCAGGTGGTACAACAAGTGATAATGTTCATTTGACTATCAGCGAAACTGATACTACAATTAAAGGTAATGTAATTGTTACTGATGGCGATGACAATACAATATTCCAAATGAAAACAGATGGTAATCTGATTTGGGGTGGTGGAAGTCAAGGCATTAGTTTAAACGGTGGGTTCTATGTGTCAGGTGTTGGTAGTGGAGATGGATTAGGTAACATTATTACATATAATACTAGCACCGGCGCTATGACATATGGTCCACAGCTAAAAGACTATTCAGGTAACCTGAAGGCAAACAACTTTACTGCTAATACATTGGCAGGCAACGGTGCCGGATTAACTAATTTGAATGGTGCAAATATTACAGGAAATATTAATGCTAATCTTTCTGGTAATGGATATCAAATATCAAATATCAATAGTGCTAACATTGTTGGTACAGTTGCTAATGCTAACTATGCGGCATATGCAGGTAATGTTACACATTCATTGACAATCAATAATAGCGGCACTGGCTCAGCTAGTGGTGCTACATTTAACGGTGGTAGTGCAGTAACAATCAGTTATAACACAGTAGGCGCTCCAAAGACCGATGGTACTAATGCAACCGGAACATGGGGCATTAGTATTACAGGTAATAGCAATATTGCTAATACAGCCAATAGTGTAGCCGGCGCCAATGTTAGTGGTCAAGTAAATTATGCCGCAGTTGCTAACTTTGTAGTTGGTGCTAATGTATCAGGTGCAGTGGCGTATGCAACAACAGCCAACGCAGTAGCAGGTGCTAATGTAAGCGGTACTGTAGCTAATGCAACATATGCAGTAACAGCTGGAACAGCAAATAGCGTAGCCGGCGCTAATGTCACAGGTGCAGTTGCATATGCAACAACAGCTAACTCAGTAGCAGGTGCTAATGTAAGCGGTACTGTAGCAAGTGCAACAGTTGCTGCCTCAGCCAATGCAGTAGCCGGCGCCAATGTCACAGGTGCAGTTGCATTTGCAACGACAGCTAATAGTGTAGCAGGTGCCAATGTAAGTGGACAAGTATCATTTGCGGCAACAGCTAACAGTGTAGCGGGAGCTAATGTATCGGGGCAAGTAGGTAATGCATTAGTAGCAGGCACAGTCTATACAAATAGTCAACCTAACATTACTAGTGTTGGTACACTAACTGGATTTACTAGTAACGGTGTGGTTAATTTTGCCAACACAAGCAATGTCACACTTGGCGCAGTAGCTAATTTACACATTTCTGGTGGTAGTGCTAACAATATTCTACTAACAAATGGTTCTGGTAACTTATCATGGGCTAGCATAAGCACAGTTAACGGGGTAGGTGGCAATCAACTTGTATTTGTATTGAATGCTCAACAAAGTATTGGTAATGCTAAAAATACATTGCTCAGTTTATTTGGATTAACAAATGGTGTTACACTAGCATCAAACACTCGCTATCAATATGAAATATTATTCAATTCACAATGTAGCAAGGCAGGTGTATTAAGTTATGCATTAGCATTGGGTAGTGGTGTAGCAGTAGCGCAACATAATTATAATGTAATATCTAATAAAACTACAGCTATTGATGCATATTCTGCTGGTATTACCATGATGAGTCAAAATGCTACTGGCGCCGCAATCACTACGGCACAGACTGTAGCAGATACTGCTACATTTACTCATAATATAATACAGGGCACGATAGATGTTACTACTGGCGGTAATGTTAACTTTATGGTAAGTCAGGATCAAAACACTCCTGTAACTTGGACTATAAATGCAGGGTCGTATGTTAGATTAATGCCATTAGGTGCGATAGGTGCTAACACATCAGCCGGCACTTGGTCTTAATTATAAACAGGTTATTAACCAAATAAATACTCATTATGAGTAATTCACCATCACTAGTAAAGAATCCTTATACTAAAACAGTTTTTAAAACTGATAAAGAACTACAGGATTTTATCAAATGCTGTGACCCAATTAATGGTTATCTATATTTTATGGATAACTTCTTCTACATACAACACCCCACAAGAGGTAGTATGTTGTATCACCCTTGGCCTTATCAGGAACGATTGATTGATACATATCATAGATATCGTTACTCTATCTCATTGATGCCACGACAATCAGGTAAGTCAACTAGTGCCGCAGGATACTTACTGTGGTACGCCATGTTTGTGCCAGACAGTACTATCTTAGTTGCGGCACACAAGTATACAGGTGCACAAGAGATTATGCAACGTATTCGCTATGCATATGAAAACTGTCCTGATCATATTAAAGCAGGTGTAACAACATACAACAAAGGCTCATTAGACTTTGAGAATGGTAGTCGTATTGTATCAGCAACAACTACTGAAAATACAGGTCGTGGTATGTCTATTACACTATTATATCTGGACGAATTTGCGTTCGTTAGACCAAGTATCGCTAAAGAATTCTGGACATCTATTACTCCTACATTGAGTACTGGTGGTAAAGCGATTATCACAAGTACACCAAACAGCGATGAGGATCAGTTTGCCTTCATTTGGAAAAGTGCTAACAAGACGGAAGATGATTTTGGTAACACAACAGAACTAGGTATAAACGGGTTTAGGGCATATAGAGCATATTGGAATGAACAACCAGGACGAGACCAAAAGTGGGCTGATGAAATGAAAGCACAGCTTGGTGAGGATCGTTTCAACCGAGAGATTGGTTGTGAATTCATTATTGCTGATGAGACATTGATTAATCCAAATACATTATTAATGATGGAAGGTATAGAACCTGTAAGTCGCATAGGTCAAGTTCGTTGGTATGAGAAGCCAAAGAAAGGTAATATCTATTGTGTGGGATTAGATCCAAGTCTTGGTACAGGTGGTGATCCGGCAGCTATACAAATCTTTGAAGCAAATACAACTACCCAGGTTGGTGAATGGAAACATAACAAAACTGATATCCCAAACCAAATCAAACTACTAGCACAAATAAACAAATATATAGCAGAATGTACCAACGAACCCAATAGTATCTATTACAGTATTGAATGTAATGGCATCGGTGAAGCCGCTATCGTATCACTAAATGAATATGGGGAAAGCAATATCCCGGGTATCTTTATTAGTGAAGCAGGTAAAGGCCGTAGAGGATTCAACACAACAAATAAAAGCAAATTAGCAAGCTGTGCTAAGTTCAAAACATTGGTTGAAAGTAAAAAAATGACTGTAAATAGTCGTAGTCTTATAAGTGAATTAAAAGCGTTTGTAGCACATGGTGGTAGTTATGCCGCCAAAATTGGTGATACGGACGATTTGATAATGGCTAGTTTGTTGGTAACACGTATGTTACAGCATTTAAGTGATTATCATGTTAATTTAGAGACACAGATACGTGACCACGATGAATATCTAGCTCCGTTGCCCTTCTTTGCGGTCATAAGCTAAGACATAAAAGATAAATACAATATGGCTAAAAATCAAGAATCAATTAACCGCTCATTATTTGAGTTATTACGTAGTAGAGGTTATGCTCCTACATTATTAGATACTTCTGGTAAGGAAATTCCAGTTCCAGAAGAAGCAGAAGTCTTTCAGTTTAAATTTACTAAAGACGGTGAAGAATATGGCACGGTAACAGCATCTATTGATGGATTACACAAGTTAATAATCTATTTTGGTGATGATGTTGCTAATAGTGAGAAAGAAGATAATGGTGGAGATGATTCATGGTATAAACTATTAAATCATTTAAAGCGTTTTGCACAGCAACACCAATTGAGTTTTGAAGTTAAAAACAGAGACCATTTAAAATATGATATGGCAAAAAGGGAACATATGAAAAAGCAAGAAAGAATATCAGAAGGCTATTATCCAATGGGTAAGAAAGCTAGTTATAATGACAATATTCCAACAGTTAAGATTGTTATTGAACACACTCGTCAAATTGAAGAAGGTGAACAGCGTTATCGTAATGTAAACCGTATCTTTTTGGAGAATACACAAGGTGAAAGAATTCTTGCTCCTACAACTAAACCAGGTGTTGCACAGATATATGCCCGTCATTTAGCTGAAGGTGGACTACCTCATGATGATCGTTGGAATCATATTGTTGGATTATGTGAAGAATATAATAAAATGTCTGGTTTTGTACGTGCTGTACGTAATAATCAGTTCAATGAATCAGCACAACAATTGGTTAACGAGGGTATTAACCACTATCAAAGTTTGCGTGAATCATTAAGCAAGATGCGCGGATCACGTGGTTACAATAGTTATTTTGAATCATATACTCCTCCATTAATGGAAGATGAAAGTGAAGAAAACAACTTAAATGAATTGTTTGTACAAGAAACATTAGATCCACGTATTGAAAGTGTAATGCCAATATTAAGTAAGTTACATAAAAAAGTAGCTGAGATGAAAGAAGTTAATGAATTAAGTGAATGGGCTGATAGTTTAAGTGAGGGTGACGGTGGTCAACAGGCTTTAAATCCAATTGGAATTCCTGAAGGTAAAGGGCCATTAGGTCAGGGCGATCTAGGCCTAGCACTCAAATCACTTGGTGGTAATTGGTCAGGCTGGCACAAAGAAAATTCACATGATCCTGACATAGAAGTGTATGAGTATGATGACGGTGAAGGTGGTTATTATGCTAGTGGTAGTATTGAGCATAACTGGAAGACTGGTGAAATTGAAGTTCATTACCATGATAGCGAAAATAATGTAGACGTTGATGATACATATCATTCTATAGGTGATGCTATGAAGGCATTGCGTGGTGGTAATAGTTATCCTAGTTGGGGTGGTAAAAAACCTAATTTTGATAGATTGGGTCAACGTAAACAACATGGGCCAGATGATTTACGTAAGACAGATAGAACAGGTCGTAAAGGTACACTAGCCGCTGGCCCTGCTAATCAGTTAAAACAAAACATTCAAGTGAGTAAAGGCAAACATGGTCCTAAAGGTGTGCTTCCTGAAGATGAAACAGTAGATGAAGGTATATTAGATACTGTTAAGAAAGTTGGTAGTAAAGTATTTGACAAATTAGGCGGTGGAAGTGAAGAGGACCTAATTAAGAAATTACAAAAGTCAGCCGGTGTTCCGCAGACTGGTAAAAAACCAGAACCAAAAGATAAACCAGTTGGTGAAGGGTTAGATGATGCAGAACAAGCCGATCAAAAAATCAATACACCTGCAGTACAACGTAAGGCTGCAGGAGGTGATTGGAAAGTCACTACACAAGATTTAGCTAAAGCAGATGAAAAGAATATGACAAGTCCAGCAGGTATGGCTGCATTGAAAAAACGCATGTCAACTCTTGAGGAAGAAGAAGTTGAAGAAAGCGGATTGCAAGCATACTTAGGTAATAAGAAGTATGGTAAAGATGGTATGGATGCACTACGTAAAGCCGGAAGTGAACATGCTAGCGAAAAGAAAATGCAAAATATTCGTGCCAAATATAGTAGTAAAGAAGAAGTTGCAGAAGATGAATTCGCAGGTGATTATGCTACTGGTGAAGCAGGACAATGGCGTAACAAAGGTCCTAAAGCAAATAAGCCAGCAACGATTGGTGATTTAGTTGGAGAAGGTGAAGAGAGTAATCCATTAGATCCATGGAAGCATGTAAATCCTAGAGTAGATAATCCAAAGATTAAAGGTACTGATAAACGTGCAAAATCTGCATATTATCCCACACCAAAACCTCCAGTTAAGAAGTTGGATACACCGTTAACTAATGAAACGGTAATTGAAGGTAGTGATGATTTAGCAAGAATATTAAATATTGCCGGAATTAAAAAATGAAAATTGCATCATTATTAAATGAAAAAAATAGCAATACTGTTAAAGGTTTGCCTATTGATAAAGATTTAATTCATAAAGCTAGGATGAAGTATCCTGGCTATGATGGTCAACAGGCATTAACATTGTATATTGCGGATCAGATGCGTGATCAGGAACAAACTGACACTACACAAAATAAATTAATTGATACTCAAAAACGTGAGAATGAACGACTAAGAGGTGCAGTACAATCACTTGGTCAAGAACTACAAGACTTTGAACAACAATCAATAGAAACCGATCGTGAAGTTGCTAGATTAAAACAGTTAAGCGGTGCATTAACTGCTGGCGGTGCTCAAACACAACAAAAAGCAAAAGTTAGTGCAGATGATTTAGAAAAATTACAAAAAGATTTGGAAATGTTGAAAACTAAACCTGGTATGGATCCAGAGAAGTTTAAAAATATAGAACTACAAATTAAACAAATTGCTAACAATCCTTCAGTTGATGATAAAGATTTAGCAAAAGTAAATTCGTTGATAATCACATTGAACAATCAAAAAACAGTTGGAGATGAATTATATAAAAAACTAGAAGACCAATTACGTAAAACTCAATCTGATTTGGATAAAAAAGAAGGCAGATTTGCAAAATATATTGAAAAGAAAAAAGGTGAAGTTGGTTCTATGCAACAAACACACGCCGGTGAAATTCAAAAATATGCAGAACTTATTAAAGGTTATCAAAAAGAAATTGATAACTTTGGTAATGAATTGAAAAAGATGGATAAAGAAAAAGGTATCATCTTACAATTAAGAGCCGGTGTGCAACAAGATGCAGAAGAAATTAATAATATGAAATCTGAAATCAGTGCAAAGCTTGATTTGATTAACGATGTAACTCGTAAATTAGCTGTTAATCCTGCACAAGCACAAAATGATTCAAGTATAGAACCTAGATCAGGCCCTGGACCTAATGCAGATGTATTAGGACAATTAGCTAAAGGTCCTGAATCAGAAAAGAATATCACTAAAGGTGCAGAAAATATGCTTGGTAGAAAATTAGCTGAGGGTGTGCAAGAGAAACCAATTAAGCCATTACAAAAATATGGTAATAAAGAATATGATGAATGGCTGTCAAAACATTTACCTGCATTGGTTAGAATATTTAAAAATAAATATTGGAGAGATTTGGAAAAAGCTGATAGACAATATTCAGATGAACAAATACATTACATCGTAGAAAAATATACTCCTATGCTATATAATCTAGCAGATGAAGATACACCACTAACAGCAGAACAAGTTAATAATTGGTTAGTAGTAGTTAAAAGTAAATTATGGGAAGAACCTGTAAGAAACCAACTTGATTTGTTTACTGAAGGATTAGATAAAACATATGCACGTATGTTGGACAATCTAATCGGTTTAGATTACATTAAAAAGGGTTAAAAACCTATATAAAAAATGTATTTACCCATAACAGGGATAAATACTATTGACATACAGAGATAGTCTGCTATACTATCTCTTGTGTTAGTCACTAATAGGTAGTGGCGAATATTAAAAAAGAGACCATCTCAATTTATAAGGAAATAAAATCATGGCATCATTAGCAGAAATTCGTGCCCGCATTGCGGCACAAGAAAATAAATCAAATTCTGGTTCAACACAGAAAACATCAGATAACTCTATCTACCCCCACTGGAACATGGACGAAGGCACAACAGCTACATTGCGTCTATTGCCTGATGCAGATAGCAATAACCCATACTTCTGGGTAGAACGACAAATTATTAAACTTCCATTCAATGGAGTTAAGGGTGATCCTAACGTTAAACGTATTGAAGTACAAGTACCTTGCGTTGAGATGTATGATCCAAAAGCACAATGCCCAATCTTAACTGAAGTTCGTCCTTGGTATAAAGATGAAAGCTTGAAAGAATTGGCAAACAAATACTGGAAGAAACGTAGTTATTTGTTCCAAGGTTTTGTTCGTCAAAACCCAATTGGTGAAGATAAAACACCAGCTAACCCGATTCGTAGATTTATTATTAGTCCACAAATCTTTACAATCATCAAATCTAGTTTGATGGATCCAGATATGGAAGAATTGCCAACAGACTTTATGCGTGGTCTTGATTTGAATAT